GAAAGATTTTTCTCAAAATGAAAAAATCCCGGAGCTATGTTCTGGGAGTTCGGGAGTTAGCGAGCCTCAGACAAAAAAAGGCGCTCGAAGAATCAAGTCCGAGCGCTTCAATCTAAACTTGAAATCACGGCCGACTTGCTCGGCAGAACATAATTTCAACTCAATTACTAAATGAAAACGGTATCTCTTTGTTTTAATTAAATAATTCTCAAATTTAGTTCTTCAGTTTTTGAATTGCCACGAATATTGCCACGAAAATTATGAGAAGCGTTGTTAAAAGAAAGAACGGTTACTTCTACTTCCGTAAAACTATACCGAAGGACGTAAAAGCTGAAAACTCGGCCAGAGATTTTCTAGTTTCGCTCGGAACTAAGTCAGTGACAGAGGCAATTATTAAAGCCTCTCCTCTGATACAATTAAGTAGTTACTTAGTTATGAATGCTAGAAAGGAAAACAAAAAAATTATGTTTCGACAAACATCAGCCAAAACAACTGACTTATGTCTGAACTTTATGGCAAGTGTAACAATCGGCGATATGAAAATGACTTTTGAGGGCGAAACTCAAGAAGTTGTCGGTGCTATCAAGGAGCTTAAACGGGAATCTAATTCCAAATCATCAACACAAACAATTGAAATCTTTGATTCCGAACTAATTCTTTCAAAAAAAAATGACTATTTAAAACATTTAAAGAAAATGAATTATTCTCCGCAAACAATAATGTCAATTGATTATTCTTTTAATGAATTTTCTATAATTATGGGAGAAAATCGTCTCTCAGACATTAACCAGAAATTCATTAAACAAGTAATAAGGATTATATTTGCTCTTCCTAATAGCTATGACAATAAACAAACCATTCAGACAATCTTAAAAGAAGGTAAACAGCCTAGAAGTTATAATACTTCTAAGAATCTCATTGCACGACTAAAAGGATATTTTAGTTATCTTGTTAATCAAGATTTGCTTGATAAAAACCCTATAACTTCAGATTTATATCCTCAGCCACCGAGATCAATGAACTCTAATAATTATGCAAATTTCACAAGAGGTGATCTACAAAAAATATTTTCAAATGAAATTATCGAAGGTTCTAAGTTTTTAAGCTATCATTATTGGTCATGTGTTTTGGCCTTATATACAGGCGCCAGAATCGCTGAAATTCTTCAGCTTCATCTAAATGATGTCGTTTTCAACGAAAATATTTCTTATATCAATATCAATAACTTAGATGACAAACTTATCAAGAACAAATCATCTATTAGAAAGATACCAATTCATCCCAAAATCTTAGAACTCGGATTTAAACAATTTTATGAACAAGTTAAATCAGAAGGGTACGAAAACTTATTTCCTGACAATTCTTCTTTATATATAAATCGACCATCCAATAATATTAGTGTTTGGTTTGGAAAATTTTTAAGAAAGTTAAACATTTCCCCCGATGGTACACGAAGAAAAGTTCTGCATAGCTTTAGACACACATTTATTACAGAATTACAACGATTAGATGCGCCCCTTGAAATAAGACAATCAATTGTCGGTCATTCTTCTGGAGTTATTACGATTGATGTTTATGGCGAGAAAACACAATTAGATAAGATGTATGAATGGATTAAGAAGATAGATTTTAATATAGATATCCCAACACTAAAAAATACTTCTTTTCACAAAAGAAAACGAAAAGAAGTATTTTCTAAATACAGTAAATAAAATTAACGGGGCTTTCGCCCCGTTTCCTTTATTTGCCTTTGCTTAGTTCTTCAAACAACGCCTGATTTTCTAAATTCAAGTTAATCATTGTTTTTTGAGACTGTTTTTTAAATTTCAAAAGCTCTTCATTCTGTTTAACCAAGTCTCGGTAATAATGAGAAACTTCAACTCTAAAGGCATTATTTAAAGTCTCTTTAGAAACGCAAATTCGATTATTGACTTCGTACTGAAATCTGACCGAAGAATACATTTCTTCTTTAACCCTTGCTTGAAAGTTTTCAACCAGCAAATACAAAGCTAAGTTAAATAAAACGACGAAGCTCCAATATTTAATATCACCGCAAAATATAAGCGAAGCAATTATAAATATCAAAAGCATTCTTTTGCTGATTTTTAAATTTCTTTCAATTGCAAGAAGCGCTTGAACTTCGTTGCTGAATTCTTTCTTCTCTTCGGGTTCTTTCTTTTCTTCTTTTTCCATTAAGCGCTCTTAATAGCTGACTATTTAAATCAAAACTTAAAAATTTCTTCCGTCTTAAGAACATCAGTTTTGACTTCTGGCCATACCAGCTTGATAACTTCTCTCTTAGCTTCAATGAAATTCTTCAAATCTTGATCATCATAATCAAGGTTGTTGAAATCGAAAGCTCGTCGATAGACCTTTAAATATGAATCTTTCAATTTTTCAAATGCTAAATCAAACTTCATTCGATTTTCAAACGCATTTCCGCCTCTCTTTAGGGCGTTAGTTCCGACATAAAAACGAGCAAGATCGGAACACTTAAAAATGAACAAAGTCTTTCCAAGATAATCAAAATCAAATTCTTTGACTTCTCGGTTAAATTTGTTTTCCATGTTCCATTTGTCTAAATCCTCTGGGCGATAACCAACTTTATTCTTGATAATCACTTTAGAAGGAAAGCCGTCAGACATCATCTTTCTGTAAAAAGTAGCACGACTTACACCAAGATATTCGGCAGAGTCTTTAATAGAAAGAACTTCGGGGATTTCCGTTTTTTTATTCATATTTTCTCCTGTGTCAAGCACTCTTAATCGCTGATTGAAGTTGTTCTTTTACACGCTCTAAAGAATCGGCTTCTGTTTTATCGGTTCTGAATTCAACAAATCTCGGTAAGAACAGAGAGTATTTTTCGCCCTCTTCTTTCGGCTCCATGATGTTGTTGAACCGAACGGTAATGACGTTTCCAATTAAACCTTCTCGGTTTTCGTGAATGAGCCGTCGTGTTGCGTCATCAAAACCCGAGACGGAAACCTGAAGCAATTCATCGCTTGTTTCTGCTACTACTGAACCGACTGAATCTTCGTACTTGCCCTTTCCTTCTTCGTAACCGACGATCTTTAAGTCGCAGTCAACAACGAGCTTCATTTTGATCTGACACTTAGAGGTGCCGTCTTTCCATGTTCCGTCGAAAGTTTTGAGAATTGCACCTTCTTTGCCTTGCTTGAGCATACTGGAATAGAACTCTTGAGCTTCGGCAAAGTTATGTACTTTTTTGGTAGGCACAATCTGAAGATGTCTTACAAAGTGATTAGCTTTATCTTCAGAGTCATGCTCGAATGGTAATTCGGTAAGATAAGCAAGAGCCGCCTTATATTCGGCAGTCATCTTCAAGAAACGGTCTTTATAGCCGATCTTGCATTCAATCCCCTCAATCGCATAATCAAGCGGTACAGAATCCCAAATGACAATTCGAGCGTAATACTCTTTCGGCATTGCTGTTCCAGAGAGAACAGAATTCAAAATGCCATTACCTTCTTCTCTTGGTAGAACTGTATCGTCTTTTTCATTGAAGACAAGCAACTCTCCATGAGACTGAGAGTCTTTAACAAGACCGAGCATCAGAACTTCTTGAGGGACGTCGGGAAACAAAAGCTCGTACTTGAATCTATTGCCAGTACGGGAATACATCTCAAGACCCTTGTCGGTGTTGTTCACGTTAATAAACATACCGTCGCATTTTTCTTGAGCAATGACGCCCTGACCCCAATTGATCTTTTCAAAAGGAACCTGAGACGGAAGACTGCAACGCATATAAGGAATAATTGAAACTGCGTGGGCTTTCACTTTATTCAATGTTTTTGCTCCGACTCCGACGCGCAAGTCTTTATCTACAATTCCTTTTAAGATTCTCTGAGCTTCTTTTGAACTGCCCCAATAAAGGGCAGAGAAAAGTTTTACTCCATCTTCAGTGTTTAAATTGATTTCACCGCTGTTAATTTTCGAACAAATATCGTCAATAGAATAACCACGAACCTTATCTGATTCTTCTTCGGGAATTAAATGTTCAGAGACGTTGTAATAGTTGAAGAACGGATTTAAAGACAGATTAAAAACCTGCCACAACGGTAAATAACCGTAATTATCTTTCAAAATCTCTTCTTTAACTTTTCTTGAGCCATTTTCTGCCAATGAATCAAAAATCTGATTGATTTTCAAAACATCGCTGTCTGTAATCTTAGTGACGTTTTCCATTTTCTTTTTTCTCCCTTTTTTCTGCTTTTCTCAATTCTTGAAATATCATTCTTGATTCCCAGCTTGATCTGTCAAAACCGCAGTAAGAAATGATGCCGTATTCACTTGGGGTGTGGTCGTTAAATTCTCGATCTATCTTCTGATTTATCGACTCGCCGTCAAATTTGATGTTGTCGAAATTCATAATTACCTTCATGAGTAGTTAACTACTTATATTTTAGTTTAAAGAAAGCAGGAATTTGATTGCTGACAATCTGTTGATAGGTACTGCCTCCCAAAACGCTTTGATGACTTCTTCGGGCTTGCATTCGTTAGGATCTCGATCTTTCGGTAAAGTAGCCACACGTACCGTCAGTCCTAGCTTTGCGACCTCTAAAGCGGCTTTTACGGCGTCTTTTAAAGCCTCAGTTTCTCCGTCCCACATGAACGTACAGACTTTAAGTCCTTTATCGCGCAGTTTTTTGAGGTAATCGATCTGACCGCCCGCACTTAATGAGATGTGTTTGCCGAATGAAGCGACTGGAAGAACTTTGTTCAGTGCAGTTTCTTTCTTGAAAGCCTGTCTGATTGCAATGCAGTCGAAAACTCCTTCGCCGATCACAATCTGATCGTGACCGTCAAAATTCCAGCCGTTGTAAAAGAGCGTTCCAGTTGCGTTTAGTCCAGGCGGAAACAAATAACGTTTCTCACTTTCGCCCGTGTAGTCTCGACCTTGGAAAGTAACGGTTTTCCCGTCGATGTCGAAAATCGGGATAATGATTCTTCCTGAATAGTCTTGATAACCGATGTTGCCGTCATGCTTACGGTATTGAAAATATCCCGTTACGCAGTCTCCGAGCTTGAAGTATTCAATCGACTCGAAAGTGATGTTTCGATCAAAGAGATATTTGGCGCTTCTAAAACCACTGCCGTGCTTTCTTATAGCATCTGCAATGTCAATCATCTCTGGCATGAAGAACCGAGTGTTTTCAAAGACGTTCTCTTGAGCGTGATTAACTTCCCTCTTCGGTCTCCAACCTGTTTCTTCAGAGACAGCTTTAATGTGTTCGACAATCTGTCGCTTTGAAAGGTTTCCTAGAAAAGCAGAGATAAACTTCCATTTGTTGAACTTCGCCTGACAATCTCCGTGAAAGCAGTTACCAAGCCCCGTCTCAGCGTTCAAATAGACTTTCCAATTTCCGCCCCCGCATACAGGGCAAGTCTTTACGTTTAATTGAACGCCATGCGAACCTGTTGTCTTGCGGTACTGAATCCCTTCTCTATCGAGCCAATACTCAATGTCGAGAGATTCAATCGCTTCAGCTAATTCACTGTTGGGCATTTTTCATCGCCTCTTTCAAAAGCAAGAACGCAGAAGACGAGCCTTTGAACATCTTCTTTTCGTCTGGATGACCGACGAGTTCGGGATGATCTTTCAGATAATCTTCTTTTGCGTCATCGAAAAATTCTCTGCACAACGCTGATAAATCTTTTGTCGAAACATCAGAATGCTTAGAGAGAACCGAGTAAGCTCGATTCAACGTAAAGTAGCGTGCAAAGTCTTTTCTGACTCTTTCAATCTCTTTTTCTTCGTCGGTGATTTCAGCACTTCTTCTTGCAGAATATCCTTCGATACATTCAGTGAACTCTTTTGTCTTCCATTTGATTAGAGGGAGAAGTTTGGAACCTTCCCAATCAACGTTATGAAGAACGTAACCTTCGAGAGAACCGTCAACTGACAGTTTGCTTTTCTTGGGCAATTTATCAATGTCGATTTCATAAAAACGACTTACTGCTCGATTGTCCCAAAGCGGGTCTTTTTTGCCAATGATTGGTACAAAATACTGCTGAGTATCAATGTTGGTTCTTGTGTGATACCAATGAGCATATTTAAAAAGTTGTTCAATTGTGCAGTCAATCCAACGATCTAAAGTCGCATAGAAGTAGCTAAGTCCAAACAGTCTGATCTGAGGGGTCTTATCACCGTACCAAATTCGGTGAAGAAGTTTGCTGTTGACTAGCTCGCCATAGATGACAATCTCTTGAAAGTCTCGGTTAATGTCATGCCGAAGAGCGTCACGAATGAAATTCAAGAACGGCTCGATCTTCTTCATTGCGATCTTGACATCTGCATTCTCAGAAAAATCTCCTCCGTTTCTTGAGCGAACAACCCAGCTTTCATGCCAATTCATCTCGTCAATAACTTCCCGCTTATTGCAGATGCAGACGTTACAGCCGTCCAATTTTTCAGTTACGTAGAAAAGATCGCATTCGACATCGTTCAAAATGTCTTTATCAATACGCTCGTAGTTCTCGATTGATCTCCATTTATGAAACATAAACAAGCTCCTTTAAGGTTAAGTTTCTTTGGTCTCTGGAATGCCCGATTCATCTCCTTCCCCAATACTCTTAAGGTCTGCTACCGATGAAGAGGTTTCTCCCTCCCAGCCGATAATTCCTGAAATGAACTGCATCTTGGGAATGTCTTGTTTGATCTTTAATGTCATGCCAGATTCTTGGTTTCGACTTGCAACAAAGTACAGTCGTGCTTCGCCTTTCAGTCTTTCTTCTTTAGACGCATTGATTGAAATCACAATGTCGGCAGTGCGTATCTTGTTAAAGTCTTCCGCCACGTGCGTCATCTCAGCAACTTTCGCTTTTGCGCCCTCTCGGTTCGTCTGAGTTGCGGTCAAAATAGCGCAGTTGTACTCAAAAGCTAAAGCTCTCAGATCGACGTAAATCTGTCTGAAGTTTTCAATCTGATTAGGTGACTTGACTTCAGGCGCCATAAGATCAGCGTAGTCAACGCAGATCAAGTCATATTGAACGCCTTTGGTTCTAGCCGATTCAAGATAGCGTCTTAAATTTGAAACTTTTAAAGAACCCGACGGGTATTCTTTGATATGCAATAAGCCCATTCCTTTTGAAGGTGAAATTTTTTCACCATCTCTTTTAGCTCTTTCTTTCTCTTTTTCTGCCTCTTCTTTTAATCTTTCGGCTAAAGATTCAATCTTGCTCTTAATTTCTTTAGACTTAGCATTCAACTCTCGCATCTGAGTATCTGTAATGCAGGCATCTAAACGTGAAGAAACAATGTCAGTTGCGACCTCAAGTGTTACGTATAAGACGTTATAACTATGCATTAAGGCGCCCTTTGCGAAGTAAATGCAAGCCATCGACTTACCGCCCTTAGCGGGAGCCATAATCAAAGACAATTCTTTTCTGCCCCAGCCTTTACGGTAAAGTTTTTCATCAAGTTGCCTACAACCAGTAGTAACGCCTCTCGGGGGCAAAAATCCCGCTGATTCACGGTCGCGAACCTGAGTTCGAGCGTCGATTTCAGCGAAATAGTCGTAAACGGAAGAATCATCTTCTGCTCCGACAGAAAGAGAGTCTCTCAGGTTCTTCTCGATCTTTTCCCAATCTCGTTTTTCAATGAGATCGACCGATTTCATAATGGCGCAAGTCACTGCACTGCTTCGGGCAAATTCTGAAAGATGCTCGATTATCGGTTCTGCTGGAGGTAATACTGTTGAGTTGGTGTAGATCGTTTTAAGAGCGGAGCCGATTTCGGCTAATTCGGGATCGGAAAAAATCTTCGCCTTTCGATAGTCTTTTAAAACAACCGCCAGCATTGAATAATCAAGCGGGGCTTTGTACTTAGCGTAGTAATCCTTTGCAATTTTGCACAACGCCGCATCCACTGTCGAATCGAAGTGTTGCGGGTACAGCAGACTATCGGCGCGACGCATGAAATTGATGTCACGTAAGGCTAGCGTCACTAAAGCTCGTTGAAACGGTGCTTCAAAATCATACTTCAGCGGTTTGCCGTCCGCTGATGTTGTTGGGATTGAAGGGGCATTCATTATTTTTCTCTTTTTTTTGATGACAGACATTATAACTTAAGTATGTAACTACTTATTACCTATACAAATGTCCTCTGAGCGTTTTGTACTATCGTTAACCCGAATTCTTGTATTGCTCGCTCAATTCTCAGCGCATTGTGCTTGTACATAATTGTTCCAAGCACCAGCTCTCTTTGAAAATCCGAGACAGTTCTTTTGACACGAGTAATCAAGTAATTTTCATAAGCAATTTGGTCTTTGTCTTCTATGAACCTTTCGGGCGTATAAAACGAGTCTTTTGCGTAGAAGGTCTCGTCTCCCAGCCAAAAATCATTTTTGATCGCCAACATGAGATCTTTATCTTTGGTTAATTCCAAAAACTGAGCAGGTCTCGGGTAATACTTTCCTTCAAGTTTATGTAGTTCTTTAAGACACCCTTCTAAAACCTCTAAAAACGCTCTATATTCGCATCCGATAGAGTCTGCACGTCTTCTTAGCTGATTAACGCAAACGCTCTCCCTAGACGCTAGAAAGTCGGTTCTTGCGCCCTTCCGATAGCGCATTGAGGCTTTCCCTTCTGTAAACTCTAACCAACGCACCGCAAGCTCTTTGTACTGACCCCAAAAGTAGTAGTCAGCTTGAATGGGATGAAGCCGACGGTAGTCATACCATTTGGAGCGAAACAAAGCCGACTCATTTGCTCTTTGAAGGGGCGTGAAATTTGACAACATTAAGACTTCACATTCTTCGAGGGATTTATCCATTCCGAAGGTTGTCTGCAACCAAGTAGGAAATAAAGTTTGAATCATTGCTTATCACTCCTAGTCTCAACTATTTATGTTTTCTTAAATTAAGTAATTTCTTATTTATATATATTATAGGTTGAGAGCTTCGTTGAGAGTTTTTGAAAAATAAACCCGCCTAGCTGAATGCTGGCGGGGTGATAAACTCTGTTGCGGTTTACAAACTTAAGTTTTTAATGTGGTTTTGAAAGAACCGACTAAACGGGCTTTTCTCGTCTGTTAGACGGTCTTCTGCGGTTTTTACCTCTTCTGCTATCACCTCTTTCGCGGTTGTTTCGCAAGCCCAACCACCTAAAGGCGGGTCGTAAGGATTGGGAGGGGTAGCAGGAGTATATGGAGAAACAGGAGCATCCTTGCGTTCGTAGAAGCGCTTGTACTCTTTCAGAGGGCGTTTGTTCTCTTTTGGTTTCTCGTAAGCCTCCACGATTTCCTGCACTAAGCCAGACCGAACGATGTCTTCTTTCTTAAACTCAATGATCTTAACGCTCGGGATGTAGCTTAAACGTTCAATAGCGTCGGTTAAGCCCGACTCACCTCTAATGTCCTGCTGAGACGTATCGCCATTAACTACTACCGTGCAGTTTTCGCCAATTCGAGTCAAAAACATCTTCATCTGTGTCGGAGAAGTGTTCTGGGCTTCATCCAAAATTACAAAGCAATTCCGAAACGTCGTCCCGCGAAGATACGCCAGTGGTATCGCTTTGATCTTGCCCGCTTTAATCATGTACTCGGCTTTACCTTTGCCAAGACGTTCATAGAGAACCTGCTTAAAAGGCTGAAGATAAGGCTCAAACTTTTCTTCAATTTCGCCTGGAAGAAAGCCTAAGCTCTCGCCCGCTTCAACTGCGGGTCGTGTAAGAATAATCCCCTCTGTTCTGTCGTTTAACAATGCTTGTGCGGCCAAAGCTGTAGCCAGCCAAGTTTTCCCCGTGCCAGCAGAACCCGTTGCAAAAATCAGCTTGAAGTTTTTAATAGCGTTGATGTAACGCTTTTGAGTCTCGGTTTTGCCTTCAATCGGTTTAACGTCAGGTCTGCCAAGGTCTTCTATCGACGGTTGTTCTTTTCTTCTTGTCATTATTAGTATTGAGGTTCGGTTGCAAAATCACGCTGATAAAACTTACCGCCAGCCATAGCAAAATCAGTGACGGGGATGTACTCGAAGTTTGTCGCTTTGGTCTGAGTGTCGATATGCACCAGTCCAAAACCTAATCCCCAGCGTTCTCCTTCACAATAGCTTGCGCTTCGTTTGTGTCCACAACCCAGTTGATGCCACTCGAATGTGCCATATGTCGGAGAAAACGAACTCCAAACTATGTGTTTATGGTGATGCCCGTGACATCCTGGCATCCCCATATTCCGAGCTTGAGGAAGGTGATGTACTAAGAAACTGTCGTAATAAACCTTGTAGTTATTCGCAACCTCTTTTTCTTCATCACGTTTGCTCCAAGCTCGTAAATCTGCTTTAGCAATGTAATTGACTTCGTACTTATCAAGTCCGAGGAGCTTCGGAATAGTAAAACCGTGAAGATCGGACAGCACTGCTCTTAATGCAGGCGTAGCTTCTGCCAGATGTTTGATTAAACGGCAGTTGCCCGTAAAATTCACTACTCCGTTACGTCGTGTAATCAAAGTACCGTCGATAGTTTGAACAGCAACAACGGTCTGCCTGTCAGCTTCTTCAATGTTGACTGTCGCTCTGGAAGTTGTTGTGTTTGTAAAAAGAACCAAACACCAATTCTTTTTAAATCCTTTGCTTTCCCACACTTCTTTGTAAACGCAAGGAACGCCGTTGAAGATGTAAGACAACTGAAGAGCTTCGGCAATCTTAGGGTCATTAACAATCAGACGTCTTCCGTGTTTAGAAGGCTTTTCTTCAAGATGCTCTTCTGCAAGTTTTAACTGTCTCGGAGTGAGTTTGGACAGAATCAAGAAGTCAACCTTTCTTTTGCCAGTGACCATAGCAACGATGGCTTCGTCAGGAACCAACTCATTAAAGGACAAATTCAGAGAATTTGTTTTACGGTTTTGAAGAACATTCTTTGAAATGAAGTTCTTAACTGGCTGAAGTTTGCCGTCAATATAGATGTTATGAGACTTTGAAATCAGCTCATTAGCCAATGTCCCCGTGACGTGAACACACTGCACAAGTTTCATTCCCGCTAATGCTTTCGGATGATCAAAGTGAAGTTGATCTTTTTCTTCAGAATGAACGAAACTTGCCACCTTCATGTCATAACGAAGATCGGGAGCCTTAACCCAGCCATGATCTGTCAGAACTTCAGTATCGAGAGAGACGCATTCGTGATTTCCTTCGATTAGATCTATCTGAGAATTTGGAGCGACTTTGCGCATTGGCTCAAGAATGTTCTTATGCACAAACTCGATTCTGTTCACAACGTCCCATTCTCTAGGGTCAACCGTGTACTTCCCAAATTCAGGAAGATCAAAGAGGTCTCCCGCAAGGCAGATGACATCGGGTTGTGCTCGTTTTGCAACGTCTAAGAACGTTCTTAAAAAGAACTTATCGCACTCAATATCGTGAAAGTCAGAACCCACGAGAATCGTTTTAAATCGATTGTTATTGGGTTTGAGGTACTTACCTTCGTAGCTCTTTCTTTCTTCGTTAAAAGCGCTGTATGAGTCTCTTGAAGCGTGTCTAGCGATGTCTTTTTCTAACTGCTGTTGGGCGCGGGTAAGAGTCAGCCTTGCTTGGCGTTTGAATTCATCAAACGTGCCGAAGTAACGGTTCCAAGTAGAGTCCGAAGTGTAAGTTTCGTTTCGATAGAAGGTGCGGGTGATGAACTTGTCGTAGTTCTCTTCTTGGAGCTTTTGAAGCTCTGCGATGCAGTCTTCTTTTGTGTAATTCTCTCTGAAGATTGTTTCTTCTTCAGTTAAAGGAACTTTGCCTCGATTGATAAGCTCAATTCCTTCTTCGCGAGCTTTCTTTGCTCTTTTTCTGACCGTTCGTTCGTTAATGCCGAAGTGATTGGCAACGTCAATGTTTCTGGGAAATTTCTTAAGGTCGTTGTAAACCTTCGCAAATTCTTGAAGTTTCTCGTTCATGTTTTTCTAATTCTTCAAGCCAAAATTTTGCAAGTTCTTCTCTTGTTTTGTAATAGAAACAGTCGATTTCATGCGTATTAGAGGTATAGCAACCGCCACCACAAGATGGGTAAGTCTTGCAGTTTCGGCAGTCTGTTGTGCTTGAAAATCGGCCCAAGTCGAAACTAATTGGCTTTGGTGGGATGAAGTCGGGGTTGAAAATGTTGCCCGTGATGTTTTCTGGACTGTTGTTATGGTGACAGTTGTAAGTATTGCCGAACAGGTCAATTGAAAGAATATGATTGTTAACACAAGGATTGGGCTTGATTCCCTTGTACTTTAAGTCTTTCCGATAACGGTAAAGAAACTGAGCGATAACTGCCTGACAAAATGGGTCTTTTTTGATGTTTGCAATCTCATAAATGTGAATCATCGACGCAAAGTAATCACAAAGATCAGCTTCGGTCATCCAGTAATCGGAATGACAGCCGTCGTTGGCTTTAATCATGTCAAAGCCAATCGGAGGTCTTTTGCCCATCAAATCAGAGATTCTCTCGTAATCATCTCTTAACTCAAGTGGGCTGACTCTTTTGTGATGAATCAGCGCCTCAATGGAGAAGTGATTGAGCTTGCCGATCAATCTCCATTTATCGTCGGTAATTCTTCCGTCATGGAAAGAAACGACAGTAAAGATGTCTGAATGATTATTGCAAAAATCAACGTACTCTCTGCTAATTAGTGTACCGTTGGTTGTAATACGGTGTTTTTTGGCGCCGACAAACGGAGCAATTCTCTGATAAACCGTCTTGATTCTCTTCCAGTACAACATAGGTTCTCCGCCCCAATAATGTACGGAAGAGAATTTCTTACCAGTGCGGTCAAGGTAATCCCAAAAGTTCCAAATGAACTCATTAAGGTCAGCTTTTTTGTTGACCTTATAAGTCGAATCTTGTTGCAGACAATAACCGCACTTGAGGTTACAGGCCGAACCAAACAGAATGTTTAGGGGTTGGAAAGAACTTTTATCTGACATTCGGCTTTATCTGTGTACCACTTTGTGTTGAGCTTAATGCGCATGATGTCCCCGTCTTCAAGGTCTAAGGCACGAACCTTGAAAGAACCTTTGCCGTCACGAATCTTGACTCTCTTATGAGGAGCATAGCCATCAACCGCTTCGACAACCAAACCGTCCCAGTTAACACCAGTGATCTTGTTGTCGGTGTTGCCTTGGTAGAACTGAACGTGAATTGTGACCAACTCATTCGGTTTGCAATGGTCGGGAGCGGTCATTCGCGGAAGAATGTTGAGATAACGGGATGCTCCGACTTTATCGTTTACAAAGTCAGCAGGGGTTGTTTCTTCATCAATTCTCAGCTTGGTAATGATCTTGCCGTCGGGCTTTGTAGCAAAGCTCATAGCGCATTCATCGACATTGTCTTTCTTGTCTCGGCAAAAGACTTGACCGAGCGTTGTTCTGCCAAGATATTGAGCCTGATAAGCTGTTCTAAATCTTGAAATAAAAGATTCTTTCTGAGTATCCACGACAGTCAAAACACCCTCATCTTTTTTAACGACGAAAGCGAGGTTGCCCATCGGAAGCCAAGACTTGCGAAGCAAGTGAGTGTTCTTATCGAACACTTCTTCCAGCAAAATGAAATAGCGCACGCCATCAATCTCGAAAGTGAAATTCACTTCTTGCAGATTTTGTTGAGCTTTGTTGCTTGCTAACTGCAAAGTAGAGTGAAGAAGATTGATGTTATGAGCGGGTTTCTTTACTAAGACTTTCTGCATCTCTTCGGGGAGCTTAGTAATTGGCTCCAAAACTCTCATAGCAAGACGTGTTTTGTCTGCCGCATAGTTTGTGACGTCGAAGGGAAAAATCTTTGAAATTATGTGTCTTCTAGGTCTTTCTTGCATTTTATTCTGAGCAGTTGTCGTCACTGCAATTGCAGTCGCAATTGCAATCACATTTGCAGTTGAAGCGGTAGTCTTCTTTAACAACAGAGTGCGAATGAGCAACTTTTACCAGCGCTTTAAGAATTGTGTTGATGCTGTAGTTACCGTTTCCACCAAGCTCTGGAACGGTATTTATGTAAATTCTCGTTCTTGTGCCTGCGTAATCTCCGCTACCGCCAGCGTTTCTGTAGTAATCGTAGGTATCGCTACTTACTCCGCTTAAGAGGTGATCTCTTGTAGTCGTCTGTCTCGGAGTAACAAAAACGTTGTAGTTCAGAGAGTCAACACCTTGAATTGTGGCGCTTTGAGAAGTTGTTGAGTTAGCGTTAATGACGTTGACTCTTCCGTCACCCGCAATCTTCACGAACTCAGTTGCAGAGAACCCACCAATCTTTTCGGCATTTAAGCCTTTATTTAAAACGCCGTTATTGAGCGGAATTTGGTTTGCTCCGTTGCCAGCATGGTAACCGTCAAGCTGATCAGCGTTCAATGCAGTGTTGACCGTGCCATTGCTAACGGGAACTTGGTTAGCCGCATTTCCTGCATGGTAGCCATCAATCATATCTGCATTGAGATTAGTGTTAACAGTACCGTTGCTGACAGAAATCTGACCTGATTCATTGCCAGCGCGATAGCCACCGACTTTCTCAGCGTTCATACCCTTAATAACTTCGCCCGTCGGAGAACCAGCAAAGACTCTGTTCCAATCAGACCAATCTCCGCCAGCTTGGTGACGAATCATCATCAAACCGCTCGTAAAACCAAAAGCAATCTGAGTTGCAAAGCCGTCGGAGTTACCGTGTCTGAACTGAATAACGCGCCACTGAGTATCACCTTCGGGAGCATTGAGCATATTGGTTCCTTCGTAGAAACCAGTCGGCATTTTGTCCCAGAGATTCAAGTCTTTGGCTGTATAGTCGATTGCATTGCCCTCACCACCCTCAATGTGTCTGAATTCACCATTAAGGTCGGCGATTAAAACCCATCCAGTTTTGGGATTGTTGACATCAACCAACTGATAGAGCTTTTTCTCGTCGGTGCGATAACAAAGCATTCCCTCAACGATGTTTGCTGAAGGAAAAGACGTACCTGCGCTACAAGAAAGAGCCGTCTTGTCATTGTTTAAAATCGGCTGAAGAGAATCCCGAATCTTTTGTGTGCTCGGTATCTCTGTATATCGTTGTACCATTGTTATCCTTATTGTCGGCAAACGGACGGGGCGTAAAACGCCCCTTCTTGATTATTTAGACTCTTCTTCGTCTAAGTGGCACTTCTTTTCGTCGAAGTATTTTCTTTCCTCGAACTCACCTTGTTTGCCGATGTTGTAAGAAGAGACGGGACGGTGATAACCCATCACACGACTCCACACCTCACAAGGTTGACGTTCTTCGTCTTTCAGTTCGATTTCTTGTTCTTCTTTTTGGTTTTCCATTTAGTTTTTCTCCTTTGGTTTGTTATTTACCAGTCCCAACCTTCTGACATTTCAGCAGTGCCTTTTTCTTTTTAGCTACTAATTCATCATCACAAAGCGGGCAGAACTTGTGCTCGCCAGCGATGTATCCGTGTTTCGGACAGATCGAGAACGTCGGAGTAATCGTGATGTACGGCAGTTTGAAGTGTGTCAGCGCACGTTTCACAAGCTCCTTACAAGCGTGAGAGGTAGAGATTCTTTCGCCCATGTAAAGGTGAAGAACAGTACCGCCCGTGTACTTTCTCTGAAGATCGTCCTGCATTTCAAGCGCTTCAAACGGGTCATCCGTAAAGCCGACAGGGAGCTGAGAGCTGTTGGTGTAATAGTTGTTCTTCGTTGTTCCAGCTTGAATAATGTCAGGCCAACGCTTCTTGTCTTCCTTAGCAAAGCGATAAGTTGTGCCTTCAGCAGGTGTTGCTTCAAGGTTGTACAGATTGCCCGTTTCTTCCTGATATTCAACCATCTTGGCCCGAACGTGATCTAAGAATTCGATAGCAAACGCATGGCCTTCTTCACTTGTAATGTCGAACTTATCGTTTGTGAAGTTTCTAATCATCTCATTGATGCCATTGACACCAATGGTCGAGAAATGGTTTCTCAGTGTGCCAAGATAGCGCTTTGTGAATGGGAAAAGACCTTGATCCATGTGCTTCTGCACTTCTTTGCGCTTAATCTCAAGACTTGTTTTAGCAAGACCCATAAGGTAATCAAGACGCTTATAGAGACCTTCTTTGTCGCCCTTAAAGACATATCCAAGTCGAGCGCAATTGATTGTGACAACGCCAACTGAGCCAGTCTGTTCAGCAGAACCGAAGAGGCCGTTGCCACGCTTAAGAAGTTCTCTCAAGTCCAACTGAAGCCTACAGCACATAGAGCGAATCTGATTAGGTTTAAGTTCGGAATTGATGAAGTTCTGGAAGTAAGGCAAACCGTACTTGGCAGTCATCTCGAAAAGAAGCTCTGAATTGGCGGAGTCCCAGTCGAAGTCTTTGCTAATGTTGTAAGTGGGAATGGGGAATGTGAAGATACGTCCATGAGCATCGCCTGCAATCATTACTTCCATGTAGGCTTTGTTAATCATGTCCATTTCTTTCTGAAGGTCGCCATATTTGAAATCAACTTCTTTTCCGCCAATCAGAGGAATATCGTTACGAATGTCTTCAGGACAATGAATATCGAAAGTCAGGTTCGTGAATGGAGTTTGAGTGTTGCCAGAGAGGAAAACGTTACCGTCTTTGTCTCTGAAAATCACTGTACCGTGCGTCACGGACGGACACCAAACTTCGCATTCTTCTTCGATCTCAACACATTCTTTGACTTCGATAAGATCGACTTTTCTAAGTTTCACATATCGAGTTTTGCCGTCCAAATAAATGTAAGACGTGGAGCCAGCATTAATAGCAATGTGCTGAAGACCCTTGCAAATGCAGTCGGTATCAAATTGAAGTCTCAGCTTTTCTTCATCACCGTCATGCTTTGCCCATGTCTCTAAGAAGAGTCGAGATTGATGTTCGTTCATGTGAAGGAACTTCTCTTCGATCTTGTTCTTATGACCGACGAGTTTTTCGATTCTTCTTGCGTCTTCGCCATAGAACACGTAGCGGCAAAGTTCGTCGCTAAATTCAGTGGGTTTGGCCGTCTTCGTGTACTTTAGACGAAGCTCTTCGCAAAGCCCTTCAAACCATTCGGGGGCTTGGCGCTTAGTAGATTTATAGTAGGTGACTTTATGAAGAGAATCACCTCTGTAGTCAAACGAGCCGTCGCAATACATAGCAGACGCAAACATGACTTCGGCGTCCGAAACGTCCGTATAAAGCACGCTTGTGTTCTTCAACACGTTCGTGTTGGTCAGCTTAACGGGGAATTTGACCGTCAGTCCTTCGTTGAATCTGTTCTTTACTTCTTCAGCCAGAGCAATCTTACATTCATCAAGTTTTTTGTTGGCTGTCGTTGTGATGCAACGGTGATTGTCAGTCACGTACTGCTCATAGCCATAATGACTGTTTTTGAAAGCAATCATCTTTCGTTTAGCTTTGGCCTTATGAACGATCGTATTGATGTTGGAGAGCCTTAATTCGCCCTTTTCTCCGACAGAATAAACAACGTCGGTTTTCTTGAGCGAATAAACAGACTTCCATCCGTCGAGCGTGAGAATCTCCGTAGTCGTCGGAACGCAACCCCATCTGCTTGGAACATTCAGGTTATAGATAAACTCCTGAATACGCTGTTTGAGTTCTTCGTAAGAGAGCTTATCGACACGTACAAACGGTGCTAAATAAGTATCGAAAGAGCTAAAGGCTTGAGCGCCAGCCCATTCGTTCTGAAGACTTCCTAAGAAGTTGACCATCTGCAAAAGAGCAGAAGAAACGTGCTTCGGAGGATTGCTTTCTACTTTGTTTGCGACGCCGTTAAAACCTTCGTTAAGCAACGATCTCAAAGACCAGCCAGCACAATAGCCAGAGAGCATATCCAAGTCATGAATGTGGTAGTCGCCGTTTCTATGAGCAACTCCGACTTCTTCGGGATAAACGTTATTAAGCCAATAGTTGGCAGTGATCTTACCGCTGATGTTGAGAATCATTCCGCCAAGAGAATATCCCTGATTGGCATTGGCTTTTACACGCCAGTCATCTTGTCGGAGATATTCATTCATCGACTTTTCAACGTCGATAAGTGCCTTTTTGGTTTCTCGGCTTTTGCGTCTGTCTTCTCGATAAAGCGTATAGGCTTTGTAGCTCTTTTCAAAGGCTGTATCGAACAAGACGTTTTCAACAATATCCTGCACGTCTTCGACAGAGACGGCTCTGCCTTTCTTCGCATTGATACGAGGAAGAACCATAGAGTTGACAAGCTCTTTTGATACCTGAGTATCAAATTCGCCTGTTGCAGACCCTGCTTTTGATATTGCTATGACAATTTTCTCGGGATTAAACGGCTCGATACTGCCGTCTCTTTTGATAATTGAGGTAATCATTGAATGGGTGTAATTGTTTTAATGTCTGCTTGAAAAAGTAAGAACCAAACGGCTTTAAACAAAGCCATGTGGTAAACGTAATCGTTGTGGCAGAAAGCACATTGATTTAAAGGACATCCGCCCTTACAGAACTGAACAACTGGACAAGTCTGACAGTCTCGTTTGTTGAACTTCTTTGTCCAGTGAATAAAATTCACCGACTTGATGTTGTTGTAATCGTTCAATTCGCCGATCTTCTGAGAGATGTGCGTGAAGTTCTGACAGGAAATGACATTTCCTTTTAGGTCAACGACCAACACATCTGAATTAGGCGCCTCACATTTAGCTCGAATGGCCGATAACGGTCTTCTTTGAGCTAATGCAGTCAGAACCTTCTGAGCTTCTTTAACTAGATTTCCGAAGTCTTCCTGATTGTGAACAAGAACGTACTTCACATCGTTTTCAAACGTGTCGATGTCTTCTTGTCTGAAGAGGTCTTCTTCTCGGCTTGGTTGAACAATGCCTTCAAAGCCGAAAGAGGCTTTAGCTGAAAAATGCCGTTGAAAAAATTCGGGAATGTTGGATATATCGCAGTTAGCACGAGTAATCACAACATTGAAACCGAATTTCAGACCTGCTTTGTGCAGTTGTTCCTTGGCATAGAGCCAAATGAGTTTTGTTTCTGTCTTGTAAAGCGGGTCAAGACCGTCACGAAGCTCATAGCCTTGAGCGTCGTGGGAGATAATGAAAGAAACTTTGTTTTCAACAAGCCAATCAACGATCTCTTTGGTCAGCAAAGTACCATTGGAGATCATGTGAAATTCTTGCGTCGGATAAAGTTTTCTCAGCTCAGGAACGAGCTTTCTTAAGGTCTTGATATAGACAAGAGGCTCACCGCCCCAAAACTCAATGCGTCCGTTGGGTTTAATTGAAAGTTCTTCTCGACGGAGAGAAGCAATGAACGATTCAACATCGCCCAAAGAATCGTCCTTAGATAGACTCCTAGACTCAGCTTGGGAGCAATAAGAACAATTAAGGTTGCATTTCAAACCCAACTGAACTTTGAGCTTTGATAAGACTCTTGTCTTTGAAACTGGAAAGCCTGTAAATGGCTTAAACTGCTTTTGCGGTATGTCTAAGGGTTCCGCTATATCAATCAGACGGTTCTCGGCGTCAAAAATTTCGTTTGTTTCGTTGTTGTAGTAATGGGCGACATCTTCTTTATCGAGAACCGATTGGCTGATTATTTTGAAAAGCATCTTTATTTATAAGTAAGTAACTAACTACTATTATAAACAATAAACGCCATTGGTCAATGGGTTGTCAGTTTTATGAGTAAAGTTATTTACTTAATTTTGTCGGCTCGTTTTTGAAGTTCAAATGCTTCATAAGCCTGTCCTGCAAGTTCAGATAGTCCGACTGCCACTTCTCGACATTCATTAAGGTCTCTAAGGCAGGTTTCTCGATCTTTATTTGATTGCAGTCTGGATAAGGCGGACAGTTGGTTGCGCATCCTGTCATTAGCGGAAGTAATATCAGCGACATCACGCCGAGCTTGAGCCAATTCTTTGTTGAGCACTTCATATCGTTCTTTTTCTTTTGTGAAGTCTTCATAAAACTTTTTGGCATTGGTTTGAGCTTGAATTTGAAGCTCTTGAGCGTGTTCTTTTTGAAGATCGGCAATTTCAGCCTGATAGTACGAACACGTAGCAAACCAAGTAACCAAACTAACGAGAATTGCCGATATCCACTGCATTGGAGAGTCTCTTCTTGTTTTCGTCTATGAGCTTGCCGTTCTGATCAATCTGCCGATAATTGAATTCAACCAAGTTTTTATTGACTTCGACTTTTTGAGTAAGCTCTTTGAGTTCGTTTTTGATTATATTTTGATAAGAGTTTCTCTGCTTCTCTAAAGAGTTCTTGTGCTCTTCGGTGATCTGAAGCATCATGCGGGCGTTTTCATGCGACAGCTTTTTCATATCAACTTTGCACTTTGAAACTTCAAGAGCAACCGAGTACCAGCCGAGCAGATACCCAAATCCAACAAAGATAAAAATCTGAATGATTTTCAACGTTCTGTCTGCAACGTCTTTTCTGAAATCATTAGACTGATACCATTCGATAAAACGTTCAATAAATCTAGGGCTATTCATGTTAGTCCTCCTTCAAAAACAACTTTCTTTCTGCATTTCTCCGTCTAACTAATCCATCAGAAATTTTTCCGCCCGCTCTTCTCCAATTCAAAAAAGCGTCTGCTGAGTTTTGATATTCTTGTTTGTTCAAATAAGCTACTGCGTCTGAGTTTTTTGCATTAGTAACGCCAATATTGAAAGCCAAAGAAAGTAGTGCAATGAATTGATTTTTTGTAACTGGAACTTTAATTGCAGGCGCTAAACCGCGAGCATGAGAATGAAGATCAAGGTGAAAAAGACGAGTGGCCTCTTCGTTGGTAATAACATCGCCCTCTTTCACATCTTTTGTGTGTCCCACGCCGATTGTCCATTTACCCGCAGAACATTTGTAGGCTTTGAGTCTTCTACCTTCAAACTCTTCAATAAAATCTGCGGCTAATTCTGGCGACCAAACTGAAAAAGGTTTAATTATCATTTTTTGTAGATTTATCAAAGCGTTGAAAGACAACACCGAGAGACTCAGTGCCGAAGTAAGAAGCAACTCCAGCTAAACCGAGTGCTACCAAATCGTCAATGCTGAGTCCCTTGCAGATGAAATAAATAACAATGCAAGCGAAAGCGGAAGAAAAGGCCTTGGCAAGCAATTCAAGCAGAGTAAATTTTCTTCGAGTACGGGGGTTGCGCTGTAGTTCTTTTCTGTAGTCCTCGATATAGCGGATTATTCCTCCTACTAAGCCGAGTCCAGTTAGAAAAGCCCAGAACGCAAGGCCCCAGTTTTCAGGGTCTTTATCGGGCATTTTTAGTCCTTGTAATAGTTGTTATTACCCAGTTCTCTGAGGGAATTGTTATTGATAATCTTTGGGTAAATGAGCCTTTTTCTTTTCGCTTAGAAAGGCTTCCATACAATGATTAGGTTGCCAGAAGAAAATGTGGTCGATTATCCAGCGAGGCCATTTTCTTGTACCGTCAACAGAGTGTCTATAAGCACGAGCGGAAAGTGTTTCGTCAGCCATTCCGCCCAGCAATGTGTTAATTAACTGATCGAATGCTATGGCGACTTGTTGAAATTTTGGTAGTTGCATAAGTTTGTTTATTAAGATTTTGATTTTTGATATGCAAAACAACGTCAAAATTGAGAAACTTCAGCCTAAAGACAAACGCTCGGTCTTTCTTTTCTATGGCGTTAAGTCTAATCGTCATGTTTGTAGTCAATTCTTGACAAACTTTCTTAGAAGTCAAAACGACTTTAAAGATCAATTAGTTCCGCATGACATTCGATCTATCGGGCGCACTTGGATGACTGATCAAGAGATTTCTTACGAAGTTGCAGAAGCCTGTTTGTCTCATGTTGCGGGGGACACTGTTTCTCGGGCTTATCAAAGAAGCGATTATTACGAAACAAGAAAAGAAGTTATGCAACGTTGGAGCGACTATATTGTCTCTTGTGCTCCGAGTTCTCTAAATCTTTCTTCAAACTCCGATGGTCATTGATGTTTGAAGAATTTTTCCGAAAAATTCGTTTGTGCCGAGAACAGGGCTATTCCGAATATAGAATAGTTAATTTTGGAAGCTCCGAAAGCAACTCTTCTTCACTTGGAACGGCTCTTGTTCCAGACAAACATTCGTCTAAAATTTCATAGCCTTTTGCCCATACTGCCGAGCGCCACTCTCTAAATGCTTGCCCTTCGTTATCAAACTTAGCTATTCCTGTATTAACGTAAGAACAAACCGACAGACAAGAATCGTAATTCAGTTTTTGAGCTTCGTTGTCGAGCAAATCTTGTACTGCTTTAGTTAATCTTGCTTGAATCTCTGAATTTATCTCTTCTTGAGTAGGCTCGGGCGGAACGTAGGGTTTGAACGTGCCGTCTTCATTCCGAAGGTATTCTTGACCGTCAACATTTCCTAAAAGAAGCTGATACTCTGTTTCGGAAATTTCTAGAAATCCTTGCTCAAGCAAAGAGACAATTTCTTCTTCTGTTTTTTTCTTCTTTGACATACGTATCGTTACGTCTGCCATTTTCATCAAATTTTATTAAGTAATTCATAATGTTAGTTTAAAAACAAGACACGTGATAACTCAACAGGTTTCACAATAGTGTGGGGCATTTATAACGGCACAGGCAACGGAAATGAACAACAAAATTGCCCTTTTTCTTTTCCAAGAAGTTTAAGTTGTCGCGGGATTCACACCTCGCCAATTAACTCTGATTCCAATTTCACCGTCTATGATTGCGGTTTTCAACCTTATCAATGGAATAATTCTCAATTTTGGGTAGTACAACAAAATTATGGTGGAGTGGCTTGGTTTACGAGATTTTTATGACAGACTTTGGATTTAGCTAAAGCCCACCGCAATATATTTACAGTTTCCGCTAGAGTTATGCGTGAACCCTGTATTTCCCAAATTATTTCCCCAACTGTAATTTCCAGAATCCCACGGGCCAAGCGTAACTGCTAAAACAGAACCAAAAGTTCTCGCAAAGCCAGCCCATGCACCTGGGCCGACTGTTCCCCAAACGATAGTAAACCCCGTTGAGTTATCACGTGCCCATCCATTACCGCCTCCAGAAACCGACCAATTCGATGTGTTATGTGTGACAGTGTCTTGAGTTGTAATAGAGAAAGTTGTGCCATTTCCTCTAGTGAATGTCACGGTTCTTCCGCTAACACTGACCGCTTTTATATAGTTGTCAGTAATTACCTGACCTGACCCGTCTTGTGTCGCTTTTGTAGCTGTATCTGCTGAACCTGCGGAAACAGCTTTTCCCGTGCTCGGCAAATAATCATGCGTATGATCGGAAGGGGAAGCTCCGATGTCAGCGGGAGTTAGCGTGATGTTTCCAGTTGCGTCTCGTTGTATATTATTTACAGAGATCGGAATGTCAATATTTCCCGTTGAATCAGGCTGTTGGTTATTGACGGTTTTTACCTTGCCCGCTTCTTCAATAAATGTGCTTAAATCAGTATCTCCAATTTTGAAAGCTGGCGCTTTTACAAAATTGTTTTCGCCCGTAATCACAATCGAGCCGTTAATGCTCCCACCTTCAGAACCTATCGTAACTTTATTCAGTACGTTCTTAATGGCGGTTTTAATTTCTGTTTTTGTTTTCTTTGGCATTTCTAATTCTTATTATTTTGTGGCAATTTCAAACTGCCTATACTTTGCCTAAACCCATTTACTGAAAATGCTTGTACAATAACCTTCGTCTGATGATTTAACTCTTAATCTAAAGACGATAATCTTGAAAAAGTTTTTGCCCCGATTGCTAATATCGTGAACTCCCGTTAGTGAGTTGTTTCGAAACTCGGTATTGCAGTCGGGGCAATTCTTTTATAATTCTGCCCCGAAGTTTGAAAAGTCCGTCTTCAACTTATTTGAACTTCATCAGAGAAGGGAGTGAATAACCCTTCTCTTTTCTTATGTCAAAGACCATTGAGTGACTAAGCGGTTATTCTTGCTACTCCAAATTCGTGCGTTGCCCCCCGCTTCATCAAGATGAAAATCTGGCAGATCATCTCTACTGCCCTTCAAGACAATTTCTCCGCCCTCACCACCGTGTCTGTTAACGACAATTAACTGAGTTTGCGTCGTGCCATTTAAGTACGTGGTGCCGTTAATCGTGAAGTCGGAATTGACTCTACCCGCTCCGTTTATCCAAGTTGTTCCGTTTACTGATAAATCTTTTTGGGCGACAGTCGGGCCATTAAACCAAGCTGTTCCAACAACTGATAAATCATCGGAAATTGAAACTTGTTTAAACGAAACTACCCCCCCCCACTTCAGCTTTCTTTTCGAGTGAGGTTTTGATTAAGTCGATACAGTCTTTTAAAGTCTTTGTCATTTACCAAAAACCACAATGTTTAATTCTCTAGGCGCAACTGCCAATACTTCATTTGTTGTGCAATCAAAACGAAAACCTGTAGGCTGAACATCAAAAACGCCCGTGTTTTCTCCACCCCAGCCACCCGTTTCAACGCTTATTAAAGGTTCGTATTCTGAAGAAGAATAAGGAGTTTCGAAAGAGATTAAAAAGGTTGCTCTGGCTTTTTTGTTATCGTCAGGATTAGGTCTCCAAGCAACAGAGGAAATATTGAAAGAGTCAGTACAAACAATATTTGTGACATTTACTGATTCTCCGCTTCCTGTTGCCGTGATCTTAAAACGACCACGGGCAATTATGCGTCCTCTACCTTCAATTTCGTTTATTTTGTTCTTGTTTTCGTTTATCTTTTCTTTGTTTGTCAACAAATTAGATACTAATTTTGTGCTGATGTCTTTCAAAGTTGTCATTCAATTCTTTCCCATATCGCATAAACTGCGAACGGAGGAAGATTGTTATGAGCTTGAGAACCACCAGTTGAAGCAGTTTGCAGATCTTTATTTGGGTCGCCAGCACCGCCGCCACCAGTGGTCGAACCGCCCAATCCTTGCCATGACAAACCATATCCGATTGTGCCAACGTTTAAGTCAACCTGCCAACCACCTTCGTGTTCATAAGCCCAATAAATACCTCTGTGGTTGTGTCTCGGCATTTCCTGCACTGTAAGGGTATGACTTTCTTCGCCACCAGTCTGACCGATGGGACGATTCTCAGAAGCTCCGTAAATAAATCTTCCTTCAATTCGCTTCCATTTAGAATACCCCCCCCCCGAATAGAATTACATCGGGGTTACGGTCATCACTAGTGAAGAAAAGCGAGCCAACGGGATGTACCGCAAGCAAAACTTCTCTGATTAGTTCTTTTAAATCTTTTTGTTCTGTCATCTAAGCTATTCGTTTCCAGATATTGGTAATATAGTAAGGAGGCATATTGTTGTGTGGTTGGGAACCACCGATTGCTTGATAAGGTTGATTAGTAGCAGGATTTTCGTAAGCCCAGTCTTTTTGGGTTGATTGAAATTTCAAAACCCAAGACCAATCGACTGTTCCGTTTGTTCCCAAATTTCCAGCAGATTCCCATTGAAGTCTGTGGTAGTGACTTGGCATTTCTTCTACACTTAGTGTATGAGAGTATTCACCGCCTCTTCCGCCTACCGTCTGTTCCATAGCAGGATTAGTATCTCTACCGAAGAGGAACGCCCCTTCTATACGAATCCATACCCCCCCCCCGAACACTTCAACAGGGTTGGTGTCGTTATCGCTAAAGTAGAAACTGCCAACTGGATGAGCGGCCAATATTGCTTCTTTGACCGATTTTTCTACTGCTTTATTGATTACTTCTTCTAAGTTCGTCATGCTGTTCTGCGCCAAATGAACACTGATCGGAAAGGGGGCATATTGTTGTGCGATTGGCCTCCGCCGACGTATTCGGTTGCGATATTGCAAGCTGTGTTGCTTGCATTTACCAACGCTTGCTTCCAAGCGTTAGTGGTGTTATTTACTCCGTTGCTATTAGCCGAGTAGTTATCATCCTTGTACACTCTGTGAGTATGTCTCGGCATATTCTCTATGGTTAAAGTGACATTCGCTTCTCCGCCCTCACTGCCTACTGGATAAGCCGAGCTTGCTCCGAGTAAAACTCTACCTTCGAGTTTAACCCAAGTGCTTACCCCCCCCCAGCCCAAGAATTTCAGCAGGATTTCTATCTTCTTCAGTAATAAAGTAGCTACCTACAGGATGCGCTTTCAATACTGCAACCTGACCTGCTTTTTCAATTAACTCTTTAATCGTTGCCATTTAGCTACCTGCTTTCGTTTCAGTCTCGGAAACAGTTTCTTCGCCTAAAGCAGATTCAAGACTTGCATAAGCCTCGTCAATCTGAGTCTGAAAGTCGTTCTTAGTCAAGTAAGTAGAAGTTGCTTCTGTCTTCTTCACATAGTTAGCTTCAACATCCGCTTTAAAAGCCTCAAAAGCCGTTTTTAGCGCTTGAAATTCGCTTTCATCAGCTTTCGTTTGAAGAACAACCTCATTAACCTCGTCAAACGCTTCTACAATCGCTTCACCGAGTTCGATGATGTCGTTATCAAGACTTTCGAGAATATCGACCCAAACGCCCTTTCTGCGTTGAAAGAGCCGTTGTAAGTCTGATCTGAAACAAAGCATTCCCTCTTTCAGATTTTCTTTGGGGAAAACAATTCCCGCACTGCACGTAATGCTTGCTTCATCATTGTGCAAAATTAACGGCAACGAGTCTTTTAACGGTGTCGTTAATTGAATTTCTTTATAACCTTGTGCCGCCATTTTCTACCTGTACTTTCTTGGGTCTGCCCCGTTTTATGTAGGTATTAGCCCACTTAACTTTCGCCCAAACGCCCTCATGGTTTTCAGAGTAGTAATAAGTAGAAGAACCGTTAATTGAGCCGTTCTGAAGATATTTTTCCCATGCTTCAATCTTGTAAAACTCAATGGGAGAGAGTTCGCTTAAAAGTTTTAATTCTTTTTTGTTTGCGAAAATGCAGGGTGTACATCCAACACGAGAAAAGCCCATTGCATACAACGGATTAGCTTCAATTCCGCTGTCTTTAATCTTTTTAAATACGTCTTCAACAGTCCAACTTAAAATCGGTCTTACGTCCCAAGCCCGAGCGCCTGTTTTTTTGTCTTCAATTCTCAACTCTCTTTCAGGATATTTTGCACGCTTTGTAGATTCATCTGCTCTTACGCCCGTCCAAACTTCAACAGACTCTCCGTTTTGAAGAAACTGCGCTATAAAATCATTTGCGGGTTTTTGTTTTAATTCTTTTGTGCAAAATCTGCTTGTAAAGCCAGGAAATCTACCGTTGACTAAGCAAAGGTCTAAGAACGCGCTACCTGTTGGTCTGATGTGTTTTGCAATCTCGGGATAATCTTTGAGCCTTTCAGCCTTTCTTTTCAGTTTTTCAGTGCTGTCTAATTTCAGTCTTACGATTTTTGAGAAACCTTTTGATTGAAAATAATCATCAAGATAATTCAAATACTCATAAGTCTTGTGATGCTCGTTACCCGTATCGCAAAAAATAAAAATTACATCCTCGGGTTTATTTTGCTCCATTGCAAGAAGAGCAACGGCTGTGCTGTCTTTCCCACCAGATACCGATATTATTTTTCTCATTTAGTATCCTGCCGCAGTCCAAGTGAACGTGCCTGTAGTTTTGTTTCCTTCAACGTCGTAGAGCATCACGGTAAAGCCAGTTGTGCTGACATTACTTACAATCGGACGAATGGCTTCTAAAGCATTTCCGCCACGCATTGTTACCGTCACTTCGGGAGCAATGCTGAATTCTCTTGAGAAGTGAACGGTTGCTCCGTAGTTCTTATCTGTAACGCTTGTTGAGCCTCGGTCGTAAACGTCATCAACGTCAATAGCCACATCAATTTGTTCTACCAACGCTCGGTCAGCAGTTGTGGCTTCTAAAGCCAGTCTGAAGAGCGCTTTTTGATACTCGTAGTCACCAGTGATGAATTCTCTAAATGTCGTATATCCGACATGACGGCCACCGTTGCGCATGAACTTATCAAGACTTTCTTTCGTCCAAATCCCTTCTTGAAAGAACAAGTCGGAAATAACACCTCGGGCTACTTCCTTAATCGCATCATAGAAATTGAGTGTCTGTGACTTATAGACATCAATGTCTTTTTCGATCTTTGTCTCTGCAACCGTGTAGTTCTCTGAGTAATTTCTAATCCAAGCGATCTGTCGATCACATTGATCGAGCACCCGCAATGCTTCAAGCACCGTGTGTTCAGCATCTTTTGCCAAATGTTCAGCAAAAAAGATTTTATCTTCAACATTTTTATTGAAGTCTTTGTTTACTTTTGTTTCTGCAACGGCAAAAACTTCCTTGATGTCTCTGTTAATAATCAGAGTCCTTTCAAGAAAGTCTTTTAATCCTATGGCTTCGTTGAACGGGAGTTCGATGTGTGCGGATTTAACTTCCAAGAATTTCAGAAGCTCCGTGATTCTTTGATCAATGTCAAAGCGGCATTTTTCAATTTGTACCGCTACAGCTTCATCAACGTCTGCTGTGTAGTTTGTGGGATGGTACCAAAGCCAATCTCGTTGGTCATCCCACGTGCCTAATCCTGAATTTTCACTAACCCACGTTCTGTATCTTATCGAAGTCGGAGATACAACGATGGTTGTCATTAGCTGGACGGCTGAGACATTGTGAAGGTAAATGTCATCTTGAGGGTATCATCTGCGCCCTTGTTGATGACGGGGAAAACAACTCGGTCAATCAAAATACCGCCAGTTTCCGCATTCTGTACGCTTGCTTCGGTAATCGCGCCTGTTGCTTCGCCCTTATTGAACGTCGTCACAAAAGTAAACGTCTTTGTGCCAGCAGTATGAGCATAAGTGGCCGCTTTTGCTTTCAACTGATTCTGCAAAGCAGTCTGAGTCACTGCTACAGCCGTTGTGCTCGTGCCTACAGCGATGTATCCCATGGCTGCGGGGCGGGCGGACACATTACCAATTGCGTTTGCAATAAAGTCAAACCCGACGTTAAGAATGGCGTTGTGCTTATGAACAACTTCGTAGGAACCGTCTGCTTTATAGAGTTCGGCTGTGAGAGAGCCTACTAATTTGAAGGAGTCTGATTTAATCATTTTATTATTATTTTTTAACCTGAAAAGTCTAACAAATTTTTGCTGTTTTGTCAAGTTGTTATTTCAGAATTCCCCACCAAAAGCATTTTCATTTCTCCCTGTGGAAATGCGGGTGTCGTTTTGAATTCAACTTGCTTGCCCAAAACACCGTAACCAAAGCCACGTGTAACGTTCGTTTGGTAGAAAGCAACGCAAAAGTAGTCGTTTTCTAAAAATTCAACTTCAAAGGAGATGTCTTTTGCATCGCTTGTCTGAAGATTCAAAGTCTTCTCTTCAGTGTTGTAGTAGAACTTGTACCAACCAGTGCCGTCTTGAGTTCGCATTGTCAGAATCTCAGCGCACTTATTGTGACCTTGGTCTTTTGCCTTAAACCAAAAACTGAATTTGAATTGTTCTGGAATATCAATGAGTTGCCAGCTTACTCCTGTTATAAGATTCATCGTTAATCCAGGCGCATATCTTGCAGGTTCATAGTGCGCTTGAGCCGATATTGCTTTTTTGCCCGAAAGCGTATCGGTTGTATTCTCAAGCGATATTCCTTCGTAGTCAGTAGAGCCTAACGGATACTCAAGGGCAATCTGTTTGTAAGCAACAATTCCGTCTTGGTCACCCTCAAGGTTCCAAGCACGTTCAGCGCCAGGAGCTTCAAAGTCGCAAGTTAAATCTTCCCAAGTCGTTGTATCTTCGCCAGTACAGGCAATCGTCGTTACCGAGGTTGAGAACGAATTGTGTGCATAATGCTTCTTGAAGAGGTCAACTGGGATGATGTATTCCGAACGCTTTCTATCATCATCCATGACAAGATCGTCACCTCGATCAGACATATACACTCGGTGATTAGAGAAGCCTAATCCACGTTCGTGCATTTCGATGATGATGTTCTTATCTTTGTCGTTGGTTACACCGATTTCATACCAGTCAGCAGACTCAGAATAAATTCCTGGCATACAGACTGCTTTAATCCAGAATTTTCTTCTTGTCTGTGCGCCAACCGGAATAGTCGCATGATTGAGTTTTGACTGACAAACAAGCGTAGAAGCCGTCCAGTTAATACCTTCTCGGATTTCATAGAAAGTAATATCTGTTTCGGGGTTACTATCCCACTTCAGCTCAAGACGCTCATTAGAACGCACGACTTGGAAGTTCTCAGGTGTAATCGGAGCATGAAGATCAAGTCGTGTCGTTGTGACGTGCTTAGAGAGACTGCCGTCAGAGTTAATCGCTCGAATGTGGTAGTAATAAATGCCAGCCTTGTCCTGATAATGAACAAAGGAGTTACCTGCGAAGTTCGTAATAATCGCTTCGCCAGCATCCCAAGAATCGCCAATTCTGATTTCATAGCCGAGAGCACCTTCAACAGGCGTCCAGTCAAGCTGTAAGTAAGTCGAGCGTTTTGTAATCGTGAAGTCTTGAATATCGTCAGGAGACGGCAAAGAATCTTCAGCGTCATAGTAAGTCTCAAGCTCAGTAGAAAGCGTACCAAGAACGCCTTTTGCGTAAATTTTGATGTGATAAAGGCCGTTCTGAGCGTTAGAGATCGTGTAGTACGGAGAGTTAACTTCTACCGTAGTCCATTCGTCTCCGTTACCGTCTTTGTCTTCGGTTCGATATTCGACAACCCAAGAAGCATTGTTCTTACCAGCCGTCCAAGAAAGCTCAAGATTGCCCGTTCTAATGCCTGTAGCTGACTTAGAAATAGAAACCGAGATGTTGAGGTTATTGGGCTTGCCAACATCATACGGGTCAATTTCAGAGGTATTGGGAAGTTGGATTTCCCAACCCTTCTCAATCAGATCGTACTTGCCCTTGTTGTAGCTAATACAATCAATGTTGAAGGTGCCCTTGTCTTCGCCCTGAGCGATGTTTACGACACGTGCAATCTGAGGTACGAGATTTTCTTCTTCGATAATCCAAATTGCATAGTCAACGGGAAGTTCGGGCAAAGGTTCGTCCCAAAAGACTTCGGCTCTTGGTTCGTCATCAGAGATTTTCAGAGTTCTTGTGACAAAAGTATTGTCAGGCATCCGAATAGAGATTTTCGGATTAGCGTCACCATTTAATTTTGTTACTGCGTCAAGAACGGCTGAAGTAGTTGTGCAAGACTTTAATCTTCCGCCAAGTCTTCTGCCAGCATGATATGGATCGTGAATCTTGATAATGTCGCCTGGAAGCACTAAAGCGGCATCCAAACCGACAGTAAACGAGATCATGTCGGATTCATACTGCTCAGTGTAGAGAATCCATTTACCAGCACGAATCGCTTGAGCACGGGAGGTACAGCCGAAAAGCGTTAATTCAGACTGTCTAACGCCCCATTTTTCAATCAATTCTCGATCTTCAACATACTCTACAACCTGTTTGTAGTTTTGATCGGGGTCGTTCCAAGTGATTAAAGCAACCGAATGATGCTCATTTCTGGAAGAACCAGCGTAACGAAACTCTCCGTTGACAACGTTTGCTTGAGTGAAAAGAACCGACGGCTCAGTAGGTTTGTCACAAGTAAAGTTAGCTTGACCCATTGCCCAATAGGTCATGCCTCTGAAGACAGAGGTAATGGAGTTGATCAACTCATAGGCTTCTGAACGCTCGGTAACCTGAGTGTTAATTGAGAATCGTTTTTCTTTCTTACCTAAGCCGTCATCAACTAATTCATCACAATAGCGACCAATTTCATAGAGCTTTGCTTTGTTGATCTGTTCAGGCTTAATGAATTCGCCCAAACCCCAACGAGTATTGGTCAGCAAGCCATAGAGAATCCAAGCGGGATTGTCGGTAACCTCCATCTTGAAGGTGCCGTCCCAAATTCCGTTATAAGTGTTGGTCTTCTTGTCATAGTTGCTCGGCACTTGAAGAATCAAGCCGTCAACGATGTAAGAGCGTGTCGGAATAGAAGAAAGATTCTCAGCCGTCGCAGAGATACCGATAATGGCAGAGTTCGGATAATTGAGCTTTGTTTCTGAAATCAGAAACATCGTTGTAAAGCTCAACGCCGCCACATAGTCATCATCCGCTTCAGGAGACAGCTTTGTCAGTCTGATTAACCAACGTTCTGGCGCTTTGCCCTTAGAATCCCGCTGAGGAAGGTTAAACGTGTAGCTTCTTTGATACTGAGAAGAAGTTTTGCCCTCAACCTTTTGCGTGCCGTAATCAACAAAGTCATCATTGTTGATGGCGATTTCAAATTTAAACTCAATCGAGGTTTTCTTTAGCCCGTTATCAACTCGATAAAGGTAAGGAATAGAAACCGCACAACGAACTTTGTCGGCGACGATTTCGGTAATTGAGCGAACAACGGGATAGCCGTTTTTAACTTCAGCACCGACTTCGATAGGGATAACGGTGTTCTCGTATCCCTGCATCATGTCCTGATAGGGCGTGCCTCTAGCTTCTTTTACATAAACATTGTCATAGTTAAAAGAGCCTGTTTGGTTCTGAAGGGGTACATCATCAAAGTAAATTGACTTCGCACCGTCAACAAGACCCCCGATCTGACCTTCGGAGATTAAGTCCAATACTTGAAGAGAAGCAATCGAGAAAAGAGTGTTTTTGTCGTTAGACGGTTTGTTACCTTTACTACCGCCACCAGCACCAGCTACATAATTTTTCATTTTCTGTCTTTGACCACTTCAACAATTCCAGGCTTGCCTGTTGGGGTAACGCTTTGATCTGAAACGTTAATAGAAGAACTGATAACGGCTGAACCGACCTTACAACGACCAAAAACTAAAGGAACTGGAACGCCCTGTCGGGTTGTGTTTTGAGCGCCATTGAAGTAGTAGGAAGTTTGATCGTCGTCGTCATTACTATTGTTTTTAACACGCCCCATAATGGCTGTGACGACGGTGCTTACCAGCATTCCCGCACCTGCAACCACCAAACCTTGTCCAATAGTCACCGCCCAAGCTCCCCATCCTAACGGGTTCCACCACATTAACGCCCCTACAACGACCATCGCCGCCCCAACAATGGCGCCCATAAATTTACCTGCGCCATAAACAGTCGGAACAAAATGAATCTCCTGAGCTTCTTTGTGCATAAGCATTGTCTTTTCGTCCAATGCTTCAATTCTTCCGTCTGCATATTTGCAGATAATCATGCACTTTTCATAGCGCTTCAGATTGTCTCGAATCCATTGTCCGAACCTTGGGATATTCGCTTGAATAAGCTGAAACGCTTCGGCGGGAGTGTGAATATCTAATGTCCATTCTCTACCGAAGTTTCTGCCCATTGCCCCCTCAAGATAGATTTTCGTTAACATCTTTGTGCCTCCAATGAGAAAGCGTGTGCATCTGCCAGTAAGAACCGCCGTAGATGTCAGTGTTGGACAAACGGCTGTTAATGTGATGAAGAATCTTGTCGTCTCCGACATAGATTGCTACATGATCAGCGCCATTCGTGCCCATCTGAATCAAGAAAATGTCGCCTTTCTTCGGCGTGCCGTTGATCTTCTGAAAACCGATCTCAGAGGCTTTGCGCTCAAAGTAGCCCTCTTCATTCATCCAAGGGTCTTCGTCCCGTTCCCATTCACCTAAGTCGATGTCGTATTCTTGCTTGTAGTAGTCTCTGAGGAGGGTATAGCAGTCAAACGTGCCATAGCAGTAATTTCTTCCGACCAAAGGCTGTACAAAACCAGAAGGTACAAGAACTTCAATGTTCTCACCAAAATAGATTTCACCTTTTTCATTCTTATGCACCTCTCCGATAAACCAAGTCATCTCGGTGTTTTCGCATCCTTGTTTGTCAGCGTCACTCGGTTTTGCGTCGGTGTTGCAGTGCGTGTGCCACGCTCCGATGATTTCTCCCTTGCAAAGCACTTCGGCGTATTCGGAGGCAGAGATTAAGAAGTTGTGTTCGGGTTCGCTAGAGATGTTCTTACATTCAACTGGAACGCCTTTCTTGCCTCTTTTGTAGATCAAACCGCAAGATTCTTTAGGGAAGTTTCTAATTCCCGCTTCTTTCATCAAATTAAAAAGTTCTTTTGTTACTTTCATTTAGCTTCTCGTTGCTCCAGGAAAACCGCCGAAGGGCAAAATGCACCCCTGACCGCCGTAGGAATACCAACGCACCTCACACGCTTTTAAAGTCTTAGGACACGTATCTTCTTTTGCGTTGGTTGTAAGTTTGTTGTTCTTGTCGTAAAAGGCGCCTTGATAATTACAATTACCGTCTCTGTAACGCCACTGACAAGAGTTTTGAATAATTTGTCTTCTCGGTAGTTTCACGCCTTGAAGGTCATAAGCGCTGGCCAATTCCCATTCAATCAAATACCGAGTTTCTGTAGTCTTTTTATCGACAAACCAAATATCAGTTGGGAACTCTTGCGTTGGGTCTGCCGAATCGTTCCCTTTCGGGAAATTATCTGCATCGAGGTAACGAGCGAAAGTTCTTCGTCTGACTAACTTTGCTCCGATTAAGTCATCGCACTCTCTAAGCAAAGCCGAAAAAATGCCGTTGACATTAGCAACCCTGAGCTTAGGCTTCGGAAGACTGCCTTGAGTATTGATGTCGAAACCTTCGGTTTCAATAGGAAGAGCAATATATTCTTTGCCCTTCCATTTCAAATTTGTGCTAAAACCTGATGTGCCACAATGAAAGCGAAACGGTTCCTCATTTGCTTCGGCATTCGGTAATGTAAGCTCGTACATCTCGATTAAAGCTGTAGGAGCTAAAGTCTGTTGTTCTGTTTGAATCGTCATTATTCAAATACCTGTTCAAATTTTGCAGACAGCTCAAACACGCCAAAACTCGTTTGCTTGCCAGACCATGACCGACAAACAAAACGAAGAGTTTCTCCCTCGGGCGTTTTCCATTCAAAAGTTTCAGAAGCACCTCGTTCTCTCAAAAACGTCTTAATTGCAGTGTGTTTTTCTAAGTTTGTGGTAAAAGTTACAGACCAATTTCGAGGAGTCGTGTTGATCAGGTAGCCAACACGAGCTTCGTAACCGTCACCAAATTTGGTGACGTTTACGAACGGTTGCTCCTCACAGGTTGCCCCTAAGTCGGGACTCCAAATAAATTTCGGATATTCCATTTATGCTCCCGCAAGCAGTCCGCCAGGACGAGACTGTGTGACGATTTCTTGTCGAACAAGTGCTTTAATTCGGTTGGCAAGTTTGGTCATGTCAGAATTATCTTTACTTGCCGAAGTTGCATCAGAAGATTGAGTTTCGGTCGAACCGTTATTGGTATTGCTTACATTGATAACAATGCTGATATTGTTTCCGCCAACCGATTCACCCGTGCCCGCACCTCTAAAAGAAACGGGAATTGAACGACCGTCAGGCAAGGGAACGTAGGCTTCAGGCATTGAACCCTCTCCAAACAATGCTAACTGCGGAGAATTTGCAATACCGCCGCTAGCATACTTACGAAGATCAAGCTCTCCGTTAGACGACATTACTCCGCCTTTTGCAAATCTCGTCCAAGCGGAACCGCTAAACGCGGCTTTTCCTGCTTCGGCAAAGTAATTGGCATTACTTGCGGCTGATACGTCTAACCCCGCTCCGCTTAAGCCAAAACTGCCACCTGCTGATGCTCCAATACCGCCGACTACAGCGCCAACAACACTGTTAATAATTCCGCCAACACCGCTTCCAGAAGAACCGCCAGACAGCGACATAATGAACTGGCCGATAGCTGTAGAAGCAGAGGAAAAAGCGTTCTTCAAACTTTCAATAGGGCTACCGCAAAACTCTAAGAAGCCATCAGAGAGCTTGCCCATGTTGTCTCCGAAGTTTCCAAAGAAGTTCTTTGTAGAACTCCAAAGACCGCCAATACCTTCAGAGAAAGATGTGGTGAAGCTGTTCCACCAAGAAGTCTGAGCATCACTTGAAGCGAATATTGCCGTGCCATCATTGATCGAACCTGAATAACCAATCTGTGCGCCCGTATCGTCCGACATTAGTGCGGAAGAATAGTCGTGCGTGTAGTAGGGGCTGTAATAAGCGTCGTATGGATTAAGCTGAGGCTTTCTAAGGTAGTTTCCAGCTAAAAAGTTTGCATAGAAACCGTTACCGAGCATGGCGTTTGCAGTGTTCCCAGCTTGATAAACGCCCGCTTTTTGTCTCATTGCTTCAACGTCATTGCCAAAGAATCCCGCGATTCCTTGATTCATCATGCCTGTGATCTGAGAAAGCAACGGGGCGAACGTACCTTGAAGAATCTGTCTTCTAATCAGTCTCAATAGGTTGTACGCATAATCACGCCAAGAATCAAGATTACCGTCGAGCATTTGCTCAGTCATATCGATGAACCCGTTCATCATCTCAGACTGAATTTCATCAAGAGATGTCGAAAGGTCAGTCCATTGAAGAACTAATCGCTGACCAGCAGTTGCATTATCTCTAAGCCACTTTTCTTGAGCCTCTGCATAACGATCATTGAAAGAATTTTCGAGATCAAGAATGGCCTTATTAGCCTTGTCAATCTCTTGCTTCTTCGCTTCTGCATTAAGACTCTTGTTGGCTTCGGTTGCCTTAATGACATCTCTTTGACGAAGAATCTCGGCATTTATATTCGCTCGATTTTCTTCCCACTCTCTATCAAAAGCAACTTTGCTAGCTTGTGTAGAGTTCAGACCGTAGCCCTCTCTCTCCTTTCGCATTTCAAGCGTGGCTTTTCTATTTTCTACCGCTTTTTGAAGCATTGCGGAGGAGCCAACGCTTAACTTGCCCAAAAGTGAATAGGCTTCGAGTTGTTCAAATTGCTTGGAAGACTTGTCGATTTGAGTAAGGGCTTTGGCAACAGCTCTATCGAAACTTGTTACAGCAGAAGGTAACTTTTCAGTACCGCCGTTTTCAAAGATAAAGGCGGCGTTTTCATAACTCTCCTCCGCTTGAGCTGTTTCTGTGGCAATCTTTGTAATTGCTTGATTCATTAACTTGCTTTGTTCCGCCAAACGCTTCATTTCGGCAAGTTCGATCAATGTCTTTTTAGTTACAGGGTCTTTTTTATTCCAATCAACATTATCTGCTGAAAGATCGCCTTTCTTTTTCAAATAAGGAGAGTCTTGCGGATTTTTGTTGCTTAAAGACAGACCGCCGTTCAGCAACTTAGCGAGAACAAAGGCTTTCGCATATTCCATGCCCTTCTTGCCTTGTCCCGCAAGCATAGAAGCAAGGTCAGCTTGATTTTCATCAATAGTCGCCTGAAGAGAATTAACGAATTTAACGTTTTGAGGAACGTAATAAGAAGGAGTTGTACCCGTTCCATTTTTAGGCTTTCCGTTATCAGCAAAACTAGTCGGGTCAATCGCATTAAGAAACTTTTTACCGTCTTTGGAAACAACTTTTGCTTTGTTTAAAGTTCCCTCTTCGACACTCTTCATCACGCTCGAAACATCGCCAAAAGCACCACCTTCGGCAAGGCCAAATGAATAATTTGCAACCCCGTTAGCGCTGGATGCAATTTCGGATTGTCCTTGAGCTTTAAACTGTTTAGCCACAAGGGCTTCAAGCATCTTGCCGAACTTCGCAATTGCTTCTTCACTGCCTTTAATCTCTTTACTAAGAGATTGGAAAGCTAGTTTTTCAGGCGCATAAATCTTTTCAAGAACGTCATCAATGCGTTTTAATTCTGCTTCTTTGCGGGCTTCGTCTTCTTTGTTTAATGCTTCATAGTGCTGTACTTGGTACTTATGCTCAAGAATGTTATCAACTTTGTACTTTCGACGACTTCCATCTTTGGACTTGTAGCCGAAGAAGTCGGTTTCAAAATCGGCTTTTTGTAATTTTGTCAATGCCTGTTCATAGATTTTTTGATAAACAGACATCATTTCAGCGATTTTATCGTTCGCCTTAGAAGCTACCGACTGATCAGGCAAAGCCCTTCCCTGTTCGTCTGTACGAATTCCTTTACCTGTCTTGCCCTGAGCAATAGCAAGCGTTTTGTTATTTGTTTCGACAGTCTTTGTTAGTTGTTCAATAGCTTGAGTCAAAGAAAGCGTATCAACATTGAATAAACCTTCTTTGGTAAAAGCGTCTGCTCCAAGTAAACCTTGGGCTTTTAACTGACTTAAAACACCCATTGCAGAATGCTGATTGCCGAATTCGTCAATAACGTCATCACTATATTGACCCTGATAACCTTCGGCTTTAAGAGTCTGCAAAACTGCTTTTGCGCCCTGCAAAAGTTGAGCATTGTTGTTCTGAGTCTGAACCATCTGCACGTAGGGCTTCTGAGCTTCAGACAGAATTTGAGCTTTGCCCATGCCGAGCTTATCTTTAAGCTCTTTTAATCTTTCTTCAATAATGTCTCCGAGCTTTTTAGTTTCTCCATCAACAGTAATGTTGATGTCAGAGAACCAACCCGCCACAATTGAAGCAAGGTCAAAGGCTAAGAAAGCTGTGCCGACGACAGGCAACATCTTTAAGAACAACCCGCCGATTTTGCCAACAATGCTTCCGATAGAAACAAATGTCTTTGTAAATTTAGTTGTGACCTTGTCGCAAAAACCGCTGACTGGCTGATAAGCCTTGTCAAAATAACCTACAGGGAACAAGTTGCCATTCGGCGGAGTAAGCGGGCTTAACGGCTTATTCGGACTCTTTGCGTGAGCCATTGTGTATGAACTTGGAATAACGCCGTCCATTTCAGAGGGTCTTTTCAAAACGCCCTTTAACTGCAAGTCAGCAACCGCCGCCTCATGCAATCTCTTAAAGCCCATAGCCACCAAACCAAGCGCTGGAACCATGCCTGTGATTGTGACAAGTAAGCCGTTCATCATGGCAAGCATGGGATGTTTTTCATTAAATTCAGCAATAGCAGTAATGAATTTAGAAACCGATCTTGTGATGTCGGCAAATTCAGCAACCAACGGCTTCATTGACTCGCCTAAACGGGTCATTGCGACTGTGAATTCCCGAGAAGCGACGCCCCAATTTCCCTTCGCATATTGCTCTTCGAGCCATTCCATAGGATTCATTTGGCGTTTAGAAGAGTCAATCGTGTATTGAGAACGCTTCAAGAAGAACGGGTTCATAAAGGTTGCCATAGCCGTCGTGGTACGATGCTGGAACCCCATCTGAGCGATTAAAGAAGTAATTGCTTTCTGCTCGTCAAGCGTGGTGACGTTCTTTAAACGACCATTTTGGGCGTCAATCTGATCATCTCGATAGAATCTTCGAGCTTTCTTTTCGTCAAATTTGCCGTTTCTGTCAAGGTATGTACCGCGCAAGAATGCGTCACGCATGGCGCCCATTGTCTTAACAGGGTTGTCCCACATACCCTGTTTGTCTTGGAAACCAGCTTTGGCAATTTCTTTATCAGCTCCGTTAAGAACCTCAATCGTCTGTTGAGCAATATTTTTAAAATCGCTCATTGCTTGGGTGAAAGTAATACCGCCTTGTGTTGCGACTTCACCAGATTCGGTATCAAGAAGACGATAAATCTTCCCGTCAGCTCCAATATTGAACAGTTCCGACATCATTTTCTTGGCATTGATAGATGTCGGCTTACCAGAAGCGGTTAACTGCAACATCTTGATCAAGTTACCGACCGTGGAGATGCCTGCGCCAGCTCCACCGCCACCACCGTGACCAGCCACCTTGATCTGTTCAGCAAAAGCGACAAGATTCAACAAGCCTTCATCAGACATCAAAGGAGCGCCTGGGCCAAGATTTCTCAGAATCGTTTCAAAGTCTTTAACAGTGACCTTACCGCCCGTAACGTTTTCGATCTGCCACAACGTTTTGAAGGTCTTCAACATTGCATCAGGATCAAGAGTTTGCTGTCGAGCTTCGACCACACCGAAGAAGTTCTTAATCACGTCAGAGATTGAGTCTGTGGTGTAGCCGAGCAATTTGCTACCCTGAGCGTAATGCACGGCTGTAGGAAGAACCTTCTTCAAGGCTTCGGGGTCAAAGTGACCCATAGAGGTCATGCCAGCAAGAGCTGCGTCTGTAGCTTCGGCTCGTGACAAAAGAGAATTCTTTTGAAGAATCTTATCAGCAATAAGATCAAATTGATAACGATCTTTTTTAGAAAGATTCCAAGTATCAACCTGAGATTCAATTTTTTGAAGTCTTTCAACGCTGTCAAAAACACCTCGGAGCATTCTTTCGCCCAAGAAAGCCCCGCCACCGAGCATAAGAGCGGTTTCCAGTCCACCGCTTCTTATTCCCATTAAACGAGTTGTTTCTCGATCTCTGCGTCTAGCATCACGCTCTGCGCTTCTGGCAGAACGTTTAATTTGAGTCTCTTGGTCTCTTCTCTTTTTTTCATCTAACTTGTCTTTATCAGCAAGAGAACGAGACTTGATATTTTCTTCACGCAGATTGGCGGCTGTAGCCAAGTTAATAAAATTCAGCCTTTCGGAGTCTTTGGCTACAAACCGATTTTTTACACGAACGACACCTCTGGAAGCTCTGGCAAGTTTTGCACCCAATGAATATTGTTCGGCATTTTCAGCCTTTCTTTGTTCAATCCAAAGATAGTTGTTTCGAAGTTCTTTTTCTGCGGCGGCTAGGTCTTTTTTGACTTGATAATACTCTGGCCCCTTTTTACGTCCTTTTGGAGAGCTTCTCAGAATTCCTGTCATTTTCTGACGAAGCTCAGGAATAACCTTGTTTTGAAGTCGTCTGGCAGAAGTTACAAGCTCAGAAATATCTCCATAAACTTGCAAGGCATCTTTTGCCCTTTGATCAACTTGCTTAAATTCTTTGCCAAACCCTCTTCCACGAGAAATTGATTTTGCGGTGCCCAAAGAAACACGATTTTGTTCTTTTGCAAGTCGATTTCCCAATCTATCTAAAATTTTAAGTTGCTTCTGGAAACCGTCGATAGACTTTACAAATTTAGAGGTAAAAATGAACTTGCCGTTCTTAGAGTCCTTTTCAATCCCATCTGCGATTTTGCTCCAAGTTCTGTCAAGATTTCCATGAAGCGTCTTGGCAAGTTTATTTTGAGCCGCATCTAATGGCTTGAGACTGTCAGCCATCGCTTTGCCAGTTCTTTGGCTGGCTATTTCAGCGTCATTAAACGCTTGCTCAACCTCGTGTATCTTGCGCTTTGTTGCATCAGCGTTTCTAAGAAACCGAGAGGTATCTAAACTTAAACTAACCGAAAGGGAGTCAATTATGCCAGTCATTTTACTTCTTATTCTTATTGTTTTGTCTGCGAATCGTGTTTTTCAGTTCATCGAACTGAGAGCGATTTAACCTTTCACCCATTGGGTCAAATTTAATCTTCTGCGTCTCGCCAATTTGCATTTCAAGGCTTTCACGCAACTTCTTGACCCCTTCTCCTCCTGCCATTCCTGTAGCTACCGCCACGTGCTGAAGACTGAGGTTTCTGACATCAAACGACGCTTGTATGCGGTCGATATTTGAACTTAACGTCCAAAAAAAACGAATCGGTACAGAAAGTAACTCTCTATAGCCGATTCCATAAAAGTGCATAACCCGACAAAAGAAGTATCCAAAGTCGATACTTTCGATTGTCGGTGGTGTTACTTTCCCTCTGCTGTTGCCTCTTCAGTAGCGGAAGATTCTTGAGGTTTAGCAGAACCTTCTAACTCTTCGTCGGGGATGTCGTTGCGAATGAATCGGACAATCGTGCCGAGCTGTTCGATCGTTGCTTCCATCAACACTTCTTCTGGAAGATCAGGAATGAACTTGCTAATCAGAGTCGTCATGGCTTTGATCTGATCTTGAAGCGTTTCAACGTTTGCGTTTTGCTTTTCAAATTCTGCAATTTCCAAGAACAATTTAACGGTTGTTTCGGAAACTTTGTAAGTCTTGCCGTTCAGCGTAATAGAACGGTTTTCAAGGGGAGCGATGGTGTCAATGTTTAAGAGTTTTGTCATTGTTTTGTGAAAAGGTAGGTTGTTAAAAAAATGTGCAGATTGCCCTTTTCTTTCTTCTTATCGCAACCTGCACAATAAAACTTAAGCAGTTGCAGTGATGTCACCCATAGCAAAGAGTCGTCCTCTTTCGTCTGTGTAACCCTTGAATTTCACTGCATAAATTTTTTCTTCATCATGCTTGTAGCTGAATTCGATAGAGCCTGAAGTGGCGCACTTGTAAAGCACGAAGTCATCTTCTCTTTCCCAGCTTTCGTTGGTTATGGGATGAAGAAGAAGTTCTTGGGCAATATCTACTAAAGAAGTTCCGATAGAAGTAGGGACTTCAACTCTGCGTTTGGTTTCGTCTTCTTTGTCCGTGACAAGAGAAGCGCCAGGCATGATAGAGATGGCATTTTCAAGCGTTGTTTCTGCAAGTGGAACTGTTACTTCAACTCTTCGTGAAGTAATGATTTCATTAACAGGAGCATCTCCGTATTGGTCAACGCTTACTTCATGAGTGTCTGTGGTAATGAAAACGTCAACGCCGCCTTTTGTGTATCCAAGATCGACGCCACCGAAAGAGACTCGGCAAACGCCTAATTTGATGTTCTTTGTATCGTAAACGCCAGCCATTTATCGTTATCTTTTGCACTGACTAATAGTAAGTAATCAACTACTTATATTAGCATCTTTTTAAAATAAAATCAATTACTTTCTGCGTCGGATGAAGTCTTTGATTTTTCCCTTCAGGGCTTGCTTTAGATTGCCGACGATATTCCCTTCTGCCATAGCCCAATCCCAAGCACGAACCATAAACATACCGCCAGCTTCAACGCCAGTATCTTCTTGCTTGGCAATCGTTTTCTTGCCCTTAAACCAAGACGCACCAACACTAGGAGGAAGGTTTTCATCAACTTCAATAGCGTAGTCTCCGACTCGCATATTGTCGTCAGCCATAGCATTTGCATCGACACCGATAATGAAAGTATTTGATTCAAACTGCCCCTTTGCGTTTCGGAGCTGTCCAGTCCCGCCCTCTCGGTTAAAGGATTCAATTTTGATTGCTTTTTCTAAATAACCTTCATCAAGCGGAGCCATATCTTTAGCCATACTGCGAATTTTTTTGGCTTCGTTGTAAAGGTGCCGTCTGGCTGTTTGGGGAATTTGTGTTTTGACTTTTTCTAACTGCAAATACAAAGACCCCCATTCTTTCGCCTGATTTAAGGTGATCTTTTTGGGGGTCTTGGCCATGAATGTTTCCCAACATTAAATTGGTTTAGTCTCCGCTGTCACCAGCACCGCCAGTTATCAGAGGCTGGAACCAGATGCCATAGCGGTCGTGTCGCCCAAAGCAAAGAGCTTGCCCTGTTCGTCAGGATAGCCCTTGAACGTGCAGGAGAAGATTCTTTCTTCGTCCAAGTTGTAGGAATAATCTATCTGTCCCGGGGTGGCGGCACGGAAAAGAACGAAATCGTCTTCCCGATTGTCTTCAGCATTAGCAATCGGATGCAAACGAAGTTTCTGAGCGAAGTCCATCAGAGACAGACCGCAACCCGTCGGCACATCGACATAACGCTTTTTTGTATCTTCGGCATCTGTCACGAGTTTTGCGCCAGGCATAATCTTGACAGCGTTTTCAAGAGTGGTTTCGGCTAAAGGAATAGTCACTTCAGCAGTACGAGCAGTGATGTACTCGTTAATTGGAGTGTTGCCAAGCTGATCAACGGTAACTTCGTGGGTTTCTGTTGCAATAGAAACATCAACACCGCCCTTGGTGTAGCCAAGGTCTTGTTCTTCGTTTCCGAAATAAACACGGCACACGCCAAGTTTTACATTCTTTGTATTACTTGTCATTTTTCTTTCTTGTTTTTGTTGTTGAAATTGAAGGTGTTTCTGCCTTTTCAGGCGGAAGTTCATCATAGATAATTCGCATATTTACAGAAAACTCACGCAAATTACCGTTTGATAGAGGAAAGATCATCGGGGTCGTAATCGGTCTGCAAATGCGAACATTCATACTGCCAACTACTTCCGATTGCTCTATATAAAGCGCATCAGTAGCTTTTTGAAGCATCTCTTGTCCAATGCCGTGATTCGCCGCTCTTGCGATTAACCGAAAAGTCGCTTTCATAAATCCTGGAAGCTCATAGTCGATTTTGTCGCCAGAAATTGAAGAACGAAGAACAATACCTGTGGAGCTTTCCGAAGGTAGGGTATCGACAAAGATGTCTTTTGCGCACTTACCACAACCTTTCTCTTCAAGTCGCTTTGCTAATGCCAAAAAATCAATCATTCGTCACTCGCTTCGTTCCAAATTTTGCACGTGGCTTCGGTGTGATCGTGATCTCCTCTGATGCTAAATCTCGGATGAAGACCAATGATCTTTAATCTCAGACCTCTGAATTCAATCAAGTCGTCGATTTCAGCCTGTGTATTCTTATCTAAAATCAGCCAATAATCGGCTGTAATTTCCTGCGCGTTACCTCGGGAGGCAGAAGAGTCAGCACGTACAGAAGACTTAGTGGAGTTCTTCTTTGACTTCAAAATGGCGCAATTTTCGTTGATTCTTCGATCAACGTGCTTTTGTCCGTAAATATCCATAGCGCTCATTTTTACAATGACGCACCGTTGATTAGGGACAAAAAGCGTCATTTTCCTACTCCCGAAATCCAGTTATTTGAACCGACGTGGAAGAACTTCTTTCTGCGCTCATTATTTCTATCTGCCAAATCTTTACGCTTAATCGCTTCAGTATTGAACGCATACATTATTTGATCTTCAAACGTAACGCCGAATTCAGTTGCATCAGGATTTTCTTCGACAATCATGTCGATAAATGTTTGATAGGCAAAATCTCTGTGATCGACATAGAAAGCCTTACAAGCGTCAAGCCTAGAACCGCTTATGCTTCTAACTGTCCATTTGATCTCTGTTGATTTTTGCTGTGCAAGAAGTCCGAAACCACCATGAGCTTCAAAGAGGTGATAGACCTCAAGACTTCCAAACTTAATAGCGCTCAAAAAGGTTGCTTTATTCGCTTCAAAGAACCTATTCTCACGCATATACAGAGCTTCTAAGCCCTTTGCGTTCTCGAAGGGATACAGCAGATCACCTTCGCTCAACAGAACAATAGCGATCTGTTTATGTCGTTCAAATTCGATTTCTGCTTTCTTAATGACGCTCGGTGTAATCGGCATATTAGAACCGCGAATACCGAAGATAATTGCTTCTAACGCTTTCAAAAACTGTTCGTATATGTTCGTCTGTCTTTGGGCGTAGAGGTCTGCGTCTTTAGGAAAATAGACACCAAGAATTTTAGTCATTAACTTCTACCAATCTTTTTACCGCTTACTAAATATCTGGACAGATAACTCATAGCTTTAGAAGAGACGGCCATTTGAGCGGGAATAATGCTTGAGAACATCTGCTTAACTTCGCCGATGGTTTCGAGAATCAAGCCCTGTCTGCGTCTTTCAGCGATAGAGTCAACTTCCAATACATCATTAGCTTCAGCAAGCTGTGCCTTCATCAAAGCGGTTTTGAATTTTGTCGGGAGAGCTTCAAAGTCTTCTACAGACAAGTCTTCCAATTTCACTGAGCCACCATAAACTCCAAAAATCCCTCCGACTTGTACGCATCTTGGCTTGCCAGCGGCCTGTACAACATAATCTTGTTTAGTCATATCAAGCTGAATCTGACCAAAGTCAAACGCTAATCTGCAAATTCTCTGTTTCGCTTCGAGTAATGCAGAGATTCTTTGAGACTGAGACGTGGCTTCCCAGTTATTAAGTTTCGGCATATCCATAGCCATTTTTTGGGCTTGGCGATATGTCATAAAAGAATTGACACCGACTTGAAGCGGGTCGGCAATAGTCAATCCGTAAGCGTATTCAAGAGAGAAAACCGCACCTGTCTTAGTCTTTGCTTTCAAGCAAATAATGCGAATGTCCCTCGAAGTTTCTTCTTCTAAAGCATTAACTTCTTCAGAAGTCTGAACAATTACTTCTGAAATGGTTTCCTGCTCAACAGGTTCTTCCTGAACAGGTTCGTCCGCTAAAACCTCTTCGGGATTTTCTGGCGTTTCAGGAGTTTCGGGTTCTGCGGGCTCTTCCGTTTCTTCAGGATAATCGTCGCCGTCTGGCACATAAACCGTCGGCTTAACTAATTCGTTGTTTTCAGAATCAATAACTCGATAAGTTACGCCGACAACATCCGCAATGGGATTACCAGCGTCATCGTTTAATGCGATGACTGATTCAACAACATTTCCTGAGATGTAAACGTTCATTCTTCTTTGCCCGCAATGGCGTAAATTCTTTCGATAAGTCTGCGAATAGAGGTATCTCTGATGCCCAACGGGGTAGCTACATCTCGAAGTCCGTTAATGCCCTTCTCGTCTGCGATTTTTTCAAGTTCATCTCGGGTGTACCGAACGATGATTTCAGGCACTTCCTCTGCGGGAGGAAGAACTTCGACGATTGTCTTGCTTACTGCGTCTTTAGGCTTTTCTTCGTGATGAATAAACTCTGGATGATCAGAGTCATTTCCCGCGACCACTTCGGTTTTTACATAGACATCACGAGTAACACGTCCGATAGGAGCGGAAATCTGAGTGTTGTCAACGATTCTTGAAACTTCAGAGCCGTCTTCCCAAACACAAGCCATGATGACAGAGATACGAATTGCTTCGTTGTGCTTTACGTCACGATCGGAGATTCCGTTCGTAAAGTGAATTGTTTGCAGATAGCCTGTGTAATTGCACAAGCCGTCTTGTTTAATCTTAAGTTTCATGGAGATTATTCAAATAAGGGCGAGAAGTTTCCCGCCCGTTATCATGGAGTCAACTCAAAGAATGAGCTTATGGCTTAGTTACCGCCACCAGTGCCGTCACCCTAACCACCAGCACCGCCAGAAGCAGTTTTTTCACCGATCTGAACATTCTTTAAGCAAGCCAGAGACTTGGTGGATTTGAGAGCCAGACCGCAATACCACTTCAGGCGGGTGCGGATAGCATCCTTGTTCTGAACAGTACCGATGTTTTCAACAACGATACCAGCGTTTTCACCGCCATAAAGACCATGCAGACCGTCAAGTTCGTTAGCACGGAGAGCATAAATCTGGCAGGTGCCGTCATTAGCCATCGGAATGAATTCGTTCATCAAAATCGGCATACCCTGATGAACAAGCATATGGTGACCGAAAGCAGGAATCATCTGCATAACTGCGTCAGTGCCAGAAGTAGCACGGAGAATCTGGCGATATGCACGAATGGTCGGACGGTTCATAACGAGAACGTCTGCGCCGTTCGGTACTTTATCGAGCAGTTCGTCAAGCATCGCAAAGTTCAATGCAGAGGCCTTTCCGTCGATAGTCTGATCGGAAGTAACGAGCCTGGCGATACCGTCAAACTGTTTAGGGTCAGTTGAGGAGTTACCCTGAATCAGAACCTTGGAGAACTCACGACCCATTCCTTTTGCTTTCTTAGCAATCTGAATTGCAAGCTGATTGTTGTGGTCAGACATAGTAGTCTGAAGGAATTTGTCAACGTCAACGTCGCCAATCAGAATACGGAGCTTGGCAACGACTTCAGTGAAGGTGGAAGCAGATTCCGTAACTGTGTCGTTCGGGTCAAGCCAAGAGGCTCCTGCCAAAGTATTTTCACGGTTATAAACGTAAGCCTTAGAGTTTACTTTTACGAACGGAAGAATGGAGAAAAGATCATCACGATCAATAATTTCAGTAATGATGCCAGAGATCAATGTATTATTAGAAAGTCTCTCGGCTTCTGCGCGAAGTAAAGGCATTTTTTATTATTTTCCTTAAAGACTTTTTGTCTTCGTGCCTAGGTTGCTTTAGGATTTGCGAGACAATGAAAGTTTGTTGTTGTTTTATGCTTTCAGATTGTCTAACCTATTGAAATTGATCGACAATCCTTGTCTGAGTTAAGCCAAGAGACCGGATGGCTCTTGGCGTATTTTTGCATCACTATACCACAAATTTGACATTTTGTCAAGTGGTATTTAAACTAGAAAGTTTTTATTTTAAATTTGAAAGCCCACGGGCAATCTGCTCAATTGTGGTCAAACCTTTCATAGTTTCCTGAACAGATTTGGCTTTAGAAGCAGAACCCGCACCGCTCTTAATCTTGGACTTCAACAAGAAGTCAGCATCAGGGTCGGCAGTGATGATCTTTTCCATTGCAGAATCGAACGGAAGGTTATTGCCGTACTGATCAACAAAAGGCGTGCGGTCTTTTTGACCACGAGGTTTGTCAAAGCCAACGACCTGGCCATCAACCAAATCAAAATAGTCGTCGTAAATGACTCGGGCTTTGCTCGGTGTCAAAGTCAACTGTTCGTTGATGTACTGAGAGTTTGCGAATTTTGCACCGATGGTCAGTTCGATAATGCGTTTTTCGCTTTCGACGTTCTTGGCTTTTTCGGCTTCAAGCTGTTTCTGAATCTCAGACATTGCTTTAACGTGATCTTCGCTCATTTGTTTTTTGAGCTTTTCCCATTCGCCTTTAGCCTCAAGCTCTTTTTTCTGCTTGTCTTCTTCGGCCTTCAACATGGCCGAAAGTTTCTCAATACCGCCGAGACTTTCGACTTCTTCAAGTTTCTTTTTGAATTCAGCAATCTGAGCCTGAGCCGTCTTAAGCTCCTCTTTCTTTTTCATGATGTCTTTGAGCAGTTTGTGATCTGCTTCAGACATTCCGTGCTCCCCTTCCTTCTTATTTTGAGTGTCATCAGGTTTGGGGGCTTCTTTAGACTGTTCGGCCTGTTTGTTGTTGTCGTTATCTTCGGCTTTCTGATTTTCGGAAGAAGTGCCGTCACTGCCAGCAAAAATTTTGAATTTGGTTGTCATTGTTTTCCTTGTCAATTCTCTTTGACTTATTGTTATTCAGTATCTTTGGTTACTTGTCCCTGTCGTCTGTTCGCAACTGGACGCTTGTTATCGGTGGTTGAGCCATCTGCCCCTCTTGTTGCATCACCCTTTCCGCTTTGTGTCTTGTAGAGAGTGTGGGTCGGGTCACGCAAGTTGTTGGAAGCAGTTCTCAGAGTCGTCGGATTAGCCATCATGTCTTCAATAGAGATCGGCCACCTCTTCAACTCTTTCTCGATTTCCTCACGAACGCTCTTCTTCAGCATCGGGAAGAGTTTGTCCATAAGGGCGCGCATCTGTTCACGTCTTAAGGCGTCAGGAGCATCAATCAACATTAAACGAGAGGCAATATCGAACTCGTCATACAAGCCACGAGTGTCAAAATTGTCGGGATAAAGCACATATCTCTCGTGCTCTGTCTTTTCCTCGTCAATCTTTTCTCCGCACCAAAGAGCCACTATTTTGACAATCTTGTTTTCGATAACTTCAAGACTGTCCGCCTTGGCTGTAAGCAAGGCGTTAACACGCTCAAAGTCGTATGCTTTTGCAACGCCAGAGCTGTTATCTTTACTGACCGCATTGTCTTTATTGGTTCTTTCGCTCGAAAGACCGACAGTGTGATAAATCTCAGAAACAATGCGGTTTACGACCTCAAGAATAAGCTGTGCTTGCTTGGGGTCAGGTGAAATGTACTCAGGAGCACGTGAAGAGCCGTCTGTCACGTAGGTGAAAATTCTCTTCGTACCCATCTCAATCAATTTGTCCTGAACATCGCTGTCTGCGCCAGAGGCAGATGTCGGCATAATCAACTGAGAGAATGTTTGATCTTGAATGATTGCGTCAAGGTTGGAGAGGTAGTTTGCGGTTGCTCTATCCAAGAACGCAATATCATTGAGCATACTTGGTGAGCCGTACTCTTCATCAGAAAGAAGATGATCTGCAAGAACCACAGGCACAACACCTAAACCGTGCTCGCCCTGATCAATCATTTCGTAAACTTTACGAGTGTCGTTGTATGCAATAACGAACCAATCGTTTGTCGTCCAAAGACGATATTGAACACGCTCTTTTCCGCTAGAAGTAAACGGGTCATCATCATCACGTACAACTTCCTGAATCAGAATCCAAGAAAGCTCTCCGTTCACGTCAAACGAATAGTCAAGCATCTGCTGAGGCGTGACAATGTAAGCGTAAGGATGAACCTTTAAAGTCTTTTCATCAGCTTTAGACAGAACGCCGTCAGAGACTCGTTCGTTATCAATCACAATGCCGATACGACCATAAATCGACGTGTTCTTAGCAATCTGCTTTGCTAAATCCTGAATGTCGGAGCCGAACTTAGTCGCTTTTTTCCAGAAGTGCTGTACACCTTTGGGAGCGTCTTTAGACCGTTCAATATTCTGTTTGAATAGATACTTAGTAACAAGATCAACAACTTCACGGGAATGATTGAAGCGATATGCTCGTCCTCTTCGATCTTCAAAATCCTTCTGGCCTTCTTTGATGTACTTGAAGATGTTTTCATCAAACCACTTTCTACCGCCATGATAGGTAGATTCAAAGAAGTCCCAATTGGAAACCATCTCGTCATATAGAGGATGACGACGGGAAATCAGATTCTTAAAGGGATTGACTGTAGAGCTTGAATCAACCTGCGGGTCAATGTAAGTAACACTGCCAGCTTTCTCAAAATTTTTCGTCATTTATTTTTCTTATTATCGTGAGTAACCTGCAACATTGAGCTTTCTAATCGGGTATTCAATCTCAATCGCATATCCGAGCGCATCCGCCGAGTGTTCTATGTTTGCCGACTTATCGACTTCTCTTGAGCCTTCAATGTAAAGCGTTTGTTCAAGAGCGTTAATCAAGTGCGTGCAGGAAGGGTCAACGAATAGTCTGATCTTCCCCTCAGCGCTCATTAGCATTCTGTTTACCGAGTTAACACGGTCTGCAATCGCTGGATGCTGTCTGCGATACTTAATTCGACTAAAACCGTGCTCTCTCAAAATGTCAATATCAGTTTCGCCACGTGCGTGCTGTCTTGCCCCGCCAGCAGGGTCGGGATAAAGCGTGATTCTGTCTTGCCAACGGTAATACTTCTGTTCAATAGCGCTCGCCATTTCTTCAGTATTAGAAGCAATCTTTACGATTTCACCAACTGCCCAAAGCTCACCGTTGGCTTGAGGCTGAAGAATTACTGAAGACATCGGGTCAATATTGAAGTCCATACCAATCCAAACAGGAAGTTTTGGGTTGAAGGGACAACTCTTAATGTGTACGGCTCGTGAGAACGGGTAATACACACGACCAGCCATAGTTTCAAAAGAACTTTCGAACTCTTGACGATATGACTTTTCGTCCATATCTTTCTTAGCGGCTTCAAGCTCTGCGTATGGGATGAAAGTCGATGTAGATGTTGGAAATTGCCAGGACATCCAATCTTTTGGGCCGCCAGGCTGTCCAAGTTTAAAAGCCTTATAAAGACAGTTATAACTCTTAGGCGTATTGTGACTAATAAAGCCATTTGACCAGAAGCTATGAGTGTCAGGAATAGTGAAGTCGTAAGTTCTTCTTTCGCTTTCTCTGATCTCTTCTACTGTATCCCAATAATAACCATCATCGACAATCTTCTTAATCGCCTGATATTCTTCGGTGTCGAAAAGCTCGATTGATTCTTCAAGAATGGTTCTTAACGTTTCAAAAGCCGTATCGCTTCCTAATCTCGAAGCCGTCAGTGCTTGAGCAAGAATCTTCTTTTTAACGCCTGTTGCCCTTGCCTTTAAAGCTGTAAGTAACTCTAAAGCGGGATAGCCATCTCTTTTAGAACGAATTGAATCTGGATAGGCTTCAAGAATCTCACGCTTTCTATCAATTTTGAGCTTCAAATTCTGTTTAAGAATCAGAACATCGTCGCCTGTGATGTTCAACTGAAACTCTTGAGAGACAGTTCTTGCTTTCTCCGTAGGCATTGTGATCAGAAAATTCTTATTTGCTACAACGCCGATGTTGGTGAGCAAAAGCTGGAAGTCTCTTGCTAACATTCCAGAGCTTGTTGAATATCCTATAGAACGCTTCCCTTCTCCTTTTGTTACATGACCATCGCCGTCAATCATGCCAGAGATGAATTGAAGAGCTAAGTTTCTAGGCAATCTCCAAACAAATTCAGGAATGTACTTGCGGGGCGCAACAGTCAACGGCATTCCGAGAAAGCGCATCAGTTCAACAAAATCTTTAGAATTTGCGCGCCATTGATCAGTACGTTTGGAAGAAGGCTTGAACTTTAAACCACAAACCTTTCCGCTCGTAAGAAAATCACCAATTTCACGACCGTCTCCGCAAGTAATCGTCAGGCGGAATACTTTTTCTTCAATGGAACCTTCCGCAAGCCATAAACCCAAAAAGTAAGCCAAGTCTTCATTCATAACAGGCTTAAATTCAGGCTTTAAAGCATCCCAACGTGTCTTTCTCTGTTTGGATTTCCACTCTTTGTAATGTTCGTCCCAACCAGCAAGAACGTCTTCGTTGCCCCAAACTTCCATGCCTCGGGCAATAGCAACACGATCTCCGACTTTAATGTCTTCTATTTTCTTCCAGCCGTTAATCGTATATATGGGGTGAGGATAGCTTCCCTCAAGATAAAAACCGAACTTGGTTGTGATCTCTTTCGTCGGAACGATGCCGTTATTCCAAAACCCATCGGCTTTGTGAAATTCGTGATTGAGACCATAAACATCAAGATCACACGGGTCAAGAACTTTATCAGGGCTTCCCTTGCTTAAAGAGCTGATTGTTTGAACACCTCTTTTCGTAAGAATCTTTGTGGTCGGAGCAACACATCCGATAAAAAGCGCCCATCCTTTTTTATCTGCAAGTGTAGGTCTCAAGACTTGAGTCCACGTTTCTTCTCTCATGTCTTGATACTCGTCGAGAATAAGTCCATTCAGGCCCACACCACGCAAAGAGTCGGGCTTGTCGGCGCCTTTCAGTTCAATTCTTGAGCCGTTGACTAACTCAACCGTCATGTTGGTTTCATTTAACCTTGAAATCCAGTCTTTTGGCAAAGCGTCAAGAAGGTCGCCCCACATAATCTGTTTAGCCATTCGGTACGTCGGAGCTACATACCAAATTTTCTGATTAGGTTTAGTCGCATGAGCAATCATTTCCATGCGTGATAAAAAACTTTTGCCCCAGCGTCTTCCTGCCACAACCACTCTAAAACGGTGATTGTCCAGATAAACCTGCATTTGTTTCGGATGAAGGGTCAGACTGATTCTTCGTTTTTCCTTACCCATCTTAGAGGGCTCCTTTGAACGGGTAAGTTATCGTCTCAACAAATTCACCAAAAAGCGAACTTTCCTTCTTAACAGGACGCTGAAGATACAAAGACGCTTCGTATTCTGCTAAGAGAGGTTCTATTCTGTCTAACTTCTCTTGTAAGATTCTTTTCTCTTCTTGCTTAGTCAGCTCCGCTTCTCTCTTTTTCAGCTCTTCTTCCCTGACCTTCAGTTCTTCTTCTGTCATTCTTCGCCTCCAATGATGTCATCAGGAGCTTCGGTATCAATCACACTATTTCTTTCAGCAAACTGTTTGTTCAGTTCTTCGTCGGGCAGTTCGAGAGAATCTTCTTCTTGGAAATTTCTAATCTGTTCAATCTGATCAGCGGTAAGTTCTGTCAAAACAAGTTCTGGCAGTGCATCCGTGTTCTTATCATCTTTGTCTAAGCCGAGCACTGACCAACGTTCTTGACGTGTAATAGCTAATGTCTTGGCGGCAGATTCAAGGGCTTTTAAGTTGCCCGCAATCGACGCAAAGGCTTTCCCATTCTGTTTGGCAATGGCGACTTCGGCCCAAGTGAGCTTTGCCAAGCCCATCGCCATTTTGTAATGGTCTTCTTTGGTCTCACGAATGCGGGACGCAACAAGTGTTGCTTCCTGTTCCGCCATTGTTTTAGCTTTATTCATTGCAGACTTTTGTACTTCGTCTGCGTAAGCACCCTTCTTAATTCCGTGATTACTAATGAAGTTGGAAACGACAGACTTTGGCACACCCAACTCTTTAGCAATCTGAGCGGGTGTAAATTCGCCAGTTTCATAAAGTGCCGTTAATCTTCTTTTTTCTGTAGCACTCAAAGATCGGCTCGAAGTTCGCTTTTTCGGCTCTTCTTTTGCTTCTAATTCTTTTTCGACTTCCATTTTATTGTTCTTATTCTTATAGATGTCTCTTTCTTAGCTGTTTAAGAAACGTTATCAATGGTGGTCAATAATTCGTCTTCTTCTACCGAATAAATAAACTTGTCAGCCTCTTTTTCGGTAGCTTTCTTTTCGTAAAAAACATCGCAATTCACCAAACAGTGTTCGCCATAAGGTGTAACATCAATCAACTGACATTGACTTTCCTGATTGTGAATACGAGCAATTTTGATACCTTCTGGAACCTTAACTTTTTCCAAACAACCCTTACGAATCAAAAATCTGACCGAAAACGCAAGCGCATGAATAGACGGCTTCCAAGGTAAACTTTCGGCTAGCTCTTTCTTATAAGGCGCTCTTCCGTTCGCTTTCTTGAACGTCTGAATCGTCTCGATAATTACTTTTTGCTTTGAAGAAAGTTCGTTGCGGAACATTACAGTTTCTCCGAAAGCTCTTTTAATGTCTCTAATCTCAGCGGTTCATCGAGTCGGTGACAGTCAAATGCTGAGATAGGAACTTTGCTCGGCAAATCCGTTCGACCTTTGTCAGGGTTGAAATAGACGCCGTATAAGGGAAAAGCAAAAACCAACTGCTGAGTGTTTTTAATTAACTTAGCAATCGGCAGAGAATCAACTCGTGTACGTCCCCTGAGTCGATTATCTCCGCTGTTTTCCATTGAAGAGTGTTTCCAGTAGAAAGTGCGCATCTCTTCAATACACTTGTTCCGTTCAAATTCGCTCATTTCGTTGAGTTCCTGATAAACCGCAACAAAATCAGCAGGAATACAACTGAACCAACGACGAAACCACTTCAAACCAGCCTGATAATTAACTGTTCTTTTCGGCGGTGCAAACTGAATGCCAGCTTTCTGAGCAAAAGGATTAAACCGAGACATTGAGCTTTGAAACTCAACAAAGTCTGCTCCCGTCATACGCATCATAATGTTCTGCATTCTGTATGCGATACCAACTCCGCGGTACATAGTGTCCAAAACTAACCGAGAGTTCGTGCATGAATGAGCGTTAATCCAAATAGCGCGATGTCGATTGATGATACGAGTATCGCGCCCGTCGATATTAGGCTTAAGATGCTTAAAAAGCTCGTTCCTGCCTGCAAGCGTCATGCGAGGGACGGTCATTACTCCGACGCCAATGAGCTGATCTTCGAGCATACAGCGATAGAAACGAGGCCAAATGCCCAAAACTTCAGCTTTGTAATGCAAAGCATGAAGTTCGTTCCAGTCTTCAACTGTGCCTTTTTCCACATAAATCTTATCAAGCAGAGACAATCTCGGCTTTTTAGGCACATCCCAACGCTCGATCAGGATTTCAGGGGTGTCAGAGATGACCTGCTTCATTCACGCAACGCCCGATAAGCCAACCAAAACGGAGCAAACATCCAACCGATTATCAAGATCAGAACATGAATAATCAGTTGAAGAACCCCGATAATCGTCCAGAAAATGAACAAGAACGGGAAAATGAACCATAACAGAATCAAAAAAAGAATGTCTGTTGTCTGCAAAATCTGACAAAGCTCTCCGAGACTCTTCTTAAACATCAGATAGTCCCCACTTCTTGAATAACTCTTCAATGGAAGAGAATGTCTGATGACCGATCACACGATCAACTTCTTTACCATCTTCGACGATCAAAATTGTCGGAACGCCACGAACGTTGTGAGCGATAAATTCTTCTCTTGCAGAGTCCATGTCGTAAACAGTCAGAGGAACGTCAAAACGTTCGCAAAAGTCTGTCAGCAACGGCTTTAACATTCTGCAAGGGGAGCACGTAACGCTCGAAAAAATATAGACTTCTTTATTTGCCATCGAATTCGCTCGTAATATCTTTATATCCGTCATCAGTGCGCACTTTCACATCAATACGCTCTCTGTAACGCTTAAGGATGTAGGTGTCAGGCGCCAAGTCATTCACCAAGTCGGTGTGGGTTGTAGCGACAATGAGGGTTGCGCCACATTTGCGTGCAATCTTTTGCAGATTGAAGGCAATGTTTTTCGCTGTGACTCGATCAAGCACTGCCAAGAATTCATCCGCAAACCAAACTTGCGCGCCTGACTCGATCAACCTTGCCAGTTTAAATCGGTAGCGTTGACCATCCGAAAGCTCCTTGGGCTTTCTGAGATACAGGTTTGCATCTGATAAACCCACGAGAGAGAAAATTTGAAGAGCTTCGCTGACAGTCGGACAAAGTTGATCAATGATTGGTTCGTCTGTAGAGGTTGCTTCGTCAATATCTGCAACCCTCAGACCCTCTTGTTTCATCAGGCTTTTTAATTCGTTCAAAATCGTCGATTTACCTGAGCCTGATTGTCCTGTGATGTAAACAACGTCTCCGTCATTGATCTGCAACTTCAAATTGTCAAAGACAACGAAGTCTTTTTCGTCCAGTCCAAGACCGAACGCTTCTGCAATCTCAAGAACACGCTTGGTTCTTGTGACTTCAGTGGAGAAGTGCTTGTTAATTAAATAGGTTCTTCTTGCCATTACTTTGTCTGCACAAAGGACAACGGTGCATCAGCGCTCATAAACTGAGACATAACGACATTCCATTTGTTAATCGCTTCCTGCTGAACGCCCTTTGAGTCTCTATAAAGATTAACTTTAATGCCGACGTTACCTGCTGGAACGGTTTCGACAGAGCAACCGTTTAGGTTCATACAAGCCAGCAGAAAACCAAAAAGGACGGCTACTTTAAATTTTTTCATCGTTTGAGAAAAAGGTAAGTGAAATACAGACAAAGCGCCACAAAAGAAACAGGAGCCGCAAATGCAAGCCAAACAAAGACAATGTTTGAACTATTAAGCATCGTCGGAATAGCCGTTGTTACTAAGTAAGCCCCTGACAATACAAACAGAATGAAGATAAAAATCTTCAAAAATTCTTTAAAACCGATCATTGAAGTGTTCCGTGTTGCAGACCAAGACCCGTAACATGAAGATTGTTCAGAACGAAACAGACGAGATCAGGATTGTCCTGAAACACCTGACAGAGACCATTGATCCCCGCAACGACATAATTTTCGTTTGTCCACTGAGATGTAGCGTCCTGACAGCCGAAACCTGCATTGAAATGAATGACGTGAAGAACCTCATGCAACAGGGTATTGGCTTCATCAATCTCGTTTAGACCGTCGTCGATGTAGATGACGCTTTTCTTGTAGTCAACCATTCCGAAGACTTGACCTTCCATATTCTTAAAGTAGTGATCGGGGTCGCCAACCTTTTTGATTTCATAGTATTGATAGCCGATTTTCACAACTTTCGGCATATCAACAACTGCGACAGGGTCAATGGCTTCTGTGGGCTGAGTTTCTTTTTTCTTCATGTCTTACTTAATGTAGTTTTGAGCAAATTCAACAAAGGCGTCGGCGCCAGCTTTAGATGTTTCACCCTCAATCTTCGCCATAAAGCGGGCAATAGTTCTTTCCTGCGCTCCCTTGATGGTCTTGAAGCCAAGCGCATCAGCAATTCTTACTTCTGCTTCATCGGCTTCAATAATCTTTTCTTCTGTTTCGGTGGCTTTCTTTTCAATGTCTGCGTAAAGGTCTGTTGAAACGGCTTCGGGCTTGAATTCGCTCAAGTCAGCCTCTAAAAACGCTAATTCTTTCTTATCGAAAATTCCGCTGAGGTCTAAATCAATGCTTGCAATTTCATTTTGCAAGCCGACCGTATCGAAGTCAGAGATAGCAACTCGGTTATCCGCAATACGAGCCGCTTTTATTTGCTCTTCGGTCAAGTCTCTACGAACTAAGACAGGAACCTTCTTAAGCCCTAAAAAGCGGGATGCTTCGGTTCTGCCGTGACCTTTGATGATTACGCCGTCTTTGTCAACGACAATAGGCTGATCGAATCCGAACTGTTTGATACTTTGAGCAATCTTTTCGACCTGCTCTTTGTCATGTATCTTGACATTGTTCTCGTATGGTTTAACGGCTTCTATCGGCCACCATTCAATTTTCAATTCGCCATTCGTACTTGTAGAACTCATTTTCCTTTTCTCGTTCTTCTATTTCTTCTGCGAAAAATTTTCTTAATTCTTCTCGATCTTCTGACTCGTCGGGTGGTTCTAAGTCTTCAATTTCGAGTTCTCTTGGGATTCCAGGCGGCTTTATTCTGTCGCTCTTATTCTTCTTTTTTGGCATTTGTGCAAAGGTAAACAAGCGCGTCGCCAGCGTTCGTCAGAGAATCGCTTTCTGTGTAGCCCTGCTCTTTCATAATCTTTTCGATTAGCTTTTGCACTTTTTCAGAATCTTCGATTGCAACTTTAAAACGCATCACGACGTGTGTTTGAGGCGGTCGTTCGGTTACGGGAGCGCTTTCTTCTAATTCTTCTTCATCAACTTCCAATTCATCCAAATTGATAGATGTGTTGGAAAACAGCGTCTCAAGGCTTTGATCAGAGTACGGCATATAAGACGAAAGATCAGATATGTCGCCCAAGCCCGAAAGCAGTTCGGATAACTTGAAAGCGTCATCTTCGCCATAACGTCCGTTATCAATGAGAGAGATTTTCTTGGCTTCTTCATCTGAAATCTCGCCAAGGTTAATAACTGCGACCTTATCCAATCCCAGTTCTTTGGCGGCTCTCCATCTATGCTCTCCGCCAATAATTTCAAAACCTTCTTCTTGCTCGCGTACAAGAATCGGTTTGAACTGACCGAATCGTCTCAGACTCTCCTTTATTTTTTCTTCGTTGTCTGGAGAAACGACGTTCGTGTTGTAGGGATTGGGGGTCAGTTGATTGATTGGAACTCGTTCTATTTTTAATTCGTCCCGCATTAAAACTTTTATAATAAGTAATTAACTACTTCATTATTGTAGAACAATGGATTAAAAATGTCAATGGAAAACAATACGATAAATATTTTAGCGAATGCTGTAACGTGTAAAGTAGATACTGAAGCCAGAAACGTAAAGCTCGAAGTCAATCGCTGTCTGACTTATTTTGTGGACGGCTATGAACAATCAACTGCTTTCAAAATGCACACGTGGGACGGCACAGCCTCTTTCTTCAACTTCGCAAAATGCACGTTCCCCGCAGGTTTTATGTATTACGTCGGAGCCTGTCTAAAGAGAAAAGGCTATGATGTACAGTTCTATAAAAAGCCGTTACCTAAACCATTGGGCAAGCTCAGGCCGAAAATCGGTAATTATGAGTACGACCCAAGATATGAGTATCAGTACACGGTTACAGAGAAACTTTTAAAACACGGACAGATCATTTGTCGAGCGGCAACAGGCGCGGGTAAAACAAACTGCGCAATGATTGCTTTTGCAACCATCAATCGCCCTACTCTGTTTCTTACTACTCGCTCCATTCTGATGTATCAGATGAAAGAGAATGTCGAAAACAATCTCGGCATTGATGTAGCGGTTATCGGAGACGGTAATCTCGGTTTTGAAAACTCAGACGGCTCTAAATCACTCAAAAAATTCACTGTCGCTACTGTTCAAACAATTCATTCATACATCAAAGAGCCGAATCCCACTGATTCCGCCTATGAATTCACTGCTCAAAGAAAACGACAAGAATTTATGAAGTCCATTCTTGAGAAGTTTGAGTTTGTCATCTTGGAAGAAGCCCATGAGTCTTCTGCTTCAGGTTGGTTTGAACTTCTTAAATACTGTAAAAACGCCTATTACAGACTTGCTTTAACAGGCACGCCATTTATGAAAGAGTCTGAAGAGATGAATATGCGTTTAATGGCTTCTTCTGGCCCAGTCGCCATTACCGTCACTGAAAAACAACTCATTGACTGCGGGATTCTTGCAACGCCTTACTTCAAATTCGTACATTTAACAAAGAAACCTGCAACCATGTCAATGAAGACTTCTTGGCAACCCGCCTATCGCATCGGCATTGTTGAAAATGAAGAGCGTAATCAAGCCATTATCTATGAAGCAAAACGTGCTGTCGCTCACGGTCTTACCGTAATGATTCTTTTCAAACAAATTGCCCACGGTAAAACGCTCAAAGAGATGCTTGATGACGCTCGTATTCCCAACGAACTTATTGTCGGAGCTGATGATCAAGCAGAAAGAAAACGAGCGATTAACAAGCTCAAAGACGGCAAAATCAAGGTATTACTCGGCTCAACTATTCTTGATGTCGGAGTAGATGTCCCTGCTGTCGGCATGGTCATCATCGCTAGTGCTGGCAAAGCTGAAGTCGCTCTCAGGCAACGTATCGGCAGAGGTCTGCGTGCCAAGAAAAATCAAGCTAATATCTGTTTTGTGGTTGACTTTGATGACCCGTTTAACAAGTACCTGAAGAATCATGCTCAACAAAGGAAAGCGATTATTCAGCACACAGAGGGTTTTAAAGAACACATCGTTGAAGATTTTGATTATTCGCTATTGAATGTAAAAAAATGATTCCTACTTTTAAAGCTCAGTTACTTAAGTGGATAGGAAATAAACAAAAATTCGCAAATGAGATTATTTCTTATTTTCCTCAAGAATTTAATACCTTCTATGAACCGTTTTTTGGAAGCGGAGCTGTATCTGCAACCCTCATGCCAAAAAATGGAATTGGCTCAGATGTCTTTCCGCCTTTAATTGAAATTTGGAAATGCTTAAAAGAAGACCCTCAGCTTTTAGTTGATTGGTATGCGGAACGTTGGGAATTAACCCAAAAAATGGGCAAAAAAGAAGGTTACGAATATATTAAGGCATCATACAATCGGTCTCCAAACGGCGCCGATCTTCTTTTTCTTTGCAGAGCGTGTTACGGCGGAGTCGTTAGATTCAGAAAATCAGACGGTTATATGTCAACTCCCTGCGGTATTCACAATCCTATCAAGCCAGAATCATTTGCAGAAAGAGTCGAGCTTTGGAGCTATCGGCTTGAAAATGTTAATTTTGAACTCTGCGACTACAAAAATATCTTTGAGAGGGCAAAAGAAGGTGATCTCATTTACTGTGACCCTCCCTATGTCTATAGTCAAAAAATTCTTTATCGGGGTCAGTCATTCTCTGTTCAAGAACTATTTGAACAAATTGCATTTGCAAAAAGAAGAGGAGTGTTTGTCGCATTAAGCATAGATGGTAAAAAGAAGTCTGGCAAAGTAGCCTGCGAGCTTCCCTGCCCAGACGATCTCTTTGAAAGAGAGATATATGTTAATGTCGGTCGTTCTATGCTCAAACGCTTTCAAATGGGCGGAGAAACGTTAGAGTCAGAAGAGGTAAAAGATCGTCTTCTTTTAACTTACTAACTCCAATCTTTTACCAACTCGGGAATACGGTCAACAACTTCTTTCCCAAATAAAATTTCGTCCACCATACCCATGTTTAGAAGGTCGATCATTCTGCAAAGATACGACCTTCCTTGAATCCACCAAGTCTGATAAGAATCAATCATCAAGTAATGAAAAACTTTTCTCTTATCGGCCGACAAAAGTTGTTTTAATTCCAACCCATCGACCAAAGTCTCATAAACACCATCCGCAACTCTGCTTCCAAAAGTTGTTGTGTAGTAATACTCTTTAATTTCCCAAAGAGCCACGGGGTCTTGAGATGACGGAAAGCACCCGTCAACACGTCTGGAAAGCGTTCTATACGGCCTTCTATTCTTTGTAATTAACGTTAAATTTCTCGGGTCGTAATCACACTTTTTGTCATTAAGAGCATTTGAAATTAACAAGTTAATAATGCAGGTGAAAAATGCGTACTGCTTTTTATCTCCTTTCTGCTTGTTCATCGGCAACGGGACATTCGTGTGATCGTAAGTCTGATACAACCTCTCAAATAACGACTTAGCTTCATCTAAGTTCATAAGCAGGTTTTTAACTGTTTTGTTCAAGATGTCCGAACGGTATTGAAAATAGTCGATCAATAACGAACCGTATGGTGTCAGTTCGCCGCTATCTTGTATTTCAAAAGTGCTTAAATCTAGCCTTTCATATTCCTGAACAATTTCATCAATCGTCGGAACCTTAATTGCTTTAGTTTTTCTGTCGGTATATCCAGTAAGTTGTGAAATAAGTCTTACATCGGCCCAAAAATTTAATTCTTGTCTGTTAAAACGTTCGTTTGCCTTCATTTTTCTTGGAATTAGAGGTTTTGACAAACAAAGTCTAACAAAGTCTCAGGGGATAAGGACAGTCTTTTGTCAGTCCCTGCCCTATGGGATAAGGACGAGTTTGGGAAAGCTGGAAAAAATTAAGGGAGGGATAGGGGGTTATTAACTTTTTATTTTAGACTTCGATTGTAAATATTATCTATTTATTTATAAAATGCAGCCCAAATTAAATATTTTTATTTTATTTACAATAAATGAATTAAAAATAATAAATAAAACAATTTTAAATAAATTGCTCAAATAAAAATAAACCGCTTGATTAACAAGCGGTTTATTTGTTTATTTATTTAACACGTCTTTTTTAGAATTTCATGCTCTAACAGTCTGCATAAATATTTATGAAATAATGCGTGAGGGTATGTAGTAGTGTAGATAACCCAAATTAAACACCAAATAAAACCAAGAATGAGAGCACACAAATTCAACAATAAATCAAAAATAAATTGTTCTGACATAACGTACCTTTAAATGTAGTAAGTTTTTTAATAAGGTGTTTTAATCCCACCCGCGCGCGGGTGGGATTTCATGATTTACTTATCTAAACCTGCAATAATTTTGAAAAGAGGTAATGCACGATCGAAAACTTCGATCGGTGTATTATTTGAACCTTTTTTAAAGTTAAGTAAACCTAAGAATTTACAAATTTTCTTACATTGACCCGACTGTGCAAGAGCAGTACCAACCGTAAAACCTGCACCCCCCTCTCTTGCAATTTCATCTTTTAATTCTTGTGAGAGCTTAGAATTTTTATTTAAACCGCTGTAAAAATTCTTAAGATCGTTTAATGTGCGATAACCCCAAACCATCGCGAGAGCAAACAATCTAACGTAAAGATTCATACATCTTCTACCACTTGCAAGCGAATGAACGGTATCACAAAATTTGTTAAGTTCTTTTTGAGCAACAAAAAACTGATCATTTTCATTCAGAATAGCGATATTGTTTGCAAATTGCATCGCAAATTCATGAGGTCTTGCAATACTCATATAACTAGCAACCTGAATAATATCGTTATAAACCTGCGAGGGATTGAGTTTTAGGTTATCAATAAAATGATGAGAGTCAGAACCAAACCCAGTTTCACGAAAAATCGACTTTTTCGGGTCTAAACGGTATTTTCTGCAATATTCTACGAAACGATTTTTATAGTTATTTACACAAATTTTTGTAAATTCTTTAACTTTCGGGTCGTTCACGCTCGCGAGATCGACAACTAAATAAACCTCTGCGGGTTCTTTTTTAGTCTGTTTAGATGTATTCTTTTTAACTTGCTTTAGGGCTTTTCTCGTCTGTTTAGGGGTGACGAGCTGTTTTTCTTCTTCAGAAAAATTCTTGTTAATCTTACGAGCAGTTTTAGATGTCTTCTTTAAAGATTCTTCAATCTGAGAAGATGTGGGAATTGCGAAGATGTTTACAAATTTTGTCATGATCTTAATCTCATAGTAGTTAATCTTAATTGTCTGTAGATTAGCAAGTAGTGAATTACTATCTACACTTCATATTTTACGCTAATTTCTATATATGTCAAAAAACGCGAATAGGGATAAGCCCCAATACGGGCAAATCCCTAAATCGAAAAATGAGTGAGCAGGTCTAACTCCGCAAAGGTACGTTAGTCACTATGAGCGATTAGAGCATGACAACTCTAATACTTTAAAACTAACAGAAAACGGGTTAGATTTTCAGGTCACTACTCCCTAGCTCACTCATAAATTTTTACTCTTGTCAAGCGAATTTTCTAGGGATTTTCCCTAGGGTGGGTTATTAAATCCCACCCGGTAGCAGCATCTTAATCACCCCTCTGCTACCGCTTTTCATCACCCCCTCGTTCACCCTGCTTACGGTGCCAACGTTTTCCCATAAACCGAAATTCCTTGGCACGAGCGAAGCGCGTGTGCGCTTGGAGGATAAAATTCGCTCGTCAATAGCGTGCCAACACTTTAACACAAAACGAATTCCTCGGCAAGAAGCGTTTCAAGCGATTTGCGTTCAGGATAAATTTCGCTGAGTCAATCGCATTCCGAGGATTTTGATGCTCAAGAAAGCACTTTCCAGCCCTTCTGAGCGCTGTTTATGATATGTCGTGTGTGGTTAGTCGTTTACTGTATATAAGATCGTTGTAGAACGTTGGCAACAGCTTTACGGGCTTATTTGATAAGTAAGTAACTAAGCTATAATACTCATATCGAAACAACAGAACTAATAGGGAGTTCAAAGATGTGCAGAATAGAAAAGCGAAGCAAGTATGATGACTACGCTTCAGATGATGATGAAATCATCGTCTTTAATAGTTTTGAAGATTACGCAAATTCGATTAAAGACCCGTCAATTTATAAAGAGTTTTTCAAGCGTAACCCTGATCGTTATTCTGCTCCGAGCGTTCTCAAGTTCGTACATAACGAAGAAGAAGCAAAAGAGTTTGTAAAGAAAGCGATTGAAGCGGGTGATGAAGATTTTCTTGAACTGCAAAAGTTTGCTGAAGAAGAAAATATAAAGGGCGGTGCTTTCGCAGTATGTACGGGCGAATGTGACGACTATTCACGATTCGATTTCACTAAACAGGGCTATTTATTAGACGATTCAGATTAAAGCAGTAATACAGAATAACTCATAGTGTGTACTTTAAACCCGCTGTTCTTGTAGTGAAAAGAAAGAATAGCGGGTTCTTTTTTGTCCAGATTCAAGCCACGCCGTCTGTAATTGTCTGACTGTCTGCGACCCGCCTGTTAGCCACCTGCCGTTGCCTTGAACCAACAGACTGCCACGCCTAGCAAGACTAGACTGCCTCCATAGCCAAGACTCCAGAGACTCCATTTGCCAAGCCAGCAAAGACTGTTGCCAGCGGCGCAAAGACTCGTGCCAAGGAATTTTATCTGCGTGCCAATGACAATTGCCAACGCCTGTAAGACTCTGTTGCCTGATGTGCAAAATTCGCGCCAAGGATAAATTTCGCTTGCCAATAGCCGAGACTGGAATTCATTTCAACTCCGAGAGCGATTGCCTTGGATTTGCTTCAAGCATAAATTTCGTGTTGCCTAGGCATTTTGTTTGTATTCTCAACTGTTGCCAAGGTTACAGTCGGTTCTGTTTTGTTTCGTTGGAATGAGTTTGATTGAATCTTCCCGCCTTCATTCAAACGGTTAATATATAGTTATCGAAACAACGAACAAGGGAGTTCAAAGATGTACAGAATAGAAAAACTCAGCAAATATGTTGATTGGGCCGAACCTGAAGATAAAGTTGTCGTATTCGACACCTTCGATGAATACATCAATCAAGTAAAAGACGGTGAGATTTTCAAAGAATACTTCAAAGACGAAAGAGACGCCCCGTGTGCCCCGTGCGTTCTCAAGTTCGTACATAACGAAGAAGAAGCCCGTGAGTTCGTCAAAAAAGCGATTGAAGCGGGTGATGAAGACTTCATAACCGTACAACAATACGCCGATAAAGATCATTATGATGGTGGTGCTTACGGCGTCTTAACTGGTGAATATGACGGTTATGCAAGATTCAGTTTCACCAAACAGGGATATTTATTAGATAACCCGTTATTTGATTAAAGCAGTAAGAAACCCGCTGTGTCAGCTACCCTATTTAGCTCGATTACAGCGGGTTTTGTTTTGTCTGTATTGATTACGTTGGAACACATACAAGATGTTGTATGTCTGTAAATTCCTTTGATTTCAACTGTTTCCAACCAATTTGTATATCTATGAATAGTGCCTTGGCATTAAAAACTCTTCAAAATTGATTGCCAGAGTTTCAAGAATCGGTTATTTGAATGCCTTGAATTGAGAGATTCAACGCCTGCTAATAAAAGACCGCCTACTCTTGAGCTTATTATAATGAAATTGCTTTTTTAAGCGAACACTCATTCGGAGTGTTGTGTCATTCCGAAGGTTTTTCTTTTTACGTTTTCTCTGGACGCAATGCGGCTAAGGCTAAGGCTAAGAATAATTAAATTTAATTATTTATTATTTATTCTCTATTTTCTTAAGGGTTAACCCCATCCGGTTGGAAAACCTTGAATCAAGTCAGCAGAAATTGGGAAAAGCTACCCTACCCGAGCATCATTCTTTTTATTCTTATGCAAGGGAGAGAGCCACCAATTCCACCGACTTATCAAGTTCAAACCAACCGAACAAACATCCGTCTAGTTCTAACCTCACTGACAAGTCCTCTTTGCTTTTGAGCAAACAGTGCAGAAACAGCGAAAAGCTACCAGAAAAGGCAAAGATCGAAACAGCCCTGAAGAAACTTCAGGAAAATCTTCGTGACTAAGACTGTAGCACACTTTTAGTCTTTTGTAAATAGTTAATTACTTATTTATTTGTTGTACAATGATCTTGTTTTCAATCAACCCAGCAGGGAGAAAAGATGAAGCAGGAAGAGTTTTACGATTTACGAGAATATCGTCTGACCATGAAGAACAAACGGGTTAATTTGCAGGCGATTGGTTCTCTTATGGATAAAGTCGGCAAGCATATTAAGGAGATTCGTAAACAAGGACTGTATCCCAAGAAGGTTGAGGAGCTGGAAGCAGAGCGAATCAGACTTGTGGAAGATTGTTTGAAGGAATCAAGAAAGTTCTTGGACGAAAATAAACAGCCCAATCCATTTCTTAATGCTTAAGCAATAAAATTCCAACCTCTCAGAAACGCTCAAAAACGCTTTCTGAGAGGTTTTTCTTTTCTACCCTGTTCGTTACTCACAAAACAAAAGAAAAGCGCTCAGAAGAGCGCTATGAAGGTTTTAGAAGCGGTTTGAATTTATACCGACGATGAAGTTTCAGAAATCGACCAAATTGACTGATTTGGTGCCTAGGAAATAAGTAACTGTTTACTTATTTCCAGAGATTAAAAGCCCTCTTTCGAGGGCTGAAGTTCTCTTATTCAGTAATCACTTTGCATAACATACGAGTTGCATAATCTTCGCATACTGAACAATAACCTTCGGAGCATATGAAATTACCTTTTTCATCTTTTAGAACCTCTACAGACTTCACATGATTGTTTGCTAACCATTCACCGACAATTTCAATATCGTCGGTGTAAAGACCGCTGTAATCGTGAGAAGAAAGTGCAAGCGCATACGGGTAATAAATCGCGATTAGTTTTTCAGTCATTTTGTGAACTCCCTATAGTGTGTTGTTTTGATATAGATATATTACCCGTTCGAGTATTGGCGGGGGAATTTAATAAAGTCAGCGCCTAGTATTTGAATTGTCAGCGCCTAGTATTTGAATTGTCAGCGCCTAGGAAATTTTATTTTGAAAGCTCTGGAATTAAATTTCTAAATCCTAGGAATTGAATCAGATAACACTTGACCCGCGTTCTGCGGGTCTTTTATTTAGAGATAAGCGGGAATTTCTCTCTTATCCCAATCGTGTTTACCGATGTACGGGTTATTTGTTGCATAACGGTCGGAAAACGATTTGATATGACGGGCCGTTGTGCGAGACCATGCATATGACATCTTATAAAGCGTCCCATTTTTGATGTAAGCAACGTTTGTCGAGTAAGAAACCAAAATTTTGAGACCGCTTTCGAGTTCTTGAACAATTGCTTTATGGTAAAAGCTCTTGTGACCGTCATATTCGCTGGGTTGTAATTCGTAAGTCTTCATTTTTGAACTCCCTTAGTTCGTTGTTTCGATATAGACATATTACTAGCATGGTTATTGGCGGGGAGAATGAATGAAGTTAGTTCCTACATTATGACGGTCGGAGTTTAATTCCTAGGAATTGAAAAGAGGTAAAAAGAAACCCCGCTTTCGCGGGGCGTCGTGCGTTATACGCACAAATTAAAATCGAAAAAGTCAAATAAGAAATTTTTGTACTGCTGTTTTTCTTCTTCGTTCTCTAAATCGAATACAAAATGACATCTTTCAACATCGGTATTTTTAGAAGGGTTTCTCAATCTTTCCCAGTCTGCGCCGTGATCATTAAAGTCGTCATCATAATTTTGGGCACCCGTTGACTCGGTAACAATCGCCCAGACAGCACGTTGAGTTGTGAATTCGTGACCGTCTTCTTCAATGATTGTGAAATCTCCCCCGAAGAAGTCTAATTCAGCGGTGAGCTGTTGATTTCTTAGCTGATTGTAATCGTCAAGATCAGCATTATCGTTGAAATCACGATTTGCAAATTTTGCGTATTTTTTAACTAAGTCTTTCATTTGCACTCCCTTTAGTGCGTTGTTTCGATATATGTATATTACTCTCGTGTTTATTGGCGGGGAGATTGTTTTCAGTTAGTTCCAACGTTGTAGCGTTTTCAGTTCCAATAATGTAGCGTTTTCACTTCCGAGTTTGTAGCGCCAAGGAATTGATTATTCTTTTTCGTTGGATTTTGTTTGCTCAATGCCAAGGCAACGTGTGCGCATTCGGCTCTGGATATAAATTTCAGCCAACAAATAGCGTTTTGTTTCCTTGGATTTAATCTTGTTAAACGAAACCCGCCAATCTTCTTTAGCGGGTTTCTTTGTTCGTCAATCTAGTCGTCTGTAATAGCACTTGTAGCACGTACCCCAAACACCTAAGATGTCATCACGGTGAAATTCCCCTTCATCATCAGGGTCAACCGTTGTGAGTACGTCATTATGTCGCATGAATTCCCGCACCTGCTCGGCTTCTTCGGGATAATCATAATCAAGCCCTGAAAAATCACCGTTGATTAGAGCAGTCATGTGAGCTTCTAGAAAATAACCGATTAAATAATCATCTAAGTTCATAATTCACCCCTTTACTGTTCTGCATCATCAACCAACTTAGCAACTAACCAGTTGAGATAAAGTGCCGTATAAAGTCTTTTCGCTTTATCAGTACACGTGATAATGTCTTTGAAAGTCAAACCGATTTCGCACAGAAATTGATGACCGCTATCAAGCACTTCATTTTCAACGTAAGCAAGAATCTTGCGGTTGAGTTCTTCGTTATCCCAAAACTTGAGAAGTTCTTCAGTTGTGAAGACTTTCTCAGCACTTTCTTTTCTCAGTCTGAGAATTTTCCCGAAACAGTCATTTATGTTGAGCGAACTCTCTATCGTTATGACGATCATTTTTAACTCCCGTTAAGTTTGTTTCGATGATTAAAGTTTACGCTGTTGATTATTGGCGGGGAGTTAATTCATTTTCAAATCCAATGATTTAGAAAGTCATAGCCTAGGATTTAGAATTGTTTTTCTATTGGAAATAAATAATAGGAATTGTTTTATTGGAATTAAATAATTAAATGCCTTGGAAATAAAGACTCTGAATTTAAAATGCCTACAATTCATTGATTAAAAAATGAGCGGGAGTAATCCCGCTCTTCGGTTTGGTTATTCTTCGACCCGATCAATCATTCTGCTGGCCAAGTCTTCTACGTAAGCCCACACGTAATTGTTAATTGCGCAGTCTGTTTTTTCAATGATTTCATAGATTTCAAGTCTCATTGTTTGTTGAAAATCCGCCCACCCAAGTTCTGCGCAAAGGTTTTCTACAAATTCATCAACTTGATCTTCAAACTTTTGATAAAACTCTTTTGTGTCAGAGTAGTAAATCAACGGCCCGCAAGCTCCCGAAGCGCAACCGTGTTCATAAGTTTCATTAAGCATTTCAGCTAAAGACTGCAATTCATCTTCTGAACTATCTTTATCGCAACCAAAGAAGTCGAACAGTTTTGCAAATTCATCTTCTTTAAATAACTTGCGAATATTTTTACTGTTTAACATTTTTGAACTCCCTCGTTCGTTGTTTCGTTATGTATATATTAGTCTTTTGATTATTGGCGGGAGCTGTAAATATTTTCAATTCCAATGTTTTAAATAATCTAATTCATAGCCAAGGAATTAAGTTTTAAATTCCTAGGAATTAAATTATTTTCATTGTTGAAAATAGATTTTAATTCCTAGGCTATAAATAAATTCAAATAAAAATTCCAACGAAAGCCGCTTAAAAATAACCCCGCATTTCTGCGGGGCTTGTCTTGTCGGTTAGATTTTAGCTACTTCGGCTTGAAGTTTCTCAATGAACTCATTGATGAGTGGTTTAATGAACCTGATAAAGTCGGGCTGATACATGAGATACTGTAACTTACCGAGGGCCTCTTCACCGATTTCGTCTTCTGAGTAGTTATCAGTCATACGCTTATCAGGGAAGTAAATCGGCTCGAATTGTTTGCAATATTCATCAGTGAACAGCTTGACTGCGTACCAAGAAACGGCACTCCCAACCTCTTTCGCATCAGGGTCGGTGTGATAAATGTACAGGTCAACGGGAAGGTGTTCTGCACAAACTTCATCAGCTTTATTCACACCGAACGGGGTATGAAGTTCAACACGAGTGTGCCCGAAAGTTTCGGTAACGCTTAAGTCACCGATTGAATCAGAAAGAATGTTCGCAATGTTTTCAAGTTTCGTCATTTTTAAACTCCCATAGTGTGTTTGTTTCGACAATTCACAGTTTACGCTTACGAACGTAGGCGGGGAGATTTCTTTAATTCGATTCCTATGTTTGCGGCTCTACAAACTCAGAGCCAAGGAATTTGTTTTTTTGTTGGAAACAACTTTTCTAATTCCTAGGAATTGGTTTTCTGTCAGCGTTGGATTTAATTTATTTCCTAGGCACAAAATAATTAACCCGCTATTTCAGCGGGTTGTTTGTTAAGCTGATTGTTCAATCAGCCCAGCGGTGTCCAACCAATTTCTCTGCCAAAGAAACCAGTGTCTTGGGAGACGTTTTCTCTTTTCTTCCTCTTCCGCTTCAGCTTCAAGCTTCATTAGGTCTTTTTCGACCCGAGCCGATGCCAGCTCATACGCAAGCCCATCATCTTCATACCAACTGTTGTACATCTCAAGGTATTCTTTGAATTTTTCTCTTTCGTCATAAGCTGTCATTTTGTTACTCCCGTTAGTGTGCGTTGTTTCGATAGTTAGTATTCTATGCTCTTGAGTATTGGCGGGGAGATGTTATTTGTTCGATGCCAATGATTTTGCCCTGACGGTCTTAATTCCTAGGCGCTAATCCCATCTGGGCGGGATTTCTCCCGTCCTTCTCTTTTAGTAACCGTACTCAGAAAGAACACCCGTAACGTAAGCTATTACACGACTGCACATAATATCTTCAATGCTTTGCAAGTTATCGTTATCGTCGTAACCGTAAGTCTTGAGATAAGCAAGAATGTCGTACTCATGTTTTTGATAAAAATCCGTTGTGTTACGGTAGTACATCAAAAACTGAGAATCATCAATGTGCTTGAACGTGTCAAGAAGATCGGTCAGTTCATCATCTTCTTCTAACTTTTCTTCAAAGTCGGGGTCATCTTCTTTGTAGCCAAAACCTTCAAAACCGAGTGCATTAGCGATGTAACGAAAATCACGATTAACAGCGTAAGCATTGTAAGCATCAATTCTCTTCATAGTGTGAACTCCCTTTAGTTCGTTGTTTCGATGCTTAGAAGTTTACGCGGTTGGTTATTGGCGGGGTGGTTTACCGGGTTTTGATTCCAATGATGTGTGAAATTATTTTCTGCTTTGCCAAGGAATAACGATAATTTTTCCCATAGTCCTCTTATAATCAATGGGAAAAATTCCCATTTTGTTACAAAGTCTGCGCCAAGGATAATTTTCAGCCCGTTTTAGCCACGTGTTTTCCAGGCTTTCGTTTAGTCTTGCTCCAAGGCACACGTACTTCTGCTCTAAGGATAATTTCCGCCAAGGAATAGCTTTTGGTTCTTCAATTTCTTCCAGCCCTTGTCTGCCAAGGCCTCTCACTCTTTCCAAGGCGCTTGCAAGTGTTACCACAAGGATAAATTTCGTCTGGTTATTGTCTTTCGCTCTTCTTTTCCACTGTTTTGTTCAGTGGAAAACCTCGGTGTTAAAAGTTCGTAGATGATTCCCAGCATCTCATAGAGGGTCTGACTAAGCAACTATCCAAGAGCCGCAAGGCTTCTTCATTTTCGTCTTTTTCAAAAATAATCGCTCACTGCTTTGTTAGACCGCCCTTTTAAATGACGTTTCTCACTGCTTTTGTTACTGAGTTGCAGATTTCGTTCATGTAGTCGGCGATTTTGATAAAGGTTTCTGTATCTACAGAGTCTCTTACAAGATCAAAGTCCGCTAAGTTCTCAATTCCGTTCTCATACCAGCGCTTAATCAGCAGATAGCGCTTGTTGTTTTCGTCAAAAACATAAATTGCTACTCTTACTTCCATGTTTTCACTTACCGCAACGCTTGCAAATTGTATTTTCTTGATCTTCATCTCTATAACCTCTCATAAAATTGATAATTTCACTGTAATTCAATTACTTTTTGGAAGATTACTGTATAAATAAACTGTCTAAATCTCTAAATTGGTACTTTTTCAAAACCCAATAACTGCGGGGCTTTGAGCCTAGTCCGACCCTCTGCAGGATGCTTGGTTTTCAGGGGATAAACTTACTGTATAAATACAGTGGTTTTACTGTATAAATAATTTTCGAGAGTTTCTCGGATTTTCTAAGTCAGCGCCTAGGAAACAATGACTCAATGTCTTGGAATCAATGACTGCCTAGACAGAAAAGACTCATTGCCTTGGAAATAAAGACTCAATGCCTTGGATTGAGAGACTGATTGATGTGAAAACGTTGGAACTGGCTTAGAATTTCACAATGTGGAAAATGGTGTCAGATTGATAGGGATATGAATTTGCGTTATCAATCCCTACCCCTATTTCCTCCTTATACCTATTTCCTTCTTACACCTATTTGTCTTACGCTCATTGACTGATTTCTCTGTTTTACCTTACATCCGTATATCTTCTTCCTCTGTTTATTTCTTACATCTATTGATTGTCTGTCTATATACGTATTACGTCTGTACGTCTTTCTTCGGCTTGTATTCGTTCTCTATTAAGCGATTGTCTATATCGAAAGTAGTTTGTCAGAGCTGTGCGTTATCTTCGTTTACAGCCCTTTATTTTTGCGTTTTAGCAATTTTTCAAATCATCAACCAAAGAATCATATTGTTCTTTGGTGATATTTCCGCATTCAAGAGAATAGTCGAGATGTGTCTGGCAATCTTCTTCGGTATCAAAGAAGTCGCCTCTATTGAACGTTTGACTTGAAACAAGTTCGTTTAATTCATCAGAGTTATTGAGCGGTACTTCTTTTCCGCCATCATCTTCAAGAATTGCATAATGCTGATTGTGTTTTTCAATGAAGTGCAGACAAGCGAAATTTGCCAAAGTTTCTTTTGCGACGTAATCAGGTGTGCCATTGGGTTTGATATAAACCGCATATCCAGTATGAGCAACGGCTTGTTCGATTTCTTTTCTAAGTTCTGTCATTTTGGTGACCTTTTAAAAATTCATTATTTGATTATAGGCAAGCTATCAAGACGTTTATGAGAGCTGTATTCATTCGTTGCTTACAACCCTTCTATTGTCGATTTAATCATCTTCATAATCTAAAGCATCAAATCCGTCGTGCTTCATTGTGAAGTTACGATAGTTGATTCTTTTTACACGATAGAAATCTCTTCCTTCTCTCAGAAACCAACTGTCTCTTCTAACTTCTTTAACATTCGGCATTTGTCGCCAAGTATTGCGTTTTACGTATTGATAGACTTTACCGTCTTTAATAGCCTGTTTAATGAACTTGGAAACCGACGGCAAGATGGTCTTTAAGTACAAATACATCATCTCTTGAAAAAGAAGATCATCGGGATTGAGCTTAAATTTCTCTTTAACGAACGTCTTTAGTTTGGTAGGAAGTTCTGGACTTTCGACATCTAAATCACAATCGTATTCCTCTTGCACAACAAAGTACATAAAATTTTCTTGAAAAAGACAAGCGATTGAAAACTCGGTGAGTTTATTGATCGTCCAATAAATTGCTTCTTCATCGCTCCAATTACGAACGTATTCAAAGTACGTGCCGTCAAGGTCTATTACATACAGAAGATGATCGAGCTTTTTGTGTTTCTTGAGATAGTTCAAAGCGTAGTCAACATCCATTGCAAAATCCCACTTTAACGCATATTTAGTAAAGCGTTTCACTTGTGAACTCCCTTGTTGAGTTTGTTTCGATAACTACATATTAGAGAGTTGAAGACTGGCGGGGTGAGCAGATACCGACGTATTCCAACTAATCTAACTATTTAACGTGTTAGATTAGGTTCATTTGCGCCTTCATTGATAAGGGTACCAACGACTAACTGCTTGAATTTGATTGAAAAAGTTTATGAGAAGGTTGTTGACAGGAAAGTCGTGTTTCAACCGTAGTCAAAGACTGTGTTTTTGAAAAAGTCAATAGATAAATAATATCCTTTAAAATCAATTAGTTAGAAAAGACATACCGAGAATAGGGATTGACTTCGGGTAACTCCTAATGCTTTAATCAAAAATAAGTAGTTGATTACTTCATAAAAGCGCTTATAATGAGAAACAAATAAGAAAAAGGTTGTTCTTTTAAAAACTAAACGATCTCCTGAAATATTTCAGTTGTTTTTGAAAGAGTGTACAGCCGAAGTTGCGCTGTGGCTTAATGCAGGAGTTGGAAATTAAGACGCTTTCATGTGTATCTCGGAATTAAAGAACGTACCCAACTCCTGCACTCATTTTATAGGATGTAATAGATTACTTATGTAAAACAAGAACCGTCTTAGTTTTTATTCATTTTCTGAGACAGTTTGCGACTTGGTATTTAATGGCTTAGAAGCGTGACCGAGAAGTAGTAGAAAATAAGAAGCTCTGACAGCGGACGCCTGTTTGAGTTTGAAGATTTTCTCAAGGTTTTCAGATTCATAACCTGAGTGAACGCGGTGCAATTCCGCCCTTCTATTCCCAAATCGCCCATTCTTTTGTTAGTTAGAACGAGATTGAGCAGAACCTGATGAAAGGCGTCCCTCTGGGTTCTCGAATGAGAGTACGCACGGTAATGCGAAGAATTCCTTTGAGCTTGTGGGTTCTGCTTCAATCTTTTAAATGATTCTCCGATAGCTCAGTTGGTAGAGCGACGGACTGTTAATCCGTGGGTCGTTGGTTCAAGTCCAACTCGGAGAGCCACCGAATTCAGTTTGCTTGTTTGATCTACAAGCAATGAATGCCGTGCTCCAGGGTTTCTGTAGCGGTTCTATTCTTGGTGAACCTTAAACGAAGAAGGGTATCGCAACTATCCAAAAGCGTTTGCGGAGTTTAAGCCTTTTTACTCTGATTAAGGCTTTGGTGAGGTTAGCCAATTCAACACGGTCTAGCGCTGGGTCGTGGCGGAAAAATAACAAGGGGTCTGTTAAAGATCGACAGACTCCGCCTCAAAGTCATTTGGCAAACAGATGATTTTGAAGTTTTAATCGCAGTGGTGGCTGAGAGGTTGAAAGCGGCGGACTGTAAATCCGTTTCTCTAAACGGGACGCGTTGGTTCAAATTCACCCCTGCGACCATAGAGGCATAGCTTAATTGGTTAAAGAACTCGGCTTATATCCGAGCAAAGCGGAGTCTGGATAATGCTTTTCGTTGAAGGGCCGATTCCTTCCGCATTTGCAGTGCGTGTTTTTGCCGACAAGCTGAATGGAACGTTCAGTGCCCTCTCTGTGAGAGAGTTTCTGTCTAGCTCCACTAGCGGGCATTACGAAGACGACCTGCACTATCCAAGACATATAGGTATCGCAAGGCTTGTGTCTCGGAGTCCATGTAGGTCTTTGTGGCAGTGTGCAGGTGTCTAGCGAACACTTGCGAAAGGTCTGTTGGTTGACCACTGTCAGTTCTGTGTGACCGTCAATCGGCGCCTTTAATTGATGGAAACGCGAACGGTCGGAGGTAGCTCAGTCGGAAAGAGCAATCCCACAATTAGGGAGGTGTCGTGGGTTCGAGTCCCACCTTCCGACAATTTTCTTATATGGACTTATTTCATGTGGCAAATTAAAAATCCCGAACTTGCAAACAAAATTCTTATCTTCTTTACTCAAGAAGAAATTGATTTAGCCTGTAAAGTTCAGATTGATGATGAATTTTCTTACGTTATCTTTAGAAAGGATGACTGTCTTGGCTTTAATGAAGTCAGTTTCGAAGTTAAAAAAGAAGAGCTTGAGGAAGTTGAAAAATACGACCCTAGAACTTGGAACGATTTCTCTAAAGTGAAACCGCCTAAGCGTGGGTGTTATCTGATCTCTAATTGCGCTATTCGTGATTATCCTTCTGAAGGTTTTGTAGCTTATTGGAATGGTGAAAAATGGATTTATCCAACCCCTACTACAACCACCTTCTTTAGAGCTATGCCTACAGATGATGACTTCGGCGGCTTTTGGGATACGAAAGGTCTCTAATCGTGACTAAACCTTTCGTTAATCTCATTGTTGCACGCAGTCGGAACGGCGTGATTGGCAAAGACGGCAAATTACCTTGGCGACTGCCCGAAGATCTGAGGTTTTTCAAAGCAAAAACGCTCGGTCATCACGTCATTATGGGACGCCATACTTGGGAGTCCATCGGTCAAAAAGCTCTGCCAGAAAGAAGCAACATCGTCTTAACGAGCAATTCTGATTACAAAGCTAAGAACGCTTTTGTCAGCTCCTCTTTAGAAGATGTTTTAGAGCGTCTCAATTCTGATGAAACGGTGTTCATTATTGGCGGGGCAGAGCTTTACAAACACGCTTTGCCTTACGTTAAACGTGCATGGATTACTGAGATTGATGCGGATTTTGAAGGTGATACGACGTTTGACGCTTTAGATGAAAACGAATGGAAGCTCGTTTGGATTGAAGAACATCCTAAAACTGAAGACCGACCGTTCGGTTTTAAATTTCAGTGCTTCGAGAGGGTTAAGTAATGTGGCAAATTAAGAACGAAGAGCTTAAAAAGACAGTCGGAGCTTTCTTTACCGATGAAGAAATTGATGAACAAGTTTGCCGTGTCTGGAAAACAGATTACACTTACGTGCGTCTTCAAAAATACGTTCAGCCTTCTTATCAAACCGTAATCTTTGAAATTCCATTAGAAGAATTCGAGTTGATCTACAACCCTAATGGTTGGAATCCTTACCCTTCCGTCACACCTCCCAGCGAAGGAGATTGGCTCGTACAGGACAAGTACGGAGATTTAACAATCAGAGAGTTTCACGTCACTTACGGCCCCGAAGGTTGTGACAAATGGTGGGAAAACACTCCTTCTTATTACCCCGAAGCAGTGGCTTTCAGAGCTTTACCTGAACGTTACAAGGAAAATAAATAATGGAACTCTCACCTCTTCTTATTTACTTCATTGGGCAACTTGATGCTTTTAAAGGCGCCTGTGGTCTCACCTTAGTTTTCGGAGGTATCGCTTTAGTGTTTATCAACCTTGTTAAAGCGGTTTCTTACTGTGACGCCGAAACAACTTACGAGCTTAAGGCATATAGCAAAATCAAATTTGTAACCGACAAGACAAATAAACTATTAGGCCCGATTGTGTTTGTTGCTTTTCTCGGCTCAACATTCCTCCCATCACGTAGCACTGTAGCAGCCATGATCGTCGTCCCCGCCATCTCTGCTAACCAAAGCATTCAGAACATCTCCAATGACGCTCTTCAGTGGGCAGAACAATACATTCAAGAACAACTTAATCCAAGAAAGAAAAATGATTGATAAATACAAAATTCACAATGAAATCTGCATGAATCTCCATCAGACTTACGTTGCCAAGAACAATGATTACGGAAATTCTTTCGCTAAAACCCGCTCGGAGTTCCCCGAAGCGATTTTGATTCGTTTGTCTGATAAGTTTGAGCGCATTAAGTCCCTTTATCGCAAGTCTGACCGCCAAGTTAAAGATGAAAGCATTGAAGACACCCTGCTTGATCTTGCTAACTATGCGATTATGGAAGTCGTTGAACGTCGTGCAATGAAGCGCGCCGATAACAATGACGAACCTCAGCACGTCTCTTTGCCGATTCAAGCAAAGTACACGGATAACGACGAATATCCTTACAGGTAACTAAACATGACTAAGTTTGATGTGGTCTCCGACCTGCATCTTGATCACTTCGTAGGAAGTGGTGACGCGGGTACAGAATTCTTAGAAAGCGTATTTCTCAAGCCAACCGCCCCCAATCTTTTGGTAGCGGGAGACATTGGCAACTGGTACAGCGAACACGCTTTGTTTTATACAGACTACTTTTTCAACTTAGTCAGACATAAATATCAAAACGTCGTTTGTGTATTAGGAAATCACGACTATTACCTCTTCGGCCTAGATAAAGAATCTAGCCCTGTCGCAAAGTACCGTGAGCGCTATTCAGACTACAAAAATGTTCATTTTCTTAGTCTTAGCGACGCTCCCAGCACGGTAAAAATTGAAGACACTACAGTCATTGGCGGAACACTTTGGTCTGACCTTGATCCAACCTATGAGCTTGATATTGTTCGGCGTCTTAATGACTTTTGGTATGTTCACGGTTTAACAGCAAAAGACTACCGAGACAGATTCACAAAAGAATTGCTTGAGCTTGATAGACTGCTCGAAATACACAAAGATGAAAAATGCGTGGTCTTAACGCACCACGCACCGACCTTCTACACAACGCCAATGTACAAAGACAGCCCGCTTCAAAGTGCTTTCTGTACTAACCTTACAAGAATGTTTCTTTCTCGGTCAAATATCAAAGCGTGGGTATTCGGTCATACGCACGTTAAAGCTGAGCTTGAGATTGGCGGAGTAAAGTTGATTGAAAACTCGTTTGGATATTACGGTCAAGAGAGCTTTGATTACAAGCCGAAGTTATTGACAATAGAGTAAAAATTTAGCCCCGCTTTTGCGGGGCTTTTCGTTTCTTTAAATTCCCATCTTCTGATAGATCAGCGGGAGCAGGTTTGATTCAGGGTCAGGAGATAAGCGATGACCAACCTTGACGGCAATGCCGAGCTTCGGGAGCATATTCATTACTTGGGCCGATTGAGCATTAGCTGTATCGGGGCTGTACGGCTTTTTCAGCAGTGCTTGATAAAGATTGCCTTTTTTTCCGCCGTCGAGATAACCGTCTTGTTTGAATGTCTCGAAAGCGATCTTAAGCACGGTGTTGAAAGTGCAACCGCCCGTAAGAAATGTGTAGAGTTGAACGACCTTTTCGCAAACCTTTTTCTGAGAGAAAACCGTCTTGTCATCCAAGAGCTTTACAAGTTCCTGAACTTCTTTCACCTGCTTTTCTTTGCTAATGTATTTAGTGAGCGCCAGCACGTCTTTCGAGTTCTTAATGCGTTCTTCAAGCATCTTCCCGTAACCGTCTTTGTAAGTGATACAGGGTTCGGAGACTTTCTTTTCTTTCGGAGCTTTTGCAACCTTCTTTGCTTTAGCGGGTTTTGCGGTCTTTTCTTGCCTTTCGATTTTTTCAACCTTGTCTAAAGCAATGAGTTTTTGTTCAACGAAGTCTTTTGTGACGACTTCAGGGATACCTGCTGGTTCGTCGATGACAATGACTTCTTCTTCTTTGTTCAGTGTGCTCATAAATTCATCTAAGTCAGATGCTATTTGTTTCTCGCTCATGTTTTACCTCTTTGATTACAAAAGAATTTCTATATGATTATTGTAGAGGTGCGAACATTGGCGGGGAGACTCACCTTATCTTCATTCCAAGCATGAAAAGTCCCGAAACTCGGGACTGACTTTTAGATGGAAACTTCTGTTGTGAAGAATTCTGCCTGACCTGTTCGTGTTAATTCTCGGTTGATCTTATTGACCATTTCAATGGCAACTTCGTCTTGATAACCGAAACGCCAAACAAGTTGTTCAATCATTATCAGACAGTCTGCAAGCTCGGTGACTAAATTTTTTCGCGTGATTGGATTGTGACCGTGACGGCGCATTTTGATGATAGCCAAGGCGCACTCAACGGCTTCTTCTTCCATCTGTCTGAGTTGTTCCTCTTCGGTATGAGCGTTGGCAATTTTCGCAATTGCTTCTTTGTGTTCTATTTCTGTTTTCATTTTTAGTTCCAAAGTTTTAGGTACGATTAAACGGCATAAGCTCTTGTCTTATGCCGTCGGTGTCTTAAATGTTACGAGTTACGATGTAGTCTCTTAACCCCCTCATAGCACCTTGTTCGTCGAGCGTGTAGCGATTCGGCTCGGTGAAAAGTTGCACACCAAGTTTGTTTTTGACCGTGATTGTCTTTTTCGTGAGCGAAACTTTGTATTCTCTGCCCTCGTATTCGACTATGGCGGAAAATTTAGGTGAGCGACCGAAGATTGTTTCGCAATTGCTAATAATGAAGTTCATAAATATCCCCTACTGCTGTTTTTCGATCAAATAGTTTTCAATGATGTTGTAAGCGGAATTAAGCTTTTCAATCGCATAGCCGATTGTTTCGTTGAATTCGTCTTCTGCGTTTTCTGCTATCTCTTTTCGGTCTTTAATGAGCCGAGCTTTTGCAATCTCTTTAACGTTGTCAGTGTGCCTCTTAGTCAACGAACGAATCACGAGCTTGAGTTCGTCAAGTTCTGAAAGCGCTCCGCAAAAAGCCTCTTCTTGTTCTTTTAAAACTTCGCACCGTTCAGCGAGATAACGGGTCAGCGGGTCATCAGAATCTTTGCCAACTTCGACCAATTTCTCAACACCGTAAACCTTGCATTCAACTATTGAAAGACCATTCATTTTGCAAACCTCTTAAGTAGTTTCTTACTTAAGTATTATTGTATTCTACTCTATGTAGGCGGGTTGCGCCCACATAGAATTAAGTAGTTAGTTAGCCATTCTTAAGAGTTGAAATTTATTTCAAAATCTCGCACTTACGGATTTTGAGGTCAATCAGCTCAAGTTCTTGTTCTAAGTTTTTGAGCTTAACTTCCTTAAGCGGGTCAATCACGGTCACTGTTTTTCCAACCGCATTTGATGCGCCAGCAACAATCTGAGGTCTGTCCTCTTTTTCCGTCTCATTTATAGCTTTGAAAGGTTGGGTTTGATCTTTTATTTCTCTTGCTAAAGCAATGGAACTTAACGATTCTCCCTTTTTAAGCATTTCCTCTAAAGAGTAATTAGGATAATTAGTCTTAAGTGTTGCTAAAATCTGTTTCCAATCTCTGCCAAGCTCATAAGCTCTTACTATGAGTGTTTCGATGTCCCCTACTGTTAACGGAGTAGCGAAAGTGTAAAACTTTCTATAGTTTCCTTTTGTCGCTTCTTCAATTCTCTCGTTAAGCAAGTCTCCTAATCTTATTGAGTATTTTTTCTTGTCTTGAGTGAAGTGAAAGTACACCAAGCAACGAGAAACCGTCTTGCCCTTCATACCAACAAAGGTTACTTCTTCCAACCCTTCTATAACAAAACATCTCGATGCTTGACTTCTATCGTCTGAAGCCCAATTGAGTACAGCCTGTTCAAATCGTTCTCTTTTTACTTTCATATAAGCTCCTTGTTACTATCGGGAACCGCTGTCGTGCGATTCATGTTTGCAGTTTACAGGGGTGAATCTAGGAATGTTGTTTTAAATCAAAGACATTCCATCAGCTTTCAAGTACAGCTCTTCGCTTATTTGGTTGAATGGAAAGATGTAGTTTCGGTCTATGTATCCTTCTCTAGCCATCTTGCAAAAACACGCAAGCATGACTTCAACGTCATACCGAGCCGAATGAGCTTCGGTTTCGTTATATATAACGCCAAGAGCAGAACACAATTCCTGTAGTCTCGGTACTTTTCCGTCGTAGGTTGCCCATCGAGCCGATCTCATTGTGCATAACGTAGGAACGGTGATCTCTGTCATGCCAAGACGTTTGAATTCTCGGTTCAGATAGGCAGTATCAAAGGCGGCGTTATGAATCACGATAAGTGTGGCTTGCTTTAACTGTTCGTGAATCTCTTCTGCCTTTGTTTCAAAAATTGGCTCACTCATTAAGTCGGCCAATGAAATGTGATGTACGGCTTGCGCCTTTGCATCGATTGATCTTTGAGGATTAAATCGCTGAAGGATGCTTCTTGATTCGTCCTCCAACATTTTTTCGTTTAATACTAATCCACAATACTCAATGATCTTGTGGTCTTCGCCAATACCTGTTGTTTCAAGGTCTAATCCAACTATGTTTTTCATGTGTGCGCTTCGAGGATAAATCCCGTCACAACAATGCGACATAGCGAATTAGTGCGACGAGATCGTGTTAATTGATAAAAGTTATCTTCTCATTACGAAGTCTGGAGAGTTCGTTTTCTGCTTGTTTGAGTTCAAGACTTTCCATCTCCTCAATCACAGGGTCGATGATTGGTGATGGGTCTGGCGTTCTGTCTCTTGAGACCGCTAACGCTTTCAAACCTGTTTTTGCAATATAGCCGTTGGTCATCAATGCGCATTGTTCTAAAGTGCCGTCAAACGCTTCAAAACTCTTTCTAGCGGGCAAATGAATCGACCAAGTGAAACTCCGCGACAACTCAGCAACATTCCCATCAAAAACGAATAAACGCTTGTTCAGGGCTTCTAATTGCTCGTCTGTCAGCCCGTCGGGGCGAACGACGAATGAACAATTCGCCAAAACAGTGACGTAAATATCAATCGGGGAAAAGTCGATCAAAACGTTATCGGGAAGATTTCCGATCATTTTCTTCAGTCGCTTAAACATCAGCTCGTGAAAGTTCAGAAAAGCCTCTCCGTTATCTGTCATCTTGGAAAACTTCTTCTTGTCGATCAACTTATCAACCTCGATGTGTACGTATTTGCAGTTGATCTTTTTGGCTAATTCTTCTGCGAACGCTTCTTTTTCAGAACAAACGAATGGCCCGACGATCTGCACTCTCATTACTTTTCCTTTGGGGTTAATGAATATTTCCAAAGTATTGTAATTGAGGCATTAAAAGGGAGATTGTTCGTCTCCCTAAATGCGTCTAAGCACAAGCCGAAAGTAACCGATTTATTCTTCTTCGTAAAACTCTAAAGCCCAATCTTCAGCGTTATCAAAGCCACAAAGACTAGCCCTTCGCCTGCGGGTCAAAGACCTCTTACCTCGTTTTTTCCATTCGTTGCGTTTCTTCAGAATGATTAACTTTGCTTTCTGAAGCTCCGCTAGCGACAGGGTGGAGAAATGACAATCTTCAAACTCAATGCCAAGTTCTCTTGCGAGCCAAGCGTAAGCCTGTTTTCTTGTCATCCCTCCGTACTTCCAAAGTTTGTCGAACTCCTTGTGACAATCTTGCCTAATCTTCTTTTTGATTGGGACTTTCAGAGTTTTGCGCATCTCATCCTTCAAAGACATTTTCACGAATGAACGGTTTCATTGCCATCAACTGAGCGATGAAGTCTTTGAAATCTCTGACTGTCAGTTCGAGTTCGATTTCGCTTTCATCCCGCTTATCAATCGCTTTGAACTTCACGGTTGAACTGCCAATTTGTGCTTTTGCAATCAATGTTGCGGTTGTAGATGTTGCTTCTGCAATTTTACTCACTGCCATAATTAAGCCTCTTTATCGGTAAAAGTTTTCGGATATTGATGTCCAGGAAAGTAGAGAATCTTGTCTAAGCCCATTGAGTCAGTGCGGGCACACTCTTTGAGTTCTCTGAGTTCTCTTTTTACTGTTTCAAACAGGTAAGGATTAACGTTCTCGAACATATCGAAGATGTCGAGCCAGTCGGCGTTTCGCTCAAGACAAAAGCCCAAGCACGTTTCGCCATACATGAATCGTCCGCTGTAGCTTTTATCTATTCTGAACGAGATATTTTCGGCTTCGTGAGACCAACAGACCTCTTCCAAAAGCGCGACTAAATGTTGACTAATTGTTGACATAAAACTTACCTCTAAACTGCAATTGGTGCTTTAATAGCGGGGTATGATTCATAACCCGTAATCTCAAAATCATCGAACTTGTATTCCCAAGGGAATTCGTGATGATTTCTTATATGTAATTGTGCGCTCGGGGGTAATGGCGTGCGTGAAAGCTGAAGTTTTGCCTGTTCAATGTGATTGTCATAGAGATGAACATCTCCGCCCGTCCAAACGAATTCGTCAGGGATGTAACCCAAACAATCAGCAAAAATGTGCGTCAGTAAGGAATAGCTTGCGATGTTGAACGGCACACCTAAGAAGAAGTCACAACTTCTCTGATAAAGCTGACAAGACAGATACCTCTTGCCGTTTTCTTCTCTTACGAAGAACTGAAAGAGACAGTGACAAGGCGGTAAAGCCATTTGGTCGATTACTAATGGGTTCCATGCGCAAACAATATGTCTTCTTGAGAATGGAAAATCCTTGAGAGACCAAAGAACATTTTCAATTTGATCTACGCTATCTGTATCTTCATCGTCCTCGATTTCTCCATCGACCTCAAAATAGTGGTTTTCTTCGTCATCACAGTCTTCAGCATCACAAAACACTTCAACTTTTGCGAATGTTCCGACAGCAGAAAACGCTCTCCATTGTTTACCGTAAACTGGGCCTAAATCGCCGTTTATATCTTGCCACTCACGCCAAATTGTGACGCCGTTATCTTCAAGATATTTAGTATTCGTATCTCCGCTCAAGAACCAAATCAGTTCGTGAATGATGGACTTCAAATGAAGTTTCTTTGTTGTCAGAAGCGGGAAAGATTCTTTGAGATCGAATCTCATTTGGGCACCGAAAATTGCTCGTGTGCCAACGCCCGTTCTGTCTTCTCGATGATTTCCTTTGTCGAGAATTTGTTGCATTAAATCAAGATATTGCTTCATGGTTGTTTAGAAAAGATGGTGATGACCAAAGCTGAGATGACGGCTACTAAAAAGATGGAAACTGCTAAGTAATGGTTTTTGTCCCAAGTGACTATTAAGCCGACGATGAAAGCAATGAGGCCGCCAGTTCCCGCCATTAGTCCGACAAGGTGATAGAGAAAGTCAAAGAAGGTCTTCATTTATTTGTTAATCTCCGAATTAACCTAGATACAATTATAGCTTAAGTAGTTGCTTACTTAAGCTATAAATAAATGAAAATCCTAGAGGGTTTTTAACAAACTCATTATGTTGTGCCATTCATCCGTCTGAACCCCTGCATTTATGGCTCCAATAGCATCTGCTAAGTGTTCATTTTTCTCGACCATGACCTCTTCTCCCTTAACTTTTCGCTTAATCCAAGGTGCTTTTGGAAACTTTTCAGACGCCCAAAGAATCATCTCTTCTTTACTTGCGGTCTTGTGATTAACTGCTTTGACTTTGTTTTCTTGAGCTGTCACCTGAATGATCGGGATAGGAAGACTTGCAAGAATGCCGATGCAGATACCGTAACTTGCCATTGCTCTAGCGCTCTGAGACCCGTGTGGTACTTCAACGAACGCATAAGTCGGAGATTCTTTTTTAATAACCTCACAAACGCCCTTAAAAAGCGCTCTAGCGCGTTCCAAGTCTTGACTGTTCTTACGTACTCTCTTCTCGTTAGAACTCTCTGTAGAGACCAATTTGAGGTCGTGCACGTTAAATTCTCCGCTGTCGGTGTCAATAGTTCCGATAGCTAAACCAAAGTTTCTCAAGGCGGGGTCGATACCTATGATTTTTATTTTTTTCATTTACCAAGTTCCATAATTTACGTGATAGGAAAGTTCACTTTCTTTCTTCTCTTTTTCTTCTTTGTGTGGTCTGAAGGCTTCCAGCAAAGCGTTTCTGATAATCGGCAGAATGCAACAGGTTGTGAAGTTATCCATAATCACCCTGTCGTTACTGCTCGGCTCTTTGTACTTCAGCGTTCCCATGACAGCTTGAATCCATTTTGAATTGGCCTTCAAAAGGGCATTGTCAACGCATCCAAAAATAATTTCATTCTTCTTGTCAAAATAGACATTCGCACGCTTGATTGCTGTAAAGTTTTTCATGTCAACAACAAGGTCGTAAGTAAACTGCCACAATTCAAGTTTGTCGATAACATCAGTTGTAACGCCCGTGATGTATCCAAAAACCTGAACTCTAAATACAATTTTTCCACTACCGTGCTGATGACTTAAAACTCCGCAGTTGAAGCGCCTGACCGAAAGCCCTTCGCCAATGAGAAGCGTTCTTTTCTTCTCCATGTCTTCACTAAGAAGTGTCGGAGAATGAGAAAAGTCACTCGACGAATCGTAAAACTTCAGCCTAACTTCATTTCCGCTTTCAGTTCTATACTGATCGAAGACGGTCATAAAGTAGTTTTTCCATTTTTTGGTGACCGCTTGGAGAACGTCTATTGTCATCACCTTACTGACATTCTCATTCACTTCGATAGGGAACAAAACACTTTCGTTGATTTCTTCTGCCATTATTCTTCTCTGCTAACAGTGCTGATACCGTCTCGTTTCGTGACAACAATCGAGTTGTCAATCCAATCACGCAACGAGTTATGAGAGATAACTAAAGCCGTGCCGAATTGCTTCGCTTTCTCTTCTAATATTGACATCATGCGCTCTAAACCGCTGGCATCGAGAGCATGATCAACTTCGTCCGCAATATATAAGTCAATCGGCTTTTTAGCTCTCGAAGCAACGAGGTCTTGCAATGCCATAGAAGTTGCAACACGCACTTTTCTCTTCTCACCGCCACTAAGCCCAGCAAAGCAATTTGCACCCTTAACGCTCTTCACATCAATGGAGAACTTTTCTTTGAAGTCTCCCTTAGCGGTCTTCGTTAAAGTCTGCCAAGTTGCTGTAATTTCACCGTCCGACAATGTGTTGAGATAGAAAGCCGTTCTTTCGTTCAAAAATGGCGTTACAGTGTCGAGAATATGAGCACGAATGCCTTTACGTGAATAAAGTTCATCAACTGCTTCGGCAATTTCCTGATTTTTTAGATGTTTTTCATAGAGAGCTTCGCTTTCCCACTTACTGCTTTCCAACTTTGTCACATTTTCTTGAATCGTCCGAATTGTCTTATCGTGAGGAGTTATGCCTTTGACAGTTGCCTCTTCACAAGCGACAACCATTTTGTTCAAATTTTTAAGTTCTTCTTTATAACTTTTGACCTGAAGTTGTGCCTTTTGATTGTTATGAAGATGCTCGTTGACTTTATTCATCGCAGACATTAGATCAGAAACGCTTGGAAGTCCCTTTTTAAAGTCTTCGGCTTCTTTCGCCAGAACTTTCGCTTCTGCAACTTGTTTCTTGAAGTCTTCGATCTGCTTTAAAACTTCTTTTGTCTTGTTCGCAATCTGAGTTTCAATCGCCTTTTTAGCAGTTTCTAAGTCTTCAGCTCGATAGACCTTTCCACATTCGGAGCAATGCGTACCGATTTTTGCTTCAAGATTAGTTATCTCTTTGTTTAATTGGGCAATTTTCTCTTTTTCTTTTTCAATATCCTTCTTCACCATCAGACAATGATTTTGTGCTGATATTGCAATTTTTTGCTTTTCTGCACTTTTAGCTTCGAGCGAAGAATATTCGTTAATCTTTTTCTGAATCTCAGCTTTTTTTGCTTCAAGCTTCCCTACAGCTTCTTCAGAAAGAATGTGAGCGCAAATGGCAAGAACTTCAGCTCGAATTTCATGTTGAGATTTTTCGTATTGCTCTTTATCTTTCTCCGCCCTTTCGATAAATGCTTTTCTTTCGAGCGTGACGTTATCAAAGAGTTTTTTAGAATTGTCGATCTCTGAGCTAAGTCCTTCTATCTTCTTCTGAACATCTTCAGTCAGCTTCACACAATCCTGATACTTCGCATGAGCAATTTCGCTTGCTCTCTGAAGTTTGTCAATGCCAGCGGCCTCTTCAATCAGAGTCTTCAAGTTCTTATCAGTCAATGCGGGAAGATCAGGCATCTTTTCCTGCACTGCGTAAATGGACGAAGTAAAGATTTCATAAGAGCAACCGAGCAGATCGTTAACAAGGGCTTGAGTATCTGCCACCGTTGTCTTAGTCAATTCGCAACCTGACCCGACATCAAGACCATCAACAATGATGTGCTGAACTATCAAGTTGTTTCCTATTCTCGAACTCTTTCGTCCTCTTTCAATGTAGTAGCAGTTCAACCCTTCTGTCCAAACTTCTACTCCGACAACACATTCCTTCTTTGCTTTCTTGTTGATAACGGCATCGCCCGAGACACCTCGGCCTGTCACACCGTACAGACACCAGCAAAGCGCATCGACAAGACTGGACTTACCTGCGCCGTTGCTGTTTGCACTTTCGTCGTCTTCGTTTCTTCCTTCTATGAGAGTTAGACCACAATTGTGAAGGTCAACTTCGGCTTCGCCGATAACGAGAAAGTTTTTAATTGATAATTTGCCAAAGTACATGATTTAGCCCTCGATTTGGTTGTAGATTTCGAACGCTTCTTTCTTAACTTTTTCTTTAAATTCGATCGAAGAATCTTTGAGTTTTTCGTCCAAATAGCTCATTAAAGAGGTGCTTAAAGGGTTATGCTCAATGTCTTTTACCGCGGTTTCTCGTTTAACCTCAGCAGTCTTCGCTTTGAGATTGACTAAAGCATTTTTAGCGCCAAGAGTTTCGATCAGTTCGTCGCGAATCTCTTTAGCCGTTTTCAGGTCTTCATCTGTGGTCAATCTCACATAGTTACCTGCGCAGATTTCAGCATATTCTTCTGCTGAATAATCTCGGGCCGTTTGATCGAGGTCAATGAACATCGGAGTTTGGCTCCCAAACCAAGTCCAATTCTCTGCGATAGTATCAAGCAAAATGCTCCCTGATAAAGAATCAACATCCGACCAAGTGTGCTGACATAACGCTCCTACAGAAATCAGTTGCTCGCTGACTACTTTGTGATTGTGATAATGACCAGCGAAGATTTTGCCCTTAAAGCCCGTTGATTCAATGTAATCTTGAGTAATTCCGCCAGCAGGGAGACCCTTAATAACTCCGTCTATCGGAGCGTGAGTAAAAACATATCGAATTCTCGGATTCTCAATCAGCTTTTCAAACTCTTTCTTCCATTGTTCGATGCTTCTCTGCCAAGGGATAAAACCGAGGTTGTTTTGAGCATAAGTCTCCGTAATGACGTCAGCATTACACTGGCTGATAAACATCGAATTACCGTACTCTTCTCCATTAGCGAATGCTAAATCATGGTTGCCCGTAACAAAAAACGCTTGATCGAATTGACTTCTGATTTCCTTCAAACATTCAATAGAGGGAACCAAGACGCTCGTGTCAATCTTTCCTTTAACATGAAAAAGATCACCGCAATGAATTAAGGTGTTGCATCCGAACTTTTTTGCCCTTGCGGTTACCCGTTTCATCTCATTGAGAATGATTTCAAGACGGGAATTTGCGCCCTTTTCATTGATGGTCGAAAACTGCGTCCAGTTGTGCAGATGTGTGTCGCTAATAATGCAGATTCTCATCACCAAGTCCCCCATAAAGGATGAATAGCAATGCCTTTTTCTCTTCTGATGGTTGTTGCTTGTGCGTCGGTTAACCCTCTCTTGCAATAGATGTTGTAGAGATAGTCGCAAGCGTCTTGAGCGCTCTTAGCATCGCCGATTCTTAACCTTTTACCGCACAAAGGAATACCATCAGTGAGATCACCTCTCATACCTTTGTAGATGCACCAAAGGTGCTCGGAAAACAACGCTCTTTCCCTATCTTCTTTTGTTTTTGTAAGCATTCTGTAGAGGTCGTAATAAAACTTTCTGAAGTTTGAGAACGTCGGATAATCAATCTCGATAAACTCGTCATTCCACGGTTGCCAATCTGCCTTTTTTAAAACTTCTAAGTCTCTACTTGAGCGTGTAAGCGCATAATAAAAAAGATAAAACTCCCAAGGTAAACCCCTTGTATATTTCGCATCAATTTCATCTTTAGTTTTTCCGAGAAACCACAACAACCTCACAACGGGAGAAAACTCGGCATCATTAAGACAATTGAAATCAATATACTCGTGCTTGTCTATTGGTATTTTGACTTTTGTTCCTTGCTCTTTATATTTTTCTCTGTTGAAAAAATAATCAGCAACACTCTTAGGTCTAGCTCCCGAAGAACCAACAACATCGTTCTTGTCAAAAGCAAGAATCCTTCCGCCCGTCGGTTGCCATTTGTTTGTCTCTATATCGAACCTCATTAAGTCCGTTTTGCTCAATGCCGTTTCAACTTTGAATTCCAATGTTGGTTCAGATATTGAGCGACTAAAATAGAGACCGCCGTAACAATAGTAAGGACGGTCTCCAAAATGAAGGTCGTACAGAGATTTAGATTTTTCTAACATCTGTTCGACTGAAATCATTTTTACGCCTTTAAAAGATTACTAAGTTCGTCGTAAGCACATTCATCGGTGATCTTTTTAACAAGCTGACTCTTGAAATACTTTTTCTCACCGTACTGAATGTAAGCTCCTGATACTTCGAGTTTTTTGTTCTCGACTAACAGGTCTATTAGAGAGCTTACATAATCGAATTGAGGAACGTTCTCAGCGTTGTAATACATATCCACTGAGCAGACCCCAAACGGCTTTGTAATCTTGTTTTTGCGGGCTTCTATCGTGATTTTCTGACCGAGATACTTCTTGTCTTTATCGACAATCTTTTTCTTGTTCAGAAAGAGACGAACAGAGCTGAAATACTCCATCGCTTTACCGCCAGGAGTGCTTGTCGTCGGGACGTAAGCTCCTGGAACAGTTCTGACCTGATTGAGATAGACGAAAGTAGCGTTCGTTTTCCATGCTTTCTGAGCCATAACCTTGAGCGTGGTAGAAGCAACACGAGCCAATGCTGTTGTGTCGTTCATGTTGTACGCATCAATGTCTTTGGCGGCTGAAGAAGCTGGAACCGCACTAGCAATCGAATCAAAGACCGCCATTATCGGAGCGTCTGCGTCGATAATCGCATTGTCTCTGAGTGTTTCGCACACTTGAATAGCAATCTTATTGCCGTCTTCCCATGTTTCAGGTGTGAAGTAGAAGAAGTAAGGACGTTCAGTGTTAAGACCTAAGTTTCTTGCTAAGTCGATGCTGAAAGCTCGCTCCCAGTCAATGAAAATCGCAACACCGCCAAGAGCTTGTGTTTCGATCATCATCTTGGTTGCCATTAACGTCTTGCCACTCGAACTCTCGCCTACTATTTCAACAATTCGACCATAGGGCAAACCACCGTCATACTTACCGCTGATGACTTTATTCAGTGGTTCATAGCTCGTGTTAATAAACTTGTCGTAACCGATGATTTCAGAATTTGGACCAATCTTTTTGTCCAATAATGCAATTGCGTCTTCTTTATTCAATTTAATTTCCTCTAGAGAACAATGTCTCGAAGATGTCAAAGTGGGCAAGAAACGAATTGAATTCGAGGTTTTCACATAACTTGTAAAACGCATCTCCTTCAAACTTGCCTTTCGACATATAAGTTTTAGAAGTGTCAATTTGCGGGTTCCTTATGTTCATAAGGAGCAAATTTCTCTTGAAGGTCTCTTGTTTCTCCTTTGAGTCAAAAAGTGCTTGTTCGTAACGGTTGCGGGGCTTATTCAAAAGAAAATTATTGAAATTTGAATAATGCAAAGCCATATCAGTCGCTCTTTCTTCGCCAATACCGCCCACACCGTTGATGTTGTCGCTTGTGTCGCCCATCAAGCACTTCTTAAATAAGAACTGCTCGGGAGTGAACACTCCTGTTTTCCCTTGAAAATTAAGATGGTTGATATGAACTCTCGTTTTAGGGTCGAACCATTCGACGCCTTTATCAATCAGCAGTAGCCAATCTTTGTCACTACTCACCAACGTGACTTCTCGATTTCCTCTTTTTGAACACAGTAGTCCAGCAAGATCATCAGCTTCGTAATTGGACGCCCATAAACGAGCGATACCGAGAAAGTGAACCGCTTGATCGATTAAGGGCTTTTGAGCTGTATAAGCGTCAAGCTCGGCTTGCTTAGCGGGCGTCAAGGGCTTTCTGTTGCCCTTGTAAGCGGGATAAAGATTGAATCTAAAATCGGCCCTTCCGTCATCTAAGACAATAAAGTCTCGGTCTTGATATTCCCTCTTGAGAGAGATCAGAGTACGAATAAAACCAAAGACCGCCTGAGTCTGAAAACCTGAGCTTGTCTTAAGAACAGACTGAGCATTGCTTCGTCTGCCAAGATTGTTTTTATCAATGAGTACGAGGTTTCGCATAGTCAAGAAAGGGGGCAAAACGCCCCCTCTTTTCAATTCTTCAGATTACGGAAGATCATCTGAGTCAATAGTTCTCGGCTTAGGGGCGTTCAGATCAGCTAAGAACGAATCCAGATCTTCTGCAATGCTCGGCATTACAGGTTCTGCAACGGGCTGTACAGGTGCAGGTTTGACTTCCTGAGTCGGCACAACAGGCTCCACAATCTTTGTAGTAACCGTCTCTACAACTTCAGCGGGTTTCGGCTGAGCTGAAATCTGATGGGATTCAGGAACGTAGCTCGAAGCAATAGCGTTGACATTGACTCCGAAGCGAGCAAACGTCTGCAATCCTTTACCAACTTCAGCAGGTGTCGTAGAGTGACAGTAAGCATCAAGATCGTGAATCTTCTCTTTTGTACCAGCAGGAATCGGGTAAGTTTCGGGGTTGATAGAGACCACGTAAGTCGTATCAAACCCCTCGCCAGAACGAGTGATAGAGAAGACTTGCGGGTTTGTGTCGTCAAAGAGCTGTTTGCTCCATTTCCCGACCTGCTCAACGAGCTGATCGAAAGCACGACCGCCGATCATCAAAATTTGAGGTTCGTTCGGGGTTTCAGAGTCAAGCGCCAAAACGTTAATGAGATAACGCTGAACGGAGCCGAAGTTGCTAACTAGAGCTTTCTTCTGTTCGTCGGTTGCGCAGTTGCTGACTGCTTCACCTAACGCTTCGCAGATTGGGCACGGTGTGCCAAAAGTCTTGTTGTTGCAGATGACCTTGGCAACAATCTGAGGCTGACCCTTTGCGTTTGCTTTGCTGAGGTCTTTGCACCAGTGTTCGCCATAATCGTGCCAGAAGGTTTCGCGATCAACGGGATTCCATCCTGGCAGAAGAACGAAACGGGATGTACCCTTTTTCGGAGTCAGAACTTTGACATCGTTGCGGGCACGTTCGGCTTTTTTCTTGTTAAGAATGTTTTGAAGTTTGCTTAAGTCCATGATTTCAAATTTTCAATAGTTGGTTAATTAGTTTCTTACTTAATGTTTGATCAAAATGAATTTCGGCTATTTAAAGTTACAGAACCTCCTGCCTGTACGAGACGGGCGTCTAAGAGTTGTTGAATGGTTTTCTTTCGATCAACCAAAGCGCTACAACAGGCCTGAAGTTGATCTCGGATTCTTTGAGCTTCGACAAAGTTGACATAAACATTCAGATAACCTTCGTCGAGTTTGATTTTTGATTCAATCGCCTTGTCAGTCACCCGTTTTCCGCCAATCTCAAGCTCTGATTCAATTTCGGCGTAACGTTTAGCGCAATACATATCAAGTTTGAGCTTGACAAGTGTGAGCTGTCTGTCAGCCAATGCTTTCTGATTGAGGTAGTAGGAAAGAAGGGACGCTTGGTTCAAAGCGCATTCATCAAGATTGACTTCGTTCACTTGAATTTCGTTAGCGAACTTTGTCATGTCGGGTTCGTACTGTAAGGGCATTTTTAACTCTTTAATTAAGTAGTTGATTACTTATTATAATACCACTTCTTTAACTTTATTGAAGGTGGCAACAAGATTAGTCATCTTTTCTTCGTCGAAAAGAATCTGAGCGGGGTTGATACCGCACACGACAGTCATGTTCTTTGCAGGGTCATAAAAAGCCTGACCGTCGGCTTCTGACATTTTCAAGTCAGGAAAGAACTTTCTAACTGTCGTTGAGCCAAGAGCAACAACAACTGCGGGATTGATGACTTGAATCTCTTTTTCAAGAAACTTCGAGCACTTAACAACCTGCTCACTAGTCAAAAACTTTCCTTCTTTCTTCGCTTTAACGAGCGCCGTGTAGTAGCCATTTTTAACTGAAAGTCCAGCAGACATCAGAGCTTTCTGAACAATACCGCCGACTTTGCCAGTCATAAACTTTCCTTTGCCCTCTTCTTCCCAAGAAGGACAATCTCCGACGATCATAAATTTGACTTCACGCGAACCAATGGTCGGATGACAATGAATCTTTTCGCATAAATCACATTGACTGCATTTGCCAATGTCATCAATGATCGAGTTGATGTTGTCTTTCATCACTTTGTTGATGACAACCGTCTTTGGGTTTCTGACTACTTGCAAAATCAAACCGCCCATCAATTCTTTTTGATCTTTAATTCTTGAAGGGTCATCTACAGGCGGAATAGTTGAGTCAAGCTCACAAAAACTACCGACTTTCTCTAAGTTGCCGACTGCACGGGCATTGATGCCAGAACCTTTCTCTGATGCTAGAGCTTTGAATTCATCAATAGAATTGAAAGAACCGCCATTCTTGTCTCTTAACTTCACAATCTTATTTGCGATGTTGGTCGAGATATATTTCACCGACGAGAAGGGAGCCAAAATCCGATGTTCGTCTAACACCTCAAACTGAGCCGAAGAATGATTGATTTGAGGTGGGAGAACTGCAATTCCTGCTTCTTGTGCATCTTTAACAACAGGCTCGAACTTTTCGTCTGAGATGATGGAGAGAGCCGAAGCAAAATACTCAGCGGGATAATGCGTTCTTAAGTAACAAGACCAGTAAGAAATAATGGAGTACTCGACGGAATGTGATTTGTTGAAGCCATAAGAGGCGAACTTTTCAATTTTCTCGAATAACTCCCGAGCTTGTTCTTTAGACATTGCAGAGACTTTAAAGGCGCCCTCAATGAACTTTTCTTTCATTGTTGCCATCTTCTCTAAGTCTTTCTTACCCATCGCCTTTCGGAGATTATCAGCTTCACCCATAGAGAAACCCGCTAAGTCTCTGGCGACCTGCATAACCTGCTCTTGATAAACCATAATCCCACAAGTCTCTTTCAGAGCGTTCTCCATATTCGGATGGTCGTAGAAAACCGATTTGTAACCCTGTTTGATCTTTACGAAGTCATCTAACAGACCCGAGTCCATCGGGCCAGGACGATACAAAGCTGTTGCGGTCGTAATGTCCTCAAAGGTCAACTGACCGCCGAAGGCAAGAGACCTAAGCAACTGCTTCATGCCAGAAGATTCAAACTGAAAGACGCCTGTTGTTTCGCCTCTACCAAACGCTTGCAGGGTTTCTTTATCGTCAAGAGAAATGTCTAAAAGATTGAGCTTTTTGCCGTAACGCTTCTCAATGTATCTCAGACAAATTTGAAGGGTATCAAGCGTTGAAAGACCGAGAATGTCCATCTTGATCAATCCCATGTCTTCAACTATTCGCTTGTCCCAATTAACGACTGAAGAACCCGCTCTTCTTTCGACTACAGCGCGATTAACCAACGGCTCACCAGCAACAATGGTGCCAGCGGCGTGTCTGCCTAAACTTCGCATAACGCCCTCTAACGCTAAAGAATGACGCCACAACTTGGGATTTTCTTTTGCGAAGTAACCAATTTCAGGTACGAGCTTTGCGCTTTCTTCTAAGTTAGAAGAAAAACCGTGTTCCTTCGGAACCATTTTCGAGACTTCTAGCTTGCTCATGGGCAGAGAGAAGATTCTGCCAGCGTCACGAATCGCACTTGCAGAACCCAAAGCTCCGTAGTTAGAGATGCCAGAAACATACTCTTTGCCATAACGGTTTTCAAGATATTCAATTACTTCTTGTCTGCGAGTTGACTGATAGTCCAAGTCGGCATCAGGCAAGTCATGTCGTTCGGGGTTAATGAATCGTTCAAAGAACAAATTAAAGCGAATCGGGTCAACTTCAGTAATCCCCATAAGGTAAGCAACTAAAGAACCACCGACAGAACCACGTCCTGGCCCGACGATAATGCCGTTGTCTTTAGACCATTGCACTAAGTCTTGCACTAGCAAAAAATACCCGCTAAAGCCCATTTTTTGCAAAATAGACAGCTCATATTTGAGTCGATTCATGTACTCAGGGAGTTTTTCTTTGCTCGGCAGGTAACCTAATACGGGCTTTGTAAAGCGCTTTTTCCAGCCCTTTTTGCATTCTTCGACGACAGCAGAAAATTCGTCTTCAGCCATCTTCGGTAAACATGGAGCTTTCTTTTTGAATTCGTAAGAACAATTATCAAAAAGATATTTGGGAGATTTTCCGAAACATTGAAAAACGAATTCTCTAAGTTCGTCAACTGAACCATGTCCTTTGGGCCAATGTTTGTCATACAACTTATCGAAGAAGTTGTTTTTGATGTCTCTCCAAGTGTGATTAAGAGTCAGCCCTTTGATTTTTTGAACCTTTAAGACGGCGCCCTTCTCTGCTGTAATCTGCATATTCTTTGCTACAGCTTGATAGACGTTCAAAGAATCAATGTCTTCGTCTTTCTCATACAGTGCTGGAAGCGTGCAGATCGCTTTGCACTTTTTGTCGTACAAAAACCAAGTGCTGACTGCACGTTCAAACGCTCTTTCATAAAGCGGAGAGTCAATCGCCACAATTTCAATTAAGACATTTTCAATGCCAAACTTTGCAATAAGCGCTGTCAGATGTTCTCTGTACTTATTAGAAGAGAATAAATTGAAAAAGTCGCCAGTTGTGACAACGACATCTTCAAGCTGTAGCACTTCGCTCATTTGAGTTCGAGCGTTGTAATAGAAGTGAGACTCTGTATTTGCAAGCGTTAAGAGCTTGTAGATGGACTTAACGCCTTTATCACTCTTAGCAAAGACCTTCAGCGTGAACATAGGATTGTCTTTCGGAACCTCACCACTGCTTTTTGAAGGAAGTTTGTAAGTCGCATCTTCATAGACAAACAAGGTGACGCCGAAAACCGTCTTCGCAATTCCCTTGAGTTTATTTGACAGAATCGGCATTGCCGAGATCGTCATATCGTCAGTAACTGCGATAGCATCGAAACCAGCCTCTTTTACGCCAGCAACAATTTTGTCAACGGTTAGAAGCGACTTTCCGATTGAAAAGTCACTCTTTATTCCTAACCTGTAATTCATATCTGTGTTCTCCTGTTACGATCTTCATTGCTTTTAATGCGCCTAAAGCGTTGCAGTATTTGGTTTTGAATGAAGAGTCCGTTAGCTTTGAGTTGTATTGTTTGAGTTTTGTTTTCAGCATCTCGGGAGAATTGAACCCATGCTGAATGAGAATCGCCATTTGAAATAAGAAGCCCAAGGTTGGAACTTTCTTAGCGTTCTCCTTGTTGATCAGATCGTCGCCAGTTCTTAAGTTTTCCGACAAGAGCTTTGTTACCCATGCTTTTTGAGTTTTATTAAGTCCAAGCAGGTACTTCTTATCTTCAGCCGAAAGAGACTCTGAGAGCTTAGTGTCAAACGCCATTTTGACCTTCTTAATCGGCTGATATTTGTAGTTGATCGGCAGGTCTGCGACTGTAGGGAAATTCTTTTTTAGCTCAAGGTGTTTCTTGAGAATCGGCCTAATGTCAATCGCCTTTTCGATCTTGCAAGCGGTTTTAATTACTTCGTCGGAGCATTCGTCGAAACTTTCACACTTCTGACAACATTCCGACTCGAAGTTAAATGCTGAAATAAGTCCGAAACAATTCCTCATTTTGCTTCCCCGCTTCCAAAAATTCGTTGTGCGTACTGCAAGCAGACTTCTTCATCGACGCTTGATAACTTGTTAGTGAAAGCAAGTTTTAAGCCTTGAGTGAGGTCTCCGATAAGAATTCCGATCTTCCCAGCGTTAATCAGCGCACGAGGTGAAATCGTGTCGTTGATCTTTCCTTCGCCATACGCTTTTCTGACCGCTTGAGCAAATTCAACTAAAAGTTTCGCCTCTGTTTCTCTAATGCCAGTCTTCTTGGTAAGAATTTCGATTTCTTTCTCTTTCGGCAAATATTCTTTGTGTACAACAATGCCGAAACGGTCATAGTTTGCGGAGTTCTGCGTCAAAGTGCCTGCATAACTTCCAGTTTCGTCGCCCGTGCCGTTGGTGTTGCCCGTAGCGAAAAATCTGAAGTTTTTATGAGGCTTGATAATTCGATACTCTTCGGGAGCATCTTTAATAACCAGCGGTTTCCCTTCGAGCACTGATTGATAGACAGACAAAACGTGAGGTGGAGTGAAGTCATATTCATCGGCGCAATATACCCAGCCATAAAGCATTGCTTCAGACAGCGCTCCGAGCTGATAGACCGTTTCCCCGTTCTTGACAATCCATTGACCGACGATATGAGCTTCTTCAGTGTTTGCAGTGTGCTGAATACGCATGAACGAACGGTTTGTGCGAGCGCAAATTTGCTCAATGCCTTCGGTTTTGCCACAACCTTTATGACCCCAAACTAAACACGGCGTATTCAATTCAAGTGCCATTAGCTGATACTTCAGCTCTTTGATGTCATAGACGTAATTATTAGAGACTTCGGGAACCAGTGATTTTGTTTTCGGATTGTCAGAGTCATTAAGAACAGTGATTGCGATCTCTTCTCCTAGTTTATTTTTGCAGATGTCGCTCGGCAGGCCGAACACTTTGCTGATAACTTCCTTATTACTGTCTTTGTCGGCAGTTACAACGTGCTTTTTTGCTTCTTCTTTCTGAGCTTGAGCTTTAGCCTTGTCAGCTAATTTTTGCCGAAACTCTGCGACTTTTAACTTTCCCCAAGCACTTAGAATCGGAGCTTCTGGATAAAGTCTTTGGTAATCAGCGATTGTTACGTCGGGATGAAATTCCTTTAGGTGGGCCGAGACGCTATGTACTCTGCTCCCGCATAGCGCACATGAGATAAATTCTTTTCTGATCTCTTCTGACATATTTTGTTACTTGTAAGTAGTTGATTACTTATTATTTTAGCTAATTAAAAACTTCTTGAGTTGCGTTAAAGTTTCTTTGCCTAAGTCTTCGAGGTCATCGATGGTTGACCAGTGGGGGTAAAAATTAGAGACGACATCAGAACGAATACCAATGGCATAAAGATCGACTTTAGCTTTCTTCACTTGTTCCACTGCAAAGTGAAGATGCTTTTTTTGCCAGCGATTGTAGTAAGTTGCATACTCGGGACGACCATCGGAGAAAACAAAGAGAATCTTTCTATGCTGAGGTTGAGCCATCAATCTTTTCGCCGCGATTAAAAGACACTCTCCATCGACATTGTTGCGCATCACATTATCTTCTTGTGAAAAATAACTGAGCGTCTGAGCTGTCGATGTTGTGAACCTGTCGCCAAATTTTTTGAAAATCGGCATATAAAGCGGTTCACTTCTTGTATAAGACGGCCGACCATTAAACGCTACATCTTCCGCATCTTGCAAAGCGTCAAAATACTCGTCTCTCGGTTCGTTTTTGGTCGTAAATCCCAAAATTTCAAAGTTAATGCCGATTTTTGTCAGTGCCGTACCAAAGATGTAAGCGGACATACAAGCGTATCTTGCTTTTTCGTAGTACATCGAGCCTGACAAGTCAATTAACAGACTGACCGCAACGTCCTTTGTTTTTCTCTCAGTCTTCTTTCTGAAGATTCTGTCGTCGCCAGTGATAAGACGGCTTAAGCCTGCCCCGTACAACGCTCCTTTTCTATGACCATATTCCCAACTGCTAACAGATATAGCGGTCATGTAACGTTCGAGTTGCTTTTGAATGACGGAGGAATACTGAGCGGAATCCTCCACAAAACTTGTGTAGTCTTTGAAATTCTTTTCTAAGTAACGCTTAACACAGAAGTCTTGACTAGAGACTGGCATGATTTCATCGTATTTTGTCGTAAGCGGTCTATAGACGTTTGGGTCGCTCTTGTCTCCGTTCTCTTCGTCAATGATGTCCTTGATTGCGTCTCGAACGAGAGTTCCAAAGTCTTCGCCGATGTTGACCTCAGACTTCAGCTTATCTAGCTCTTCTTCGTCTTTCTCTTCTTCGTCACCTTTGCCGTCTTTTTCATCTTCTTTTTTGTCTTCTCCCTCCCCTTCTTTTTTATCCTCTTTTTCTTTAGAGGGGGCTTCTTCATCTTCTTTGTCTTTACCGTCGCCCTCATCCTTTTTGTTTTCGCCTTTGTCTGTCTTGTCTTTATCCTTTTCTTCCGAACCGCCTTCAGATTTGTCGTCTTTTTCGTCCTTCTTGTCAGAACCTTTTTTGGACTTTGAAGTCTTAACTTTTGTTCTTGACTTCCCGCCAGAACCTTTTGAACTACTCTCGCCAGACTCTTCGCCCTCGCTCGGCATTGCCATTTTCTTCAATTCGTCTTCATTCTCCTTGAGGTACGCTTCGATAATGTCGAGCAATTCTTTTGTGCTTTTGGCCTTGCTCATGCGTTCATAGAGATTCTTGACTGCTTTGTCATAGACTTGACAGAGCTTTAGATAACTCGGTCTTTTGTTGAAAAACTCAGTCGCATAATCAGCGCCGACAAGGTATCTGGCATAGAAGATCATCGTTCTGTTAACGATGTCTTCCTTCGATGTCGTTTCATCAAACTTAGAGATGTGTTTGTCAACAATCATCTGAAGAACGTCTCTCAGATTCTCTTTAGACCCCTTGTAACGTTCCTTCATCAACTCTTCAATTCGAGCGTCTTCAGCGATGTTAAACAGCAACGTTGCTTTCTGAGCAACTTCCTTGCCATACTTTTTCTCGATCTTGTCGATTCTCTTAGAAAACTCCTCACCGTCTGTGTACAGCACATGAGCGGACTCGTGATCTAAGAACCCTCGAATGTACTTGCGCATCTCGTCGTTAAAGTTTTCCGACAGCATAGGTAAAGTGATGACAGTCGGTTTGCCTTTTTTGTCGTAAGCGGTAAACGCTTGCGTTCCCGCAAAGGTAACTCCGACGTTTTTCTCTGAAATCATTTGCCCAACAACTTCCGTTGAGTGCATGAAATCGTAGTTATTTAGTAGCATAGACACAGACTTTTCCTCAATTTAAGTAACCGCTAACTGCGTTATTTTAAATTGCAAATAAGTAGGCACCTACTTGTTTATTTCTTCATCTTTTGTGATTTTAATTTCTGTCACTTCTCCACACTTAGAATGAATTATAAGTGAGACTGCGCCAGTTGATGTCGTAACTAATTCTGCCATTTGTCCGTCGGCTAAAACTTCGGTAACTGATTCTGTCTCAGATTGATAAATATCATAAAGCTCGGATAAATCGATATTTTTTACTTCTAATGTGATGATTTTCGCGCGTACCTTCATGTGTCACCTATAAAATCGTTCAATATTTTTTTTGAAAAAGTATTACTAAATCATAACACTGCTAAGCCGTCTTTAGACCAACTTTGGGCAATTAAACTCTAATGAGTTTTGCTAATTCTGACACAATATTTATATGTAGTCGATTACATATTTTTACGAGGGATTATTCAAAATAATCTGTGTGATCAATTACTTAGAGCGTTGTGCTAAAATTGTTTTACGTTTTATTTTTCCACAGATGCAAAATGAAAAAAGTTACTCTTGAGGTTCCTTCTAATCCTAGTGCGAGATGGATAGAGAACGCATCGGTTTCAGAATATGTTGCGCATTTGCTGTATAAGAACGGATTAACAGGCGCAGATGTCAGCTTGGGTCTGGGATATAAATCGCCGAACATTTTATCCACGATCCTTTCTGGACGTATGAGATTGCCGATTGGGAGAATCTTTGATTTTGCCAAGGCATTACACGCAGACCCTTATATCCTGAGAGAAAAAGTTTTCAAAGAAGCGTTTCCTCAGTATTTTGCCGAAGAACAACGGTACCTTTACACAAAACGCATTTATCCGCTTCCAAGACAGATTATGGAATTAGCGAAAGAAAGCGGATTAACTTACGGTACGTTGAATGAAAAAGAAACTGAAATTCTTAAAGAAGCCTTTGAAAAGATCAAAACTCTTCAAAGAGAAAAAGCTGAGTAAACGGTCAAAACTCTCTCTTCAATGCCCTCAAATTGTTATACTTTTTGAGGGTATTTTTATGTTCAACATTGCCACGAAATGCAACGAAAACTGCCACGAAATATCGTGGCAATAAACCGTTAACATTGATGGCTAACTTTTATAGGCGTGTTAAGACAATTCCCACGAAGCCTCTGATGCACAAGGGTTCTGAAGATTAAAGAATGTTTTGTTATTTGAATTTTATTTATAAAAAAAAGAGGTTGCACTTTCAACTCAACCTCAAATCCCAAGGAGAAGTGACAACATTCAATTGCCACAACTGCATATTAGCATAATCCACTAGGTAAAAACCCTCCTGTCCGAATATGCATCCTATTTTAGGGTGAACTCCCCCCACGCTAACGCATGGGGCTTCCGTTGTTGTCAACGGTTTCTTTCTTCCTGCTTCTCAGAGTCTCCTGAGCACTGCTCCGAGTCCTCTCCACAGGCTCACATCTGCTTTAGCAGACGGGGCAGTTCCTGCCTAGGCTGAAGCACAAGCCGGCTTGTGCCTTAACCTCATTGTTCTTCTAACCTCCTTCGGCTTTATCCCTTCCGAATGGAATAACTCCACGGCCTTTGCGTTAATGACCTCGGCCGCATTCCTGTCGCATTTTGAGTAAAACCGCAGTGTGTACAACGAAACAGCGCTTGACTCTTTCGATTAGTTTTTGCTTGACAGCCGCACCGGCTGCAAGTCTGCGAGGTGTAAGGGGCCGGGACTTTGATAATCAACTTTCCAGCTCGCTGTGCTTTATATTCGATAAATCTCTCTGTTAAACCCCACGCTTTTTCCAAGATTGCCTTATTCAGACCGGCCTTCGCATTAGCTCCGTTCGGCAGAAATTCTTCGTCTTCAAATTTCTTTGGCTCAGGCCTTGCGGTCATGGACTTTATCTTTAGATCCTCTATTCCGATGATCTCGACAGATTCATTGCCGACTATCGCGTGACTGGTCTTATGGGCAAAATCTCGTCTAACGTAAGCAGCATACCGGCTGCAGCGACGGGCCTTCTCTTTAGCTTTCTTCCAGTTGCTGCTTCCTTTGATGCGTCTGGCCATCATCCGTTGGTAATGCTTCTTTCTTCGCTCCGACGCTTTAAGGCGGTCCTTTTGAGTCTGAGAGTAATCAAAGCGTCTTCCGTCGCTGAGCTGAAAAGGAGTGACTACACCTCGATCAATTCCGACGCTTATATTCAGCAGCTCGTCCTTTCCGTATTGACTTAGCCGCGCAATCTTTTCCGCTTTAGTTTCCGGATACTGTTGGAACTCTTCCTCACAGGAGAACGAAATAAAGATTTCGGTCCCGGAGCTTTTCAGGTGAACCGATACTGGTTCAGTGAAAGGCCGATGTGCCTTGAAAAGGAACCTGCCTCCGGAAATCGTTTTGGTCCCCACAGATAGCCCATACCAATTTTTGGACACTTGTTTAATGGAAAACAATTCCTGCGTGAGCCAAAGTGAACGGTCTGCCCCTTTAACCCTTTTCGGGATTGGCTGTCGAGTAATACCGGCAAAGTAATTGCTCCACGCTTTCTTATGCAAAACTGCCCCGTTCCGGAAGATCTGGCTCGGAACTTTGTGCATCCAGGCATATGCCCCGTCTTCCCGATTGATAAGGTGAGAATATTTCTGATCTATAGGAGGAAGCTTTCCGCCGAATTTCCGAAAAAAGCCAAGAAAGTACATTCGCTCTTGAACCAGAGCGTTGTAAATGAGCATTTGCGCGGCGGACCATGTAAAGAACATTTCTCTCGATTCTTTACCGAGTGCCTTAACTCTATATTTCCTCCCGGTGATCATAAGAGTGATTATAAAGAACTACTCCGGCTCTTTAGTCTGCTCGACCCGCCGACCAGGCCCAACGCGCAATATTAATAAAAAAATCGAATAGAACCCTCATAAATTTCTAATAAT